GCTTACTTGCAGCACAATTCCACGGTGCGAATGATCGTGAATACTGTGTACCAAATCGCCAATTTTCATTTGTCGCTCTTCTTTTTGCCGATAATATCAAAATCGAAACACTCCATGCAAATTCTATCTTCAGTAGCCTTGCGCCTACAGAGATCAATAATCTGTCTTCTATGGTGCTTAATCATATTATAGTGTGCTTCTATGCATTCGTCAATCAGTTTCTCCATGTCTGGGCTCATTTTTGACATCCTCCTGACATACCACCACGGCATCCTGCTCTTCATGCAACTTTACGACGTAAAATACTTTACCTTCATAAATTTCACACGGAAAAGCAGCGACAGGCATGACAGCCATCGCAGGGCCGCCGTTGGTGGCAGGGTTAGTGTTGATTTCAACACTGGCAAACTGTTTATCAAATGAGTCAACCATGCCCACAAGAATAAACGTAGTTAAAATTTTCATGCTGTCTCCAAAACTTTAAGTGAAAAGAAATTGTGATGATTAATTCTACCACAAAACCATCGAACCCATATGGCAGTGCCGTCAACAAGCTCAACGGTGCCTACAGATCCATCGGTTTGATTTTGAACAAGGTCGCCTAAGTTGAAATCCATTTTTCTTCCTCCATGCTTATAATATAGTACCATATGGGTAAAAAATCAAGTCAAGAAAATGTAAAGAGCAATTTATTTACTTCCTCTCTCCCATTTCTTGTTCTAAAATTCTTAAAAACCTTTGAACATCTTCGTGATGTTCCTCGTCGAATTCATGCCCCTCCAAGCTCTTGACAAATTCAGACAGCAACATTTCATAATCAAAAATGTGATCGCGAGCATCTGATAAGAGGGCCTGTAGGTTTTTACACTTAGTGATCCAAAAGTTTAATTCATCATAGTAATTTTCTTTTGAACTGCTTTTGTTGCCTGCTCGGCGCGGATCATATCCATCGTGATAACTCATCTTGTTCTCCAGTAGTAAATTGCGGCGTTGACAAGGGGTCTCCTTGCCCATGATTTCCGAAGTGCCGTATCCTCCGTAGTGATTCCAATGTTTGCAACCATTAATTTCCCTTGCATGCAGGGTCAGCATCACACATGCTGATATGGTAGGGGCGACGGGACTTGAACCCGCATGCACCAGTTACTCCACAATGCACCGCTTATAAGACGGCGGAGATACACCCCCATTCGGGGGTTGATTATGCATCAGGATAAAGTGAGTCGTCACGTGAAAATTGCATGATCTTGTATTTGATAATCTCAATTTCATCGCTATCCCATTTGACGTAACGATACGAATTGGTGCGTCCCTTGTTCTTGTTCTTGAATACCTCGTTCCACTTTGCCATGAGTGCAGCCGCACCATAAGTGGCATAGTTATTTGAAGAATCAAAGAACAGCTCAGTTGACCAGTTCTTTAACTTGCTTAACTGAGGCGAGCTACCGCGTATGAGCGCCATAAATTCCTTCAGTCGAGCTAGTCCTTCCTCGCCGTTAGGTATTCGATTTTTGCTAACGTGAATAAAGGCTGTGATTGCTTCAAGAGCAGAGACAGGAATCTCGTCGATACCCTGAAAGGTAGCCTTAATCAAGTCAATTGCGGTCGAAATGTTCGGCGCAGACTTTTTGCCCCATGCAACGTCTTTGTGATCTCCACCGACAGTGCGAATAACGCGCTGTAGTGTTGATATTCCTTCGACAAGTGGTGTTTCGGCGCTCTTGTTGAGATGATCCAAACAGAATCCGCTTGAGTTGGCGATGCTCCACGTGTCGCAAGCCATCTTGTGACGCGAGTGCTTGTTGTCAAGTAGCTGCTGAAGGAACTTGTCGTATGATGAGATGGCAGCGTTGAACTTATCTTGGGCGTTGAATAGCTTACGACTCTCATCAACACTCTTCACAATCCTGATAGATGCTGGAACCATGAACACGTTGTTCAAAAAAGCTGCGGTGGCTCGACCACCACCATCACGAATAATGAAAACATCCTCATCTAAGATGTAATCAATATCGAGTGGTTGGAACTGCATCGGATCGAATTTCTTAGCGATCCCAATGATCTTGCGCTTGCGAGTGCGATCGGTCAGGCAGTTGCGCTGGCCCCAGTCCTCTCTAATCTCTGCTTTTCGTATGTCAAAGAGAGTTGGTACATAACTGGCATGGTATATGCCACCAAATGATGGTACAGCGGTTGGGCCTTTCTTGGCCTTCCATTCGTTAAATTCGTCAACAACATCTTGATGGTCCTTGATGTTCTGATCGACGGTATAGCGAACTCGCTTTTTAGCGGTCGCTTGCTTGTATTGTTTTGTCACTGCGGACGTATATTGTGGTTTAAGTCTAGACATTATATTCTCCTATTAATTTAATTTATATAAATTTGACTTGCGTACGAAACTATATCGTACTCAACTAGTATAACAAAATGCAAGATTTTGTCAAGCAGATAGTATCATTTTTTTACAATTTGAAAATCAAATACCCAAACGAAAGGCTTGTCTCCCCTCTTATAAGGTACGCCATGCTTGATTAATTTATCAACATCTTTTTTGTGAATCACTTGGGCATCCCAGCCATCAGCACCCCAAAAATCTTTTGGCTTTAATACTCGCTTAATAAGTTTAACGCGAACATACTCACTATCAGCCAATGCAAATGAGCGTACCGAAATAATATCGCCGGGTTTGTTTTTCATAATAAATGGTGGGCTCTCTCGGGCTTGAACCGAGGACCATCCGGTTATGAGCCGGGTGCTCTGACCAACTGAGCTAAGAGCCCTATGTTTCCTCTTTTCCGATAAACATTGAAAATTCATCGTCTTGGATTGTATTTAGAACATTAATTAATGTATCAAGTTGCAAGTCGCTTGGCAACTGAATAATCAAATCAAGTTCAAGTTTTCTCTTATCTTTGATGTGCGTAGAGATTGAAATAATTTTAACCTTCTTTGATTCCAGAATGGTTCGCAAATCATTGAGAATACGAGGGCGATCGTTTAACCGCACCTTCAACTCTCTCACTCTTTTAGGCTTAAAGAGCCAACGAACGGGTCGGCTAATAACTTCCAATGCGAACAGAACAAATCCTGTAATTATCGTTGCGGCCGCGTGATAGCCTGCGCCGCATGCGATGCCAATAATGGCTGTTGTCCACAGTGATGAAGCAGTGGTGATTCCTTTGACGTTAACGCCAAAACGCATAATTGCTCCAGCGCCCAAAAAACCAACACCGCTCACGACTTGTGCAACAATTCGTGCCGGATCGCTCTGAAATTGTGGCGATGAAAAGTCGTGGGAGAACGATATTGATAGCGCCGATGCAAGGCACGCACCCATACCAAGAATAATATGAGTGCGAAGACCTGCGGGCTGGCTGTGAATTTCCCGCTCAATCCCAACCGCTGCGCTCAATCCGAGCGCAACCAACGCATTAACTCCAAATGCAGCCGTGTCAATCATTCATCCCCACGTCGGAATCGATCACGAGGATTTTCAAAACCCCGCAACCATTCAAATACTTTTATGGCCCACTGTTTAAGTTTGCTCATTTCTTCTCCTTTTAAGATGGTGGGTCAACTGGGATTCGAACCCAGAGCCTACGGGTTAAAAGCCCGGTGCTCTACCATTGAGCTATTGACCCGCAAATGGTAGCTGAAGCGGGACTCGAACCCGCAAGCCCCATGGGCGTCAGATTTTAAGTCTGATGTGTATACCAATTCCACCATTCAGCCATTCATATAATATAGCACCGGAATCTAGACAAGTCAAGTAAAAAGTGCAGAGAGAGTCTCAAGATTCGCTTAAAATTTCAAAACCGTCTTGTATTTGATGGAGGACATGCAGTTGACCACAACTTAACATTGAGACAATGACAGAGCAGGGATCTTGAGATGATATATCGAGAACAATTCCATACTCATAGACAGGGTTGTAGGGTTTTACGTTAGAACTACACGTACCTGCCAAAAAAGATGTGTATTCGACTATCCACCTGATTAAATCGCCGACCTTTGGTTGCTTTTGGTACACATAGTAATTATTCTATTTCTGTTTTTATCAACAAAGTTCTGAATAATTGGATCTCGCTTTCACTAAATTCTGACGAGCTAGGGTTGAAATTGCTTTGTAAGTCTTGTAAGAATTCAACAAGATATTCCCTCTGGATGTTTAATTCTTGGAGTTCTTTGCGGAGTTGAATTTCGCGCTGATCGATATTTTGTAATTGAATCGTGCAAAATAACTTAAATTGATCAAATTTGCTCATTGCTCCATCGACATCATTTTATCGTACGACTTTGTTTTTAGATCAGACAATCTCTGAAGGTAGTCTGTGCGCCTCAGAACCTTGAAGGCTACGTTTTCTATTGAATACTGACCCTGTGAAGTTTTCAATCCGCTAGCGCGCATGTTTCTGATCTTCTCTTTCAGTCGGTCTGACATTTCGTATGCTTTTTTGGGATCTTCCTCCATCTCATCTTCGGCAAATTCGATCTGCGTCATTATCGATGCTGCTTTTTTCTTAACATTTCCCTCGTCAATTTCAAAAATCTGTTCGCTAGGGCCGGGCTCAATCGTCCACTTGTCGTTGGTGACCGAATAGATGCCGGTTGAGATATGATCTTCATCATCATCTTCAACATATATTTCAACTTCATATTGATCAATCATAATCTCATGCGAGTAGTTCCAATTAACTCTTTTAGCGTCAAAGAAGCCCTTCACGATTTCAGTGTTATCATCAATTGTCGCAAAGTCAACAACAATGTGTAAATCAACATCAGAATATTTTGACCAGTTATAGTTGGCTAATGAGCCAGTTAGTCTCACATCGATTATATTTATTCCCATTTCAAGGCTATCAATAAAGTCTTGTGCTATCTGTAAGAGCCTTTCCCTAACTTCAGGGAGTAGCTTTTTATTATCCCACAGAGATGGCGCCAGTTCGTCCTGCGTGTCAAATCCGTCGACGGTCACGTCTTCAGGCGCAACTTCCTCAAGCGCCCCAAAACCGCCGGGCGCGCTCTTAGATCTACTTGTGCTAGCTCGCTTTGTAAAAGGTGGGGTATTTTTTTGTTTACCACCAGATACATACATGGCTTTCTTTTTTTTATGTCCCTTTCTCACCCTCTTTTGATATTTGGATATTTCATCAATTGTTGTTAAGAAATCATCCCATATGACATCGTTCATATTCTAACCTCTGTAGTAATTAGTTGGTTGGATATGTAATTTGCTCGCCATCTTCAAATGTGAATATTGTTTTATTATCGGGATGGGGGAGGACGTGAACTTTCAGGAAATCACCGAGAGAATCAAAAATTGCAATACCTCCTCTCGGTGGTGGATATAGCCAGTGAATGATACAGTGACCTGAAGCCAATTCAACTCCTTCGATTACCACGCCCTCACCGGACACACCCGTCTCGTCGCTTTGGCGACACACGGTAAATGTACGAATGCCGCGCGGGGCCAATTTTGGTGGTGGTTTTGGCTTAAGTTCGGCAGCTTCGGGCGAATCTTCCTCTGTTGTTTTTGGATCATTGTTTTCCATTTATTGTTCTCCATTTGATAGAGCTTAAAGCCTACCAAGTATATAGTATAACCAATGTCTAATTGGTTGTCAAGTGATTATTCGATAGAGGCGAAGTCAATCTCGGCAATAGGTGCAACATAAACAATACTATCGATAAGGCCGTAATTGTCACCACTATATGAAATCTGGATGGCGCTTAAAACACCTATCAGTTCTCCATCCAAGTTAAATATGCCAGAGCCCGATGCCCCATTCCATGCGTATGATTGAAGCAAAAACTTATCATAAACATAGCCTGATATGTGGCCCTTGATTGTTAATAGGGCCGAATCATTTGGATATCCAGAATAATAAACCCTCTCTCCGATAGAATAGTCTTTTGATAAATTAAGATTAGGATTGAGTTTGATGGGGATTTTTGTAAGCAATTTATCCTCAAGCTGAATCAACATAACATCCATATCCGGGTCGACATAAACGAACCCGGCACAGGGCGCGGTTTCCTCCGAGGCGGCAATAAACATCATTGTATCGCAATCGTTACCGACATGCGCTGCTGTTAAGATGTAGGGCTTGTCTTTATAGGTCACATATGTTCCGGTAGCAATTGCCGGGGAGAAAAACGGTGGCGCATCAAAACTAATCATAGAGAATATTTTAACTGTTGAATTTCTAGACTTAAAGATTGTTTTTCTTTCTCGATTGGGCAGGTTGCTTGAAATGTTTTCATGTGATTGTTCGCCAAAAGATATATTTGGAAAGTAGCTTCTCTCAAGTTTACTTTGTATAAAGAGGGAGATAGAAAACATTATGATCGCGAATACCGCAATTATTGACAAACGTAAGTGTTTCTTGAAATCAATAATACGTCGCAAACTAAATGCCTCCTTAAACTTGATGCTGATACATAAATATTGTAGGCAGCTCTCTCAGTCCTAAATCTTTAGCGGCAAAGACAATATCAATGCCGCCTGTAATTTTTGCTCTCCCGTTTTTTCCTATTGCCACCACAATTGGATTATAAGTGCCGTGATTGATTATGTTCTTTTTAACACTATCGAATTCCCTTGTGGTGTTTCGATAAAATGGTGAAGTAATAAGCCCCCACAACTCCTCGACATTCACCATTGTGTGATATGACATTTCATTATTGTCAGTGGGTATATCGTAGACCCTCTCGCCGCTGCTTACCCACGCATCTATCAAGTCTTGGATTGAGGGTGTTGGTGTGGGAACAAACGGGCCTTGACGCGGCGCATTGGCCGCACCAGCAGTCATCCCCCCAAATCCAGCAACTTCGCTAAGTTCCTTGGATACCAGTTCGGCTTTGCCCATGCCTCCGGGGACAATCTTGAATCCCTTTATTTTTAACAATGATGGCAAAAGCACCAATTTCATGTAATCATCGCGGGATTGGCGACCCAACAATTCGAATTTAATTTTTAATGTCGAGTACCAATTTTGTGCGTCTTCACGGAAAGTTACCCCACTAACAACAGTGACGCCATCGATTCCACGAATTTCCGTTTCAGTCTCGCCGCGCTGGCCGCCACGCTGTTTTGACATGGAGCATTTAATTAGTATCTGGTAAATTCTCAAATCGTATGAAGGATCTCTTTCGTTAATAATGCTCAGGGCTTCTTCAATTAATCTGTCGCGCTCTGAGTCGCTGTTCCATGTTTTTTTGTTTTCCTGCGCTGGTCTTGGGGCGCCCATTGTGCCGGTGGCCGATGGCGCTTGGTTTCTCGTGACCATGTTAACAGGCTGCCCACCCATCTTTGCTACTTGGTGGGGTACAAGCTCGCCAAACATAACGGGCGCACCGGTGTTTCTGTCAATCTCTCCCATCTCCGAATAAGAGCGGAAGTTGTTTTGTAGCATGGGAATAATAAACTTGGTTGCCATGATGTATCTTTCGGCTTCGCCCATATCCGCATAATTATCTTCAAACCATGTAATGATAGCATATACTTTCCTTGCTATCTCTGCGGTAGAGCCATATCCCTCTTCGTCTCCATATTGATCCAGTACGTCGCCGTATATCTTTTTGGCATTGTTGATCTGGATTTGAAGCTGATAGTTATCCATTATTTTATCTCTGCGTTTGTTAATCTTCTCGCTATGACCTTCAAGAGCCATGCCGATAATCTTGTCAGCAGCAGCAGTCACAAGTTCTTCGTTCTCGTTCAAGAACGCTGCAATCTCTTGGATAATCTCAAACTCTTCTGGGGGTGATTGAGGGTTGACACGCATGCGATACAGCCACTTGATTTTTATAAGAGGATATCTTTCCCGATTGCCGTCTGGGCGGTAGTTTACATCTTGGAACACAACGAAGTCAGTGTCGTCTGCTAAGACCATCGTCGGATCAGCGCCAGCATGCTTATCACCGAAGTCAAGTTTCTGTTGTCCGGGCGCGCTAGCCTTAGACTTTAAGTGGGTTGTGATGTTTTTGGATAGCTCTCTCGCGAATTGAATTGAGTAGTCGTTTGTTCCTCGCATGTTGGCAAAACTAAACGCCGGCCCATAACCAAATATTTCACGGAACACCGCATCAGGGTTCACGCCCATACGATTACCTGTTCCTGTTCCGTACATCTGTGCTCTCGCGGAGTCAAACTTGCCTGTATATGTGTGAAGCGGCTGTCCGTCGTCTGCGGTCCAGTCGAATTCTAGGCCGCCTTTGTCCTGCTTGACGTGCCACTTGTCAAGGTTTGTGAGCTTCATCAACTCTTCTCGGGAGCGGTCGTAGGCGCTCTTCGCCGTGTAGCCGCCAGCAGCAAGGTTCTGTCTGATGCTTTCCTTGTATGCCGGGGCCTCATCTTCTTCAAATTCCAGCATGTTGTTGACAAAGACGGCAAACTCTATCACCTCGCCATCTTCGTCGACTGAAAATGTTTCATTGCTAAACAGTGTAATGACCAAGTGGACCGTAGGGTCGGGATTTGGATCGAACTCCTCGTCTTCTGGTTGAGCACCCACGAGTTTTCTTAGGCTGACGTCCCAGTCACCATCATCACCCGGCATCTCATAAATCATGTCATCAATACCAAGTTCGTCGATCAACTCACGCAGTCCGCTGTAACTCCGTGGAATGTCCTCAAACTCGGCACCATCCGGGGTGTAGCCCGTGTCCGTTGCGCTGTAATCTGGCCAACCAAGATCGATCTCAAAGCTGTATTCTGCGCTGGCGTAGCAGTAAATATCATTCATTTCTTCTTCAAGACTGTAACCAACACTTCCGTGTTGAAGCTCGTCTTGGTTGTCGTTGTATCGTTCCACTTGACCTTGACAGTACTCTTCTGCTTTCTCTAAGCGGTCTTCAATAGAGCCGTGAAAGTTTGCATTGGTTTCTTGGCTGAGATACTCAATCATCTCTTGTATGCCTTCCTGATCGCCTGAGTGCTCGCCTGTCTCTTCTACATTCTCGACACGCATGTTGTCGATGAACCATGCGATGTGATCCCAAACGTCTTCGGGCGGTGCGTCGTTTTGTCGACCCTTGATTTGATAGATCGTGTTCTCATAATCGCTGTAAGTCATTGTAACATAAGATGATGACTCACGTCGCTTGCCTTGCTTCTTGCGGAGAGATACTAGTGTGCCGCGACTGTCAGATCCGCAGTGTCCCATGCGGCTTGCTTCAACATCGCAGGATGACACATTTAGGTTGTACCAGTAAGAGCCGTCATCAAATGTGTGGATAATGAACTCTGGGTCTTCTTTGTTCGCAAGATATTCAAGTGCCTTGTTTTGAGCGTCCTGAATACTGTATTCATCTTTGATAAGTTCGTAGTTGGTCGGGTCATCATTGAGAAAGCTAACAAGCTCAGAGTATTGATTCAACCAGTAGTGGAAGTTCTTACCGGCGAGGCTGCGTAGGTACTCTTTGAAGCTCTCCACCTTCTCGCTTGGAAGGCCGGCCTTGCTCAACGCCTTGACTGCCTTCATAAATGCCTTGCGCCATGTACCTTGGGGCTTGCCCAGTGCGTTACGGATGTTCGCGATGACAAAGGCCACTCTCTTATTTTGTTCCATCCTTTCTTCGTCGTAAAAGTCGCGAGGCTGATTAGATCCTTGATTTAAATCATAAGGCGCCACTACCCGAGCAACTGGATCTCTTGTATATAAGTTTGTGCCGTGCTCATAAGAATTGTTAGTTATAACGTAGTTTCTAAACACATCATCAATAAGAAACTGAGCCACCTCCCATTGAAGGTTGTCTACCATGGTAGCATCAGCCATTCCACCGCGGGACTTCTTCCAATTATTCGCGATATACATGCGAGCCTTCTCAGATGTGTCCGGCATCGCGTCTTCTAAGTAGTCGATGACAAATTCGGGGAGGCCTATGTCTCGCAGGCCTTCTGTTAAAACTTCTTCATGTAAATAATTAAACCAACTCGCGGTTGAAATATCCATTAATAATCTCCATACAGTAAATAGTCATTTTTACGACTATCTACGCAAATTGCCCACTCTTTAGTAATTCAGACGTTTCCGCCCACCCATCGACCTCGATAGCTTGTCCATTGGCGCTTTGCTCAAGGGCAACCGCGAGCGGGTAATCATTGCCGGGAAATGGAATTCGATCACCAAAAAATATAATCTTATTTTGCTCGATCGCTTCGTTAAAATATTTCTCAATTACTTGCGACTTGTCATCGCCTAGGTTGAATATATCAATACTAACGGCGCCGCCAATTGCAAAGTCCAGTGACGTGTACCTCTCCTTTAACAGAGAAACTATCTCTTCTCTCTCTCTGTTTTCTTCATCGAAGTCTACATATTCTTGTCTTTGTTCGGCTGTCGCTTTTCTTCCCACAATCGAAAAGTTTACCATTCCGACTCTTTCTTCGTAATGGCGGCCGGTCTTAGTGTGGTAATCGGAAGTTTTAACAAGATTGTCCAAGTCTCGATAGAGCCCTTTTGGCGGTACAAATTTATTTTCATAAACTATCTCCCACTGACTATAGCCAACATCATTAATGCTCTCGATTTTTTGATAAAATATATTACCCATACAAGCAAAAACACCCGAGCAGCAATCGAGTATTTCCATCCCAAGCTGGTTCAATATTCTAACAAATGAGCCTCCGGAGACAATATAAACCTCTTTGCCCTGCATCCATTGTAAGAATTGTTTCGCAAACTTAGGTTCGATTTTTTGCTTGGCGGGCGTTAGTGTGCCATCAACGTCGAACAAATAAATAATTCCCACATAGTCTCCCGAAATTTAACTTATACTCTTACATAGTCTGATCTTGAGTTGTCGCCGATTTCAAGAACCTCGCTTTGCTCAATCGCTGTCAACTTGTAGGGACAATTCGATTGAATGTTTATTGCATCGCCGGCCGCAAATAACTCCGTTTTCATCGGGTGCTGCACAGGATCCTCCTGAAAAAGTTCAGATCCATACGTAATTTCGACCAGTCCGCTCATGATATACAAAGTTTCGTTTTTGTTTTTGTAGTACTTAAAACTTGTGCTGTTTCCAGCATTAATATGTAGAATCTTGCCAACAATTGTGGACATTGCCGCCCATGAGGTTTCCCAGCCCCATTCTTTTTCAGTCTTTATCGACTTGGTTCTCCATGCTGATCTATATTCGGTTGAACTATTAGATGTTGTCATAACCATACTACTCCCATAATACTTGTATCAATATAATAATTATGGACAAGATGACGCAAACTAACGTTTTGGGCCTAAACATGCTTTCATTTAACAAATACCAAGTCAATAGGGGAAATACCAAAAATGAAATTCCAAAGGTTAATAGGCGGGCACTCCAGATAGATTCAAGTGCAACGGTAGCATGTCTCCATCCAAAATAAAAAAGTAGACCACACGGGAAAGAATATATAGCGACAGTGGTAACAGGATGGTCGCGCCACCAATCCCAAATGTATTGCGAGTTAAGCTGAAACCATGCGAGAACGTGGCCTAGGCTAAAAAGTAAACATGCAATCAACAAATCACGACTTAACAATTAACATTTCCTCTGCTTTTTCTTGTGTGGTTTCGGTCCAGTTTCTGCTGAAATATTTTATTTCAAACTCCTTGTAGATGTCGTGTAATTTCTTATGATAGCTACAAACGATTATCCATTTTTTTCTATCAGCCATTTTTTCTTTAAGCTCCCAGTGATCTATGTTGGGATTAATAACTGTATCAGCTTGAGCATCTGGCAGCAAGCGATATGAAAATTTGGGCGGGGTTGCGATAATGTACTCGTCGTCGGGAATAGCGTCGATAATATTTATCGGCAATATATCATCGTGCATTTTAGGTTCCAAATTTAGCAAATCTAAATTTTTCATGTTGTAGTAATTTAAATCATTGACATGCTTCAAGCCAATCCATTTGCCACCGAATATTTGACCCTCCGCGTTGCAACGATTGAGAGCGTAAAACTGCGCAGAGCGAACAAATACATCAGGATTTTTTTGAAAATTCTCCTGCATGTGATAGTAGAATCTCTCCTCAAGATGTTCATATTCGAGTGTAAACTTAATGTTCTGAATCAAGCGTTGCGGATCTTGCTTCAGGCAATCCCAAAATTCATAAACACACCAGTGGTGAGTGTGGCCTACAATATTTCGATCTTCCATGCACATCCGCAATTCAAGGCCGCCGTTTACAAAGAATGGAAAATGTATAGTATCATACTCGTCAGGCAGCGAATTAAAAACTGCGGAAAATGCTCCGGAGCGATTATTCAACAATCTTAGTGGCGTCTTCATGTTCCTCTTCTCTTGGTGTTAAAAAATAATCCATTAAATCGGCATGTCCGCCAATTAATCTTTCCTCCTTAGTCTCACTATCACATTCGAAAATTATTGGAATAGTTTCCCAGCCGTGTTCTTTTTTTAAGCTTTCTAGATAATTTGGAGAGTTATCAATTAAGGTCAAGACATATTCAGCCTCTGACTCATTAAGCAGATTAATTGCGCGTACACAAAAAGGACAAACGGTATTAGCAAAGATATGGTAATATTTATTTTTCATCTTCAGTGGGCGTATCCGACTCGGGCAAATTAATATCTTGCAATGAAGATATCCGCTGCTTCATTAAATAATCATGGTGTCCATATGCGACAGAAGAGCATTCATTTAGCGAAAAATCAACTTCGGCCAAGCTATCCCTAATACTACCTATAAGCAGCATGAGGCCAGAAATGTTGTTGTTGTCAACAAGTTCATTAATTTTTGGAACATGATCATCAAAATCTTCAACAAGTTTGGATAGTTTAGACAGAGACCTTATCATGAGTCTTTTAATTTCTGCGTCCATTTCATCGGCGCGTATCGAGTATTGGACTGTTAATCTTTGGTTTGACATATTACCCCCTGATGACCTTCTTTCCGGCCGAGAAGAGCTTTTTCTCTACCATCTCGGGTGTTCCGACGACAACAATTTCTTGACCGGAAGAGCCCTTTTGCAAAGAAATTCGTGTAAACCTCTGCCTTCTGTCGAGGCCAGAAGGCAGTTGATCTTCATTCAAAAGTTTCAAAGAATGATCATCCTCGCGCATGAGTACAACATGCTCAGAGTTGATATAAACCTCTCTAAGTTTATATGTTCTACCTTCGGTAATATTTAAATCTTTCGCTATCTCAGTAAATTTTACAACGGGCATTTTTCCTCCAATAAATATAAATTTTTACCCTTGACGCACCACCTTTGGCCATTGTAAAACACTTCGGCGATATCATTATCGTATCTTTCAACCACCACCACTTTAATTGGTTTATCAGTTTTATAATATGCGATTGGGGTGGCGTCCTTGTTACTGGTTTCTTCAAATTGCATTAGCGTGACGTTCTGCGGTACGTAATATAAGTCTCCTATTTTCATCGATACCTCCTTGGCTCCTACACTTGAACAATGGCGTGGTTTGTCGTGATTAGTGTGCCGGCAACTGAAATTGCATTTTGCAGTGCGCACCTTGTAACCTTGACCGGATCAATAATCCCCGACTCAACCATGTTTACCATTTTCCTGCTTCGGAAATCATAACCAGATTCAACATCCGATACTTCAATTTCCTTAATAATTAAATCAGCCGATTCGCCAGCATTAGCTGCCATCTGACGGATCGGACTAAAGGCCGACTCCAGCACGATATTAACGCCAAGCCGCTGCTCTTCGTTCTCTACTTCGATGTCTAGATCTTTACATGCGCGAATGAGCGCAGTGCCACCACCAGAAACAACGCCCTCGGCTTGAGCAGACTTAACTGCCTCCAGAGCATCTTCAATTCTGTGTTTCTTTTCAATCATCTCAATTTCAGTGTGAGCGCCAACATAAATTACCGCCACGCCTGATGCCAATCTTGTGATTCTGTCTTGAATTGCCTCGCACTCATGAATTGATTCGGTCTCGTTTAGTTCTTTTTTTAAGATTTGGATTCTTTCATCGACCTTGACATGATCGCTATTTGCACCTACGATTGTAGTATTATATTTTGTTGATTCAATGCTATCAGCAGATCCGAAATGCTTTAGTTTAACTTCACTTAGCTTGATACCGGACTCTCTTGTGATAAATTCCGCATTCACAGACAACGCCAAATCGCTCAGAATGTTTCTGCGCTCTTCGCCGTAGCGCGGAGCCTTAATCGCAGCAACCTGTAGAGTGCCACGCATTGCATTCATAATTAGCGCGGCCAATGCCTGACCCTCAATGTCTTCGGCCACTATAATTAGGGGCCGGCCCTCACGCGAGATCAACTCAAGGGTTGGCAAAATCTGTTCGACCGTTGAGATTTTAGCATCCGTGACGAGTATGAGCGGATCTACATAACTCATCACCCCTCTGCGTTCGTCGGTAACAAACGCACCAGCACAGTACCCGGCATCGAAATTGAAGCCTTCGGCAATATCCAAAGTTGTCTCGACCGCTCTGGCCTCTTGAATGGTTACGGAGCCATCCTTGCCAACACGGTCGACTGCCATGGCGACCAAATCGCCGATTGATTTATCATTGTTAGCGGAAATGGTTGCAATGTGCGAAATGTCATTAGCGCTCTTTATGGGTTGAGATAGTTCAGTCAATCGATCGCAAATGGCGTGACTAGCGAGATCCATACCACGCTTGAGTTCAATTGGAGAAACACCGGATGTAATATACTTTTGAGCATTGTTCAACAAAGAGCGTGTAATTACGGTTGATGTCGTAGTACCATCACCGGCATCAGAATTGGTTTTAATGGCCGCTTGTTTAATAATTTGTGCGCCTGAATTCGTAATCAAATCATCAAAGAACACGAATTTGGCAACAGTAACTCCATCTTTTGTGATGAACGGTGCCTTGTTCTTCTCTTGTAGAATTACGTTTCGGCCGCGAGGACCTAGGGTGGCAGCAACGTTATCTGCAAGAACGTTTGCGCCTTCGAGAATCTTTTTTTGTAGAGATTCCTCATTATCATATTTTACTTGTGGCACTTTCCCTCCGTGGTATAAGTATTATAATCAAATAATGCAACAATGTCAAGAACTATGATTTAGTTTTTTTCATATAATCTTCAGTTTCTGACTTAATTGTGCCTGCTGTGTTTGCCGCGGCAATGCCCTCTGATTTGTCGCCGGCGACAAAATAGGCATTGATCTGCTCTGAGAGATTTTGCACTTTTGAGAATAGATCAAAAATCTGCTGGTTAAGAACATCAGCATATCTCTCGGCTAATTCTGTGACCGCTTGACGGCCGACGTAGATGATTCCAACATAGCCAAAGCCATCTTTATCATAGCCCTTTTCTTTATAGTAGTTTGCGCCAATAATAAATTGCGTTTCGCCGGCTGCACCGGTATAGCCAGAAGTTTTAGAAATAAGAGTCCAAAATTCATTCTTGTTTCGCGCGAGGGCGGCTTTTAATATGTTCACCGATTCGGCATAAGACCTGTATCCTTCGTGTCCCCTTTGTGCTACTTGCTTTCTGCGTGGATCCGCTGGTGGCAGCTCAACGTCACTTCTTTTGAGTGGCTCGCCTGTCTCTTTGGACACGATTATCATCTTTTTGCCGCCGGCAGATGGCTTAAGCTCAATCGTGGGCAGAACCTGATTCAAATAGTTTGCATCATACACCGATACGAGATAATTATACACCTTCTTTGATGTCCCATGAAGGCTGGCTACCTGCTCATCGGAGAGGAAGTCCACATTTTGTTCTGTCTCCATCTCACCACCAATTTCAGGGGCTGCATTCAGATCTTTCGGCAAAAGAAGCAGGGGCACATTGTTTTTATTGCTAACCAGCGATTCAAAGAATGTTTCTGCGGTAAAATCAAACTGGAAAAATCTGATATATTCTTTTCCTTTTAGTTTCTCTCCTGCCTCTTTTTCCCTAAACGACTTAAGGGCGACAACATAGGTCATCTTGCCCTCGGCGCCGGCGCTACCAACATATTGGCCGCTCTCCGGATCTTGCTTGGCGGCGCCGGGATCAATGAAGTGATCCACCAGATCTCTATAGCTGCCGTGTACATCGCCCGGCTTCTCGGTCAACAGCTTCAAGCTTATCGGATTATCGTCTGCGTCGATTAGGTCTTGAATTCCAGCAGTACCTGCCGGCACCTGCTGTCCGGACAAGAGCGCCGACAAAAATCCTTCAAATGTAAAACCGGCAGCAGATGCATTGAAGTGCACCATAATATTGGTCAAGGTGTCCAACAGGACAATGTTAGTTAAAATTTCGGAAACATCATCTGTTTGTGGCGGGTTGGTTAGGAAATCGTTAATTAAATCAATCTTATCCTTTAGAGTTGTGCCGTGTTGAACAATTCTTCCTAGGAGCTTTTGGATAATTTCCCGATCTTGTGAACCTTCCTTACCCCACATCTTTTCTGATATTCGAATAATGGGCATCGTTACGGACAATTCTTTGTCTTGAATCTTCTCGGGTGCCGGCTCTCGCTCCGTAATCAAGCCCGAGTCAACGACCTGCTCGACCATTTCAATTAATTGATTGAGCGTAAAGTCTTTACCGTGATGTTTTAATATTAATTCTTCAAGACTCACGCTATCATACTCCAATCTTCTTCAGTAATTAGGGTGTAAGAAAAAGTGTCACCATATAAACTTCCAGACTTCTTAATTAGTTTCATAAAATCAGAGAACTCAGAAGCTCTCGCAAAAACTTGACATCCGGCAGACCATTTTTCTACCTTAGTCGATTCGACACGGCCGGATTTATGGATATTCACTCCATAGTACCCACTAGTTACTGTATCTGGCTCCATGTCTAGAATTTCATCCTTATCTGAGTCGCGATATACAGATATAGGGCCGCCGGTTTGCACAAGTGCTTCATAAACTCCCCTGTGCTTGCCAATTTTATAAATTGATCTGTATTGATTCGGAACGACAATTGCTGTGCCGGCAACATTCATCGGCTTCTTTAGCCAGTATTTACCGGGATCCGTCGTTATTTGATAGGTTCGCACTTCCCATTTTTTGCGACCATTGCGGTATATAGCCAATAGCATGTCATCAAACCTATTGGCTTTTGGGTTTGAATTCCTCACACCCACAATATTAACGTTCCATGAAATATTTCCGTCAAAAAAAACATACCCCTTCTCATCAAATGTTCTTTTAATCTTATCTACAATTAAAGAAGCATGCCATCCCTTAATAGTTGCCATTGCCATATCCTCCTAAACAATCACGTCAGCGATACCCAACTCAACAGCCTCTTCGGCAGACAAATAAACATTCACCTTTTTCTCAATCAGCTTTTTTAGCTGAGTTTTTGTCATCGTAGTTTCGTTAACAAGTGCATCGATGTACATCTCTTGAATGTTTTGGATCGCCTCCATCTCGTTAACAAGATCGTGCAAGGCGCCAGCATTTCCCGCATTAACAGCATGAATCATGACCCTACAGTTTTTGCCTATTTGGCGCTTACCCTTTGTACCAGAAGCCAATAGAAGCACCCCGGCTGACATAACCTTGCCCCAGCCAGTGGTGTGAATCTCTTGTTCCAAGTCCTGCACCTTTTTCATAAGATCATAAATTGCAAACATATCGTCAGCGCAGCCGCCGTATGTTGAAATGTGAAATTCGATTGGCTTCCTTTCTTCTTCTTTCTTATTTTCCGTTGGCATGAATTGTAGTAGCGAGTACACAATGTCTGCTGTCTTTTCAGCATCTAAATCAGAAAATAGCCCGATTCTGTGTACTGCGTCGTCTGTTATTTTTAAATCCCCCAACAAGTCGCCGGCTGTTACGATAGATATTTTCTTCTCATCATCAGCTTTAGTTTCCTTTTGGGCTCCGTTGTCCTCCAATACTTCTTTTATAATATCTTTAATTGTTTTTTTTATAAATCTCACTCAGCTTCTCCATTGCTTGTTCCCAGTCGCTAAAATCGGCCATAAATTCATATCTGTCAGATAAGGTAGACTTTATATTCTGAATGCTTTGCCTTTTCCAGCGGCTAAATTCTTCTTCTTGAATATGGCAAAGCGCGTCAATATTTTTCTCTGACTCGCCGCACTCTATCAAGGTTTTATATTTAATTTGCTTGATGTATGCCATATCAACAGCGGCGGCGCCCAGCAGCCTCAAAGAGGTCTCTACTGCGTTTCTTATGATCGCAACCGACAGCCCTAGAGAAAATAATCCACCAAAAACTTTAGCGGTGACAATACCAAAAATAAAAACCAAAACAGTATATAAAAACATTTCCATAGCTAGCACATTATATCATAAAAAAATGCCACTGTCAAGCAAAAACAGTGGCATCTATAACACGTTAATTGATTGACAAATTAATTTTCCAACTTTTTAAGAATTCTCTCTGCAAGTTGTGATACCACGTCTTCCATGTTCTTTTCTTTTTGGAGACGCTGTGCCACTCGTTGGGCTACAACTTCGATTAAATCTTCTTCGTTGAGTTCTACTTCGTCGCTTTCTTCTTCTTGCATGGGAACTTCTTCTTCCTCACCCCCTCCAAGTTCCGCATCCAAATCTACTTCAGCTTCTGGCTCGCCGGGCAATTCATCCTCGCCTTCGCCTACTGCTGCAGCAATTTTTTCCATTGCCGGCAATGCCGCGGCAACGCTTTGAGCATCTTCTGTCGACAGCATAACCTCACCACCTGCATCTAAATCATCCACAGGCTCAGGCACATCATCAACTGGCGGCTCTTCTTCCATTCCCCCAAGATCGGCATCAAGGTCCATCTCCTCGGTCTCAAGTTCTTCTTCTTCTTCGAGAGTCTCCTCATCGTCGAATGAAACTTCTTCCTCAACAGGCTCCTCGTCTGCCGCATAGATTTCATCAATCTTCTTCTCGGCAAGTGTTTCGAGATTAGCTAATTTAGCGAATTTTCTAAATTCTGCTTCGCTTAATAACTTTTTACTCATAATATTTAAAACTCCTTTAACGTGTTCTGTATTAAATAGTGTCCCCATGTTTAAAAAGCTAAAAAAACGGGTTTTCGTCAGATAGAATGTTTTTAATTTTTTTTAACGCCTTGGATTCAATTTGTTTGATCCTAGCAAAGGTGACACCAACTCTTAGAGAAACCTCTCTTAAGGTGAGGGGGCCGTGATTAAAAACTGTTATGAGACAACAGTTATAATCTTCCTCATAATCTATCCACTGCCGGCAGTCTTTAGCGGGACAGGACACTTTCGAAGATATACATTTTCGTGAACAAGGCCGAAGGCCGTCCACAGATCTATTGCCTTTCATTTCTTACAAAATGTACCTTAGCCTGCTCAATCATTGCTAAATGCAAATCACTAATCAGACCAAACGGTTCGACAATCTCCACATCACCTTTTGAGATCCACAACTCCTCGGACAGAATGTCGTCATCTGGGCTGAATTCTCTGTTGGTCCACTTGACTTTAATCCAATCGGTCTCTTCTCTCTTTTCTTGGTTGACAATGACACCAAAGTTGATGATGTCGTTTTTCTTTGAAAAATGTGCTACAATTTCACCTATCTTATTCATAATTCTGGATACTCCTTTTCTATTAGATCGAATATGTTTTCTATTTCACTATCCTCAAATGAGAATTTTTTCGCATTTTCAATACCTTCGTCAATTAATTTTCTTGATTTTTTGATATTGTCCTTGCTTTGTATTTTGTTTTCCTTTCTATAATCCTCAATAAAATCAATAATTCTAGAATCTTTATTGAGGTAGCCTGTAATAATTGATCGAAAAAATGTCGCTTGGGACATGCCATCATGCTTCAATTGAATTTTTAGCTTCGCATGTCGATGATCCGACTCGTTGAATATAATTCTTTTTTGTTGCTTGCCATATTCAATATCTGACATTAGTTACTCTTCAAAATATGCGTGCTGCTTTCACTGATGCTGGCGTTTGTTTGTTTGATGAATTTAACATTTGCGTGTAATTCATTCAGGCAGCGGGCGCCCGAATAAGAAAACCCCGATCTTATGCCCGTCTCTAGTTCGTTGACGACCTGCGCTAGCGGGCCCTTGCTGGCGACAAATGCTGAGATTCCCTCCAGTGAACTAGTTTTACCACGCCACTTCATTTGAGCTTCCTTGCTGGCCATGCCACGATATACCTTGTATTCCCTACCATCCTTGTTTTTGATAATCTCTCCCGGTGTCTCGGTTGTTCCGGCCAGCAAAGAGCCAACCATAACCATGTGAGCACCAGCAGCCAAAGCTTTTACCATGTCGCCAGAGTTCTTAATGCCGCCGTCTGCAATAATCGCAACGCCACTAGAGTGGCTGGCTTTCGAACAATCTATAATGGACTGCAGCGTTGATACTCCATGGCCAGTTTGTATTCTTGTTGAGCATATTGAGCCGCCGCCTATCCCCACACGCACGCTGTCTGCGCCCCAGACTACCAAGTCTTCAAAGGCTTCCCTTGTTGCAACATTGCCGGCCATAATATGTACATCATCGCTTAAATTTGTCTTAAGTGTAAACAGCGCATCCTTCATTAAAGAATGGTGGCCATGAGCTATATCTAGACATAATATGCTGGCGCCATTATCAACTATAGCGGTGGCGCGTTCAAGATAATCACCAGTAACACCGACTGCTGCAGCCACTGGCAAATCTGCCGGGAGTTCTGCGCGTACGTTTCTTACTAATTCGACTTGTTCCTCAATGGTATTATATCGATGTAGGATAGCCATGCCTCCAAGTTTGCCCATCTTAATGGCCATGGCCGCCTCAGTAACCGTATCCATCGGTGAGGCAACTATTGGCAGTGAAAAAACATGATGCCCGTCGAGATTCACGCCGATGTTAATTTCAGATCTAGATTGAATGTCAGAGTACTGAGGCACCAACAAGACATCATCATAACTTAAACACTCTGTGAGTTTCATTAATCGTCCTGTGGCGGGTTTTGAGCCGCCTCTACTTGTGCGCCGAAGTACTTGTTAAGAGTTTCCAAGGCGCGTTCACAGTCAGTTAAAGTGTTGGTCCATTTTTGGATTTCTGCAACATAATCTGTATGTCCGCTAACTGCTGTCGGATCATTGAAGAACAGCTCCAGTGCGACCAAAGCTTCTTGTGCTTTTGAGCGGTAGTGGTTTGTTGCAGCGTAATATAAATTTAATTTCATTTTTGTATTTCTCCATAATATTTTTTTATATTTCTTTCGATGTATAGTTTGCTATACCATGTGTGGTTGTTTGGAAAATCTGGTTCTTCAAAAAAATAATATTTTTTGTTCGGAACAACATTATAAAGCAATATTGTCGGCACACCGCTGAAGCCTAGTGCCTTGGGCATTGTTGGATATTTGTCAATGTTGATTTTGTAGAATTTTAAATCTGGAAAATTTTCCGCAATGCCTTCCAATAGGCCGGACAACTTGTGACAATAGTGACAACCATTGCTATAAAACTTTATTAGGGAAGGGGTGCCATCACTTCTTAAGTTTTTAAATGTTTTTAAATCTAAATTTTCAATCAGCATTGTTTATAACCTTTGTTGCAATGTCATGACAGTCGGGGCAAAATAGTCTGACGACCTGTTCCTTTTCTTTCACGACAACCTTCCAAGAGAATACCATTTCTCTATCGGTTTTGTCAAATGATTTTTCACAAACATTACATTTAATTGGTAATTTCTCAAAAAGGCTCATCTGTTCGGCTAGCACCTCACTATTCTTTGCCTGCTTTTTAAGTTTTCTTTTTTGTGCTCTATTCATGTGCTCTCTCGTAAAGTTCAAAATCTTTCCTATAAATCCTTTCAATGATTCTTTTATTTTCATTAGTTAAAAATAAATCATAAAAGTTTTTTGAATCAGATTTGTTCTCGTGAAGAATATTAAACATTTTAATTCCCGTATGATGTTCAACGATTGATGGTATTTTATGTATATCCCTCATAGCCACCAACTTGTTGACTGCAATTTTATCCTCGATTGATATCATATAATGAGATGGCAGCATATGAATTGCCGGGCCAGAATGAAAGAATCCATAAGATGAATCCAACGTACTATTATTGCACCGGAAAATTTTTGACCTTGATTTGTTCCAGTCTTCACAAAATATCAAATATTTTTCCCATTCATGCAACATTCTTTCATCAGTGGCACCTTGTGAATAATATTTCTTTCCATAATCAGAATGCACCATAAATGCGGACACGCATCTCTCATAGGGATTCCTAATAATCGCAAAGGACCAGCCGGGCAATCTTTTAAATTCTTGTTGATAATCAAGAATTGTACAATGGCCATGGCCGTTCCAACGATGCCCGTGCCCGGGGCGCACAACTTGTACCTGATTGTGGCTGGGTTGCAAATCAGTCGCCATAATTGAAGACTTTAGGGCCTCCGATACACTGGTGCCGCCAGACTTAGGGATGTGTATAAAACACAATTTATGATCCCACGAAATAAAAGACATTACAATCAGCGACTCATCGTATATGTTTTAGGATAATCGCCGTAGTTGCTTCCGGAGTCGGCGGTGTTGCTGAACACCACGACTGCCGATGGAAATGGCGCTGAATTGCTTGAGTCGCCAAATTTGAGCCGGCCTTTAACAAAGTGTACTTCCTTTGCCTTCATCACATAATCATGCCAGTATCGAGTATCCGTTCTCGCAGGGATTAACATTACAACTGTTGTGTTTTCATTTTTGCTCTCGTCAAAAGCTTTCTTGATCCAACTGTTGATTTCCCTGCCGTAGGGTGGGTTTACAAAAACCGTGTTATTTTCCCAATCTTTGCTAAGTCCGTCATCATTGGCGGTGTAATATTTTACACACTTAGCAGTCTCCTCGCTTGCGCACGGATCAAGGGTGAAGGGCCCAAATCTCCAATTTAGTTTTTCAAAAAAATCTTTCGGAGTCTCCCATTCGTTTGACTTTGAGCTGAACATGATCTTCTGTGTTTTATCATTCATTTTGCCTCCTTGGCATTTCTAAAATTTTCAGCAATTATTTCTATTCCTATTCCTAATATAACCGCCGCGGCGACATATGCAAATATAAAAGATGAAGTAATTCTGTCCTTAAGGCCTCTCATCTTCCTTGGCCTCGGTACCTCTTTTTGTATTTCTTGTTACCACCATGGGGCCCGGGTGTGCCATATTTTGTTAATTGACTTGAGCCGATGCTTGTCTTCTTTTTCTTCTTGTTGTTTTTTCTATCATGATTTTTCTTAGACGACATTGTTTCTCCTTATGCTAATAGTCTAAATGTTTTGCCAATCGCGTAGGTTGAAAAGCCCCAATTTTCATCGTAATTTAATCTCGCCATGTAAGGTCGATTTAAATTAATCTTATCTTTTTCGGGCTTCACTCCCCAACAGCGAATCTTTGTCAAATTATTGTTGCTGTCGATAACTTCAACAATCCAATACAGTTTGCCATTCTTTGTTTTTCTTGGTATAATTTTTCGAGGTATAAACCAACACACCTGAAGATCTTCGTCGAACTCAGAAATTGGTGGGACAAATTTCTCATTGAGTCGCTCAATTGTGTCAGCACCGATTACAAGATTGATTGGGAATATGCCCGTCAAATCGGTTTTAAATTGTATAATCTCCTCTTCGCTAAAATCACCTTCGGGTCGATATGTTTCTATATTTTCGCCAAGCTTCTTAAGATTCTTTGGTCTGTCAACCACACATGCTGACCAGAAGTGCTTTCTGCCTGTGAATCTCTCGTCCATAAGGTTATCAAGTGCCCCGCCTCGACACAGAGCATCAAGAGATTTCTTATTTAGTTTGCTATAGACAACCTCGTCGTTAAACAGCAGAGACTCTGCATCATTAAAAGGGCGACAATTAAGAATTTGCTCAATAGCGGACAAGCCCAAACCCTTAATGGATGTTAATGGTTGGATCAGAGTCTTGCCATCATCGCTGATTTCCCATACGGTACCGGACTTGTTAATATCCAAGGGCGCAATATCAAAACCATACTTCTGGGCAATATTTATTGCCTTTTCTTTTCGAACCTCGGGCTCCTTGTCCAAGAATGCTGCCATCCATTCGGCAGGATAGTAATTCCACAACCATGCGCATTGAAACGATATCACACTGTATGAAACCGCATGCGACTTGTTAAAGCCGTAGCCAGAGAAATATTCAAATTTATTCCACAATGAAGTTGCGTCGTCTAGCCTGATATCTTTCTTTGCGCAGCCACTAGTGAACTTGATCCTAAGCTGATCTTTTACTCCTCCCTTACCTGTTCCCTTCTTGGTCAACACCTTTCTCAACATGTTGCCTTCATCCAAACTTAGGCCACCAAGCTTGTTTGCCAATAGCGCAATTTGCTCCTGAAAGATTAGGAATCCGAACGTCTCCTGCGTGATGTCTCTTGCCTCGTCGGTCAGATACTTAATGTATTGTGGGTTTTCTTTTGCTTCCAAATATTCATCATGCACACCGGCAGCTAATGGGCCCGGGCGATAGATAGAGGTGATGGCAGACAAGTCGATAATATTGCGTGGCTTAACTCTGGTGCAAAATTTCTGGGCGCCCTGCTCGGTAAACTGGAAGATACCAGCCCACTTGCCGGCATGAAAGATGTTTTCATATACCTCTTGATTATCAAAATTCAACACATCCGGGTGGAGATTCTCTGCATAGTAATTGCTAACGTCTTCAAACGTGGGATTTTCGATATTGTGATGACGACGAAGGATGTGTTCAATGCAGCCCTCCATCATCTTAAGGGTCGACAACCCAAGCAAATCAAATTTAATAAAACCCATTGGCTCAAGGTGTCGGACGTTCTGGCCCTCTGACCATGGCGCCTGTCGCACACCGCCTGAGTTAATGAGCGGCATGCTTTGGTCCAGATCTTCAGCGATAACAACACCGCCGGCATGTCTAGAACAAGAGCGGACCTGACCAACCAATCCCTCAACGTGAGATTTAACGGCAGGATACTTCTGTAAGTATGCCTGCAGTGATGGGGAAAACTCCATGACCTCTTCCCAAGTTGGGTTATAGACACCAGCACGAACACCATGCTTTCTCTTGGCCTCGGGCGTGGCTTCACGGATCATAACAGAGGTGACGGTGTTGACCTCCGTAAACGGAATTCCATATAATTTTGAGATATCCTTAATTAAACTTTTGAGCTGCAATGTGTTCCAATTGGAAATTGGAGCTACACAGTCTTCGCCCCACATTTCAACCAGCCTCTCTTTGAGTGCCATGCTGTCGGATACATCATAGTCAATATCAGGATAATCGGTCGCATCAGAGCGTAAAAATCTTGAGAATAGAAGGCCATGCTTGATTGGATCAATTTGGGTGATGCCCAGCGCATAGGCAACAAGAGAACCTGCGGCTGAGCCGCGGCCCGGGCCGGCTAGCATCATGCTGGCAGCCACATCGGCGATAGATTTCATTGTTAAAAAGTATTTTGAAAAGCCACGCTCATCAATCGTGTTCAATTCCATCTTAAGGCGGTCAGTGTATTTCTTGTTTTTATGTAGACCCCTCTCTTTCAAGCCCTCAAGCGCAAAGTTTACAAGCGCCTGTGTAGCTGTAAATCCTGCCGGCACAACAAATTCAGGCAATCGTACCGTGTTGTCTGGCAGGAAGTCTTCGATTCTATCGAACGCAATTCGATGCGTCTCTTGGATGCTGCTCAACACAACATCGTCATCATACTCAAACCCGGTTGATTTTGAGTAATCTTTATAACTTTGCCATATTTGATCGCCATTCTTTGGATAAAGCTCATATCCAATTTCTTCAACTCCATCCGGAAGTTCAGATTCCTCATCGGCCCATGAGGGCCGGCCTTTACCAAGCCAACCAAGACGCTTGTAAAGCTCTCTGTCCTTCCAAGCGTCAGGGTTGGGGTAATGGCTGTCGGCTGTTGTGATCAGTCCAACGCCAAACTCTTGAGCAACTTGAATTACAAATTGATTAAGTTCATGCTGCTCGTTGATGTTGTTCCATTGTATCTCGGCATACCACCTATCACCGAAAATGTCGACCATACGTCGAGTGGACTCACGCATAGCGTCGAGCACTGCTTCAGGGCCCTCTTCTCTATTTTCCCAATAGTTTCCAGCGTACACCCCGCCAAGACAAGCAGAGGAAGCAATGATACCTTCATTGTATTTTTTAAGAAGCGCATAATCAATACGGGGATATCGATAAAAATTCTCAGCCTTGTAAGATTCCGATACTAATTTAAATAGGTTGTTTAATCCAGTCTGGTTCTGCGCCAACAGAACAAGGTGGCGACGGCGGCGCAAAATGTCTTGTGTTTTTTTGCTGTTGCCCTCATCTTCGACGGTTGCGCCGGATTGTTCGTCTTTCTTTATTGAGCGAGCTGCCTTCTTGTCTTCCATGGCTTGTTCATACGCTTCACGCCACTCAGATATCGACGGCGTAAAGTACGCTTCGCATCCAAAAATAGGCTTAAATTTCTTGCCGGCCTCTTGCATCTTCTTGGCATGCAACACTTGATATGCCAAACCATTCATGTTGCCATGGTCAGTGAGAGCCAAGGCATCACAGCCATTATCGTATGCAAAATCCATATGGGCCTGCGGATATCCGATAGCATCAAAAAGCGAGCCGGCAACACTGTGGGCGTGTAGTCCTACAAACTTTATTTCTGAATTGGTTCTATTCTTCATCTTTTTCCTGTTTCTTTTTTTTATTAACTGGGTTTAAATTTTCGAGGAGTGATTCCGTTACGATGTGTTCTTCATCCCCGCAGAGAACAACCCATCTATCATATAGATAATATCCTTTTTCGGGCAACTTGTCAACCTTTTTTATGAGTATACCTACTTTTGTTTCATTGATTGGAAATACGTCAGGAAGACCCATCGGGGCCGGGAACCTGACAAGATCACCTTTCTGAAACTTTTTCATGTAATTTATTTCTCTTTGTTGTCTTCCTAAAAGATTCGCTAGGGAGAGCAATACTGCATTCACTAGCGATGTACTCTCTATAATTACTCCAAGAATCGATAGGGAAGTACCACGGAAGAGAAATAATTTCTTTTTTTTCCAATGTTAGCTCATTAAAGACGGTTTTGAGATCAAAATTTCTAGCAGACCACCTTTCTTCCGCAGAGAGGCGCTGGGTCGGATACTTATCGCCGGGCGCTGGCGGGTGATAGCTTCTAGTGGTGCTGTCGTTGACGTGACTCCTGCATCTTTTAAAGTCCTCGCCATTAAACGTAAATCCAAGATATTCGTTATCTTTTACCGTCTTTCCGTTATAATTTATAATCACGTTTGTTTCTGGATCTATTATTTGCGCACGGTATGACCTTATTTCATTTGGCTCATAAACTCCGTAAGGAAAAGCGCAATAATACTTATGGGGAGTTAGCCAGTTACTAATAGAATTAGAGGTGGTGTATGACACATACGCCCCATAAAGTATGCTCCAGCCTAGGCTGTCGCGACGATCACGATCTTTTGGGTGGACCGGCACGTAGTAGATTGGAATCTCTTTTCTAGATTCGGTCGGATATCGATCATGTGTGCGGCCATACCAAACCGGATCTTGAATCCATTCGCCCACCCTGCTTTTAATAAGCGGTTGCATATCATTATTTGCAACCACCCAAATTGTCTGACATCCGGCCATGGCGCACTCGTAAACTGCCCTCTCAATCGCTGTGTAGTTTTGATCGAGGGGCATCAAGCAATCGTGCCAATCGAAGCCAAAGTTAAATTTTGCGCCGGCGACTGGCACAATACCCGCTAAATGCATAATTTTCTCACAGTATTTGCAATTTTATCATTTGCTGGCGCCATGCCTATGAGTAGATCAAATTCAGATTTTTTATTATTTACTATTGATGCACTTTCCACAATGTCCGGCGAATTAAGTGGGAACCTATCGCGTCTTAAGCATGATGTCTTAATCGCATAATATTTATTTTTGCCTGTTTTCTTATCGACTCCATTTGAGGCACCGCGCATTCCATGTTTTTTCATTACATCTTCCGCCTTAAATCTTGCATATGTATCTGAGCATTCAAAAGCATCAAGGTCGCTTTCGTCAATAAATGAAATGGCGCACATATCTTTAATTTTTGACGGCACCCTTGCTGAATCATAAAACCAAAGTTTTGAAACAAATTGATCTTCCGTCTCAATCAAATCAACATCATGGCGGCCGCCTGAGTGTATAGATATCCAATCAAGTATCAAAAAACGATTTGGCTCTTTCTTAATTTTTAGATTAGTTTTTTGACCGTCAAACACAACTGCTTTGTTAAAATTGACTGTTGTGATTTTTGAGTATTCGTTAAATATCTTCAGTTCGTTTTCCGTGAATCTTAGCGAATCTGCAATGTGAGCCGTCGGCATAAGCCCACAAAGATTCAATATAAAATACAGCTTCTCCCACAGGGCCAATTTTTGCTGACCTAGCGAGAGAGGCCCCGACGGGGTGTTAAGGGTTCTTGGCGGATCCAGTAAAAAATCTATATCTTGTTTATCTTTAAAATAATCAAATTTGTGTGGCTTATTGTTGCCCACAGAAAACACTGGGGCGCCTGTGGTGAAAGAATACATCAGTGCACCCAGAGAGGCTCCGATCACTATTTCATCGTAGAATAAATTATGTAGGGTACTATTCACCCTCAATTTCTTTCTTGTGGTCGATAATCGAAGAGATGGCATCTGTTAAGGTGGAAGGATCGGTTCCACCTATACAAAAATAACCCTTAGTCGAGGGGGCCTCGATGCTTGCCTGAAATTTTACAATGTTAATAGAATCAAGCAGGTCCAGTATCCTTCTTCCGTGGGCCTCGGAGTCATATTCAATTATCAACTTTGTAAAACTTAATTTCATGATTGAGCCACATCTTGCAGCACACCATAGACATAGTTTTCCAAAACAACTGTAAAAACGTCGGAGCCATTTTTCAGTTCTTGGACCATGTTAGTATCAACAATCACAAGATCGCCCTCCAACAACATCAAATTACAGTCTAGGGCAGATTTTAAAACCCTACAAGTTGTAAAGGGGGTCTTTTTTTGCGTGTATTCCTCCGGGAGTAAAATATCGCTTTGTTCGGGACTAGCTGCTTCCTGTTGCACCTCTACCCAAACATGTCTGTTTACAGGATTAAATTTCATTTTTTACCTCTTTTAAAATTGTGTTTTCGTGTATCTTATATTCTTTTTGAGTCAAAAAGATATCTTCTCTGGTATTACAATGCCTGCAGTACATGGTCATGTGTACATTGTTGCCTTGAGTTGACCTTACGTTTCCTGCAGGAATCCAGTAACACTCGTTTCCATTTGCCTTGCACCTTCTCTTTAAAAACCTCGCGTCCATCAAATGATTAAAATTTCCCAACTAACACCTCACATTATCGTGCACGAATCATTTGTGCAAAATTTGGAACCAACGCCGCCTTGATCGGTATCAACTCTACTAATTGGCTTAATTCTACTCACCATCTCATCATAAAGTTCCTTGCTAATTGGCTCATATGGCGCCTGCTTGTATCCCGTTTCTTCATATTTCAAGAACGACACGGCCTTTAGTCTTGTCTCATACATTTCAAGTGCCTCTTTTATATTATGTGCCTCTTCAGGCTTAAATGTCACAGTAATTGAAACGGAGTTGTCGGCCCAATAGTGTTGGTATTGTGCTGCAATTTCAAGCTGCTCCCATAAGGAAACATCCCTTTTACCTTTTACGTAGTATGGCTCATGCACTGGAAACTCCACGCAGACGGTATTCGGAGAATACTCATCATTTTCAATAGTATAGCCGGCTTCTTTCAAATTGTCAAGTAAATCTGAATCTTTTCCAAATCTAATTCGTCTAATATAGTATTCATTTTCAGGAAAGTGAATTCCGGGGGTCGATCCATTCAACAAGGAAACAGTGCCCGAAGGTTTAATGCTAGTCATCCTGATCGATCTTGGAACACACAGCCAGTTAGAATATTCTTTATCCAAGTCGCGAATGTGATCATAGGCGTTATCGCACCAATTTAAAATTTCACGGCGGCCGAACTTATTAAATGCCTGAACAACGCCCGACTGGGACAATCCGATTCTTCGGTTTTTCAACATGATCGCATTTGTCTCTGGCCAGTGAGTGTTGATTAGCGTTACAGTCTTGCCATAAAGATAGGCGATCTTGAGCGTCTTAAGGTAATCATCATAATCCTCATGTTTTGCAGGATAAGTCTCAACCAAACAACACAATTCGGCATCTTCTAGCTGCTGCTCAACGCATGGATTGAAGCCAACCACGTTAATATCATCGTATTTTGTACCGTCCTTAAATCTTCCGCGAGTTCTGGCGTTGTCTAGCCAAATATAGCCCGGCTCACCATTGATTTGACTTTGCTCTGCATGCCAAGTATAGTCCATCCCCACTTTTGCATGGAAGGAGTTGTTTGAGTTCCATCGATGGTGGTATAGTTTCTCCTGATCGTTCTTCATCATGAGATATTGCATGTCATCATGACTGCCAATGGCCAGTGCGGCTGATCGGCGCACATTGCCAGACACAACGCAACGGCCAATAAGGTTTTGCGTGTCAACCAGATCTGTTGAGGTGATAGGCTGACCAACTCTAGAGTTGTATAGCTCTGTTAGTGACTCATGGAGTTCTTTCAGGGGCCCATGACCGCTTGAGGTTCCACCAAAGCCGCGGATTGGCGCGCCAAATGGCCTAATAGCAGAATAATCAAATTGTGGCACTTTAGCGCCAAAGTAAAAGCCATCCAACAGCATTCTGACCGACTCTACCCAGCCTTCTCGGCTGTCTGGGATTGTATGTAATTCGCTTGTCCATTCTGGCTCTTTGATGATTGCTGAGTCAGCGCCCTTGGTGTCGAAGCCTACGCCTATCCCCACCATCAAGGCATCCATAATCCATGCAAAAAGGTACCCGCCCTTTGTGGATATATCCTTCGTCGATCTAAAAGCACAGTTAAACAATGCGGCGCCGGTTCTTTCCTCAATAAATTTGGTGCCCATCATCCACAGGCCGCGGCCGGGAGGGGTCCACTTCAAAGTAAAAAGTCTGTCATATGCATCTTTGGCGGTTTTTTGTGCTTTCGCATCGTTCCACTCAAGACCTAAAGTTCGCACGTGCTGCTTTTGTACAGTGAACATCCCCTCGATAACGCGTCGGCATGTTTGGTACCACTCTTCCGTTCCAGAAGTATCAGGATCAAATTCACTCAAGCGGCGAGAATACGTCCTTTTAAACGTAACATACCCCAAGGGTCCCCATGGGACTTCTTTCTCCTTATACTGTTCAATAAAGCTTTCTGATAAACGAAAGCGGCGAATAGTCGCCGATTCTATGGTACCAAGATTCATACTATTTCCTCCTAAAGTTTGCGTATTTCTTCTTTAATAATTCTGATTGCTCTTTCGCACTCAATGGCGGAGCAGCAGTTATTTCAGTTTGATTGTTCGTAGATGTAATTACATTATTGTTCTCTGAAAGGACTTTAATTTTTACAACACTTGTGTCCATAAATATTGGATATGTGACACCGTCAGGCCCATTCCTATTTTTAGCAATAAAAATTCTTCCAGTATTTGCTCTTTTATCGTCAATAGTTCTCGATACAGAGAAAATAAAATCGGCAACAAAGCATTTATTAAACGCTTCTGAAATTGACTCCATTGTTATTACCTCGGCATTCAGGCCTGAGCGATTTGTTTGAGAGGCGGTCCAAACAGGGCATTGAAATTCACCAGCAATACAACGTAGTTCTTCGTAAATTGTTTCCAGTTCGTTTCTCTTTTCTTTTTGAATTGAAACTGGCCGCAACAAGTCGCCGTAATCAACAATAATCATGCCGGGCTGAATGCCCCGCTTCATGAGTGACGATAGATGTGATTTTATAGTATTAGTGCTGGCGCTCTTGGTTGGGTATTCTTTGATAATCAACTGTCCTGATATGTCCTTGATGTTTTCAAAAATCTCATCTTTAAAATTGCTCAATTCGCCAAGAGGGTACCCAACTATGCAACTATCGTATCTTTTGGCGATTACAGAATCTTGCAATTCTAAAGTATAATGAATCACAGTCTTACCTTGAAGCACCGCTTGAGCGCCAAGGTGTACAAGAACCATGCTTTTGCCGGCGCCTGTAGGGGCTATGACTACGCCCAATTCATTCTTCCCTAGGCCACCCCCACAGATGGAATCAATCTCGTCCCAGCCAGTTGTAACGGGGTTTCTGAACTTGGGTTTGAATCTCTCCTCAAAATCGACAAGATAATCATATCCAAAATTAGTATCAGAACCCAAAATTAGGGCTTCATTGATTACTTTCGATATCTCATCAAAAGACGACTTTTTAAGCAAATTAACGGAACGTAGCATTGCCTCCTTTAATTTTTGCTTTCGGCAAAAATCCAGAGCGGTATCTTTGATGTATTCCGAATCATGTAAGCCGCTCTCTTGAATCTTAGCAAAGTACTCGATCGCCTGTTGTCTTGTAACCTCGTTTTCACTTTCCAATTCCGTCTGTAGGATTGTTTCAATGGTATCCGCGACGGGATGAAGATTGTACTTTGCACGATACGTAAACAACTTGCTGACGAATACCCGAAGATACTCCAATTCAAGGAAATTGATATCCAAAACTTCCATGATTTGATCTGCGAACGGTCGATCTTCGAATATAAGTTGACATAGCCCCTCCTGAAAGGAAGTGCCGAATTTTGAGAAGCTGGCTTGCTCTTTCATGTGCCCTCACTTTGAATTATATTATATAACACTAATTGCTTGATTGTCAATAATGCAACACGATTAACTAGTTGATTTCTTCCTATCAGCGACAAAGGAATTCATCTTAATTTTTAGCTCAGACCAGTCCCATTCTCCAAATCCATCTTCTATCATCATGCGCATAAATTCTATCTTATTGAATTCACACTCAAATTCACGAACTGCGTATTTTATTTTATTTTTTGATTGGTAAGATAACTGCGGTGAATAAAGTTGCATCATTTTATAATTGTGATCCACTACCTGTTGATTTTCGGCTATACTTTGATAGAATTTTAACTTGCTTTCGGCGCTCTCACAATATTCAACAACATCATCCGATGTGTAGGTTTTCCCTTCTGACAAAAACGGTAAACGCTTTTTAATCCCAGACATGCCCACACCCTTAATGCCGGGGAGATTATCCGAAGCATCACCAGCAATTGCTCGGGCTAATGCCATGTTCGTGGGATGGATGCCGTAATCTTCAATAATTTTATTTTTATTGTAAACCTCTTTTTTAACCGGTCGATATAAAACAGTCTTATCGTCGCACAATTGCAAAAAATCCCGATCATTGGATACAATGACCTTTTGCCAATCTGCATAGTCGGGCATTTGCGTGACATAAGAAATAATGTCATCGGCCTCCGTTTCTGGTATCAAAACCTGAATCATGGGAAGACAATTAAGATATTCAAACAAGCGGGTTTGTTGCCAGATTTTATTTTCCAACTCCTCCGCTTCAGTAAGATTACGCACAGATCTATTAAGGCGTATCGGTTTCCGACCCTCTTTGTAGTTCTTGTCCATTGTCTTGCGTTTTTTAGAGCCGTTAGGCCCATCCCATGCAATAAAAACACTGTCTGGCTTAATTTCTCTGATAAGCTTTTGGATGATTTTTAAGAAACCCTTAACACCTCCAATTGGTTGCCCATTTGTAGATAAACTAGGATCAACGATATAGGCTCTCAGGTAAGCATTTAGGCCATCGATAATTAAAAGTCTTTTCATTTTTCATTTCCGTATTGGATCAGTTCGTAAATATTTTTCCACGGATCACTTTTGTAAACAGAAGTGGTGCCGTCTCTATGTTTCTTGGTTTTTTCATTAAGGTCGAATTCTTCAACCTCAAATGCAATATGGGCAGGGTGCTGTGTTTTGGTTACAAACGCTAGCTTGATGTTCTCAAATTGAACCACGGCCCATGTCTCATCAGAATACAGGAGGCTTGCGCCAAATTGGTCACAATACCATTCGGCCGACTTTTGTGGCTCAGGCGTTGTCAGAGCAATGTGATCGATCTTATTCATGCGGCCTTCTCTAATGAAAGCTTGCGATATTCTAGCAATGCAAGTTCTTTGTGCTTGGCCTCGATCATAACATCGAGATCGTGGCCATAGTCGTCAAAAGGATTGCGAATCATGTCTGAGTGTGCTTGTGGTTTGATCTTGGGATTGTTGTGCTCGACGGAGCGGGACTCAGCATAGTGCACGACGGGCTTGATGTCGCCCCACGTAGAAAGGGCTAGCTCAAGCGCCTCTTGCTCAGACTGGCCGCCGGGATGCAGCATGTGATGATGATAGTCGAACACGATAGGTATGCCAATGCGCTTGTACACGCCGTCATATAATTCCTGTGTGGAGTAAAGTGACGGCTTGTCATCGTTTTCGACGGTGAGGCGGGTACGAACATTTTCCGGTAGGCGCTCAAAATTTCGACAAAAATTGTCGAGAGCAAAAGGCTTGTCACCGTAGGCTGCACCGACGTGAATATTGAGCTTGGCATACGGCGTGCGTGGCAAACCGATAAGGTCAAACAAATCGCCATGCACAGTCAAATCAGTCTTGGTGAGCTGAAATACTCGCTCCTTGGGCGAGGCTAATTTATTGAACGGGCCGGGGTGTGATGTAAGGCGCATGTTATGTTGGCGCGCAAAATTACCAGCGGATAGGGCCGCGGCATGGATAGCGCCAAAGTTGGGCATGTCCTGTAAATTGTACTCGCTAGCCCACGGAATGATGTCTGACGACAATCGGTAAAAGTAAATATCGTTAGCAAGATTCCATTCAAGGATCTTGCGTAAATCGCGCAAATTCTGCAGAGCTAGCTCTGAAGCATATTCGACACCTTTTTCTTGAAAGGTGCGCTTGATCATAGTGCGATTGGTTGTGATGCGCTGGGACTTGGGACGATTTGAAAATCCCATATTAATACATGCGTAGCCATAGTTTCTCATAAACGAATACCTCCCTCAAGGTTATATACTATTATAACTCTGGGGGAGGCAAAAGTCAAGCACTTTGTGTTGTTTGATCTGCAGATTCATCCTCGTAAAAATCTGATGCTTTTCCTTCTCGCAGTTCGAATTTAAGAACCACCTCTTCGTCCATTATGCTCAACACCCTCTCTCTGAAATTTTCATCATTCATAATAATATCAGCCCATCGAGATGGTTGAAACTTCTTTGTGGTGTTGTTGCCCATATCAAGCGTGTACCATGCGCCGGACGAAGTCAGGTGCTTGGATCCCTTAATTGCGTTAAACCAACTTTCTTCATCAAGAATTCTAACGCTGTCAGACCACATGATTCTAAAGTTACAGTTGCGGCCGGCAGTACCAAACCTCGACTTTTCGATCTTGGCCTTAACTTCGGAGCCAATGCGAAACCCATTCTCATCCTCAATGTATGATGACTTTGCTTTTCGTCCAGTCAACCAAATTCGCAAAGAATAAGCATAGTGCATCGCTTTTCCGCCGGGCGTCATATATGGAGTTGTCATTGCCTCAATACGTGCCATTGGGCCTTGCGGAATATTCGTCTTTAATTGGTTTAGTACCAAAAAAGTCGACTGAGTGTCCGCGATTGGCACTGTGAGTTTTGACATGCCCTTGGCAAGGATTCTTGCCTTTACTGCCATGGAAGATTGTGGATTAAAATCACCCTCAACATCAGAAACACTTGGGGTCAAAGCCAGTGAATCCCAGATGAATAGCATCTGATTTTCATTATTTCCTAGTAGATCCTCAATCGTTTCAAGTACAAACTCAACAGAAACAGCCTGAACATACAGCAAGCTATTTAAATCACAACCAGCACGCTCAAGGAACGCCGGGTCGATTGCCGACTCAGAATCAAAATAGATAACGTCAATCCCCATTTTTTGAGCATTCGCAGCAATCTGCGCGGCCATATATGACTTGCCGGTCGCTTCAAGGCCGGCAATTTCCGAAACCTTGCCTACTGGAATACCCGCACGTTTGCCGCGGCAAATAATTGAATCAAGCCACCGAGAGCCGGTGGGGATCCATTGTTTAACTGACGTTGGGTTCTCATCAGTTAAATCATGTGCTACATTTTGGCCGGCCTTCTTGTTGATGAGCTTGCGCATATCAGACATAGAAAGCTTTCCGGCCTTTACTTTTTTAGCTCTTGCCATAAAATCCTCTAATTGGTATAAAAAATGAGGCACCTGTTCCCCGTGCCTCCCTGCGGGACTAGCACATTAGCCAGCCAGTAGCTCGTCAAAAGCAGCGTCCACACTATTTGTTTCTTTTTCGTACTTGTGGGTCTCGCTTGATCGCTGCTCTGCACTGGCGTCTCCTGACAAATATTCGTCAAGGATTTGGTCGATCTCCTCCGGAGTCGAGCGTTTGAATAGTGCCATAATATCAGGCACACTATCCAAGAGGGCAGGGATTCGCTCCTGATCCTCCAGAAGTGGCGACGTTGAACGTCGCATCTTCATGCTAGTTTGAGGGTATGCGCCGGGGCGCGTTGGCTTGGTATATGTCACTGCGATGTCCGTGCCCTCATCGGCATCTGTGATATCTCCGTACTCGGGATCCAATACATATCCCAGCAAAAGCTCATAAGCCTTCTTGCCGTAGCCGTAAACCTTGACACCCGCATCCTCGTCATCGCGAGAAATTACCGGTGAAAAGTATCGGGCCCGAACAAACAAGGACTTGGCCAGCTTCTTGCTTTCTTCATCATTGTTGTCGACGCCTTCACGCCACACTGAAGAAGCAAAGTCGCAAATTGGGCAACGATCGCCGAAATTGCGTTTTGGGCACATAATGCCGCCCTTATAGTTGGGCACATTATAGTGAAAGTGAACCTCCTTGAAGGGGTCCCCATCGTCTGTTGGTACGATTCGGATGATAGACTCGCCCTCTGGTGGGCGCCAGAATACATCCGACTTGTTGTTTTCGTTTTCGCCCCGAAGGGTTGAGAGCTTTTCTCTCATTAGTTCCATGTTGATTGACATTTAATTTTCTCCTTTTGTCATTTTGTGCTATTGCACGTATAGTATATCGAGCAAATGTTCCCGATATCTAAAGCTATTATAACCACTATTTGTGGTAATGTAAAGTGTTATTTTATGTTTGAATAAAGTGTGTTGAATGTTCACAATAAGCTAAGTCGTAATCATACTTAGTTGGATAAATTGCGTATGAAACATCAATTTCGCCATCTTCTGATTTGTTGCTTATATTGGTCAAGATTTTAGTATACAGCCCTTCGTCACTTTCTAGTGTTTCTTCATTTATACCTATATAATATCTCTTTTCCCTAACGTTGTCAAGCTCAAAAAACAACTTTTCTTCAAAATCTTTCATTGCAACAATGCCAAAGGTTCGGATCCTAGATATGCTTTGTGATTCATGAAGTTTGCCCAGCATTGGCTTTGAAAATCTAAAAACATTCATCATGTGAATCGAAGAAACAATTGTACTATTGATGCTGTCCCAATAGTTTTTTATTGGAATTGAGCCAAGAATGCTTTCAAAATTGTAATTATTGATTACATTTAATGAAACAAACAGCCCCGAACGTGTATACTCCTGTAATATATTAAATATGGCGCGGTTCTGGAGTTTCTTTTTGGCTGTTAACAGCTTGACTTCGGGATGTAAAAAGAAGACGCTGATTTTGTGATCTTTTACTTGCTCTAAAAGGGCCAGCGTTGCGTTTGCCAGCAAAGAGTCACCAGCAATTATAAAATATATATCATTATCAACTTCACTAAAAAATTGTTTTAAATCTGGTGTGTTTTCTTCGATAAATTCGGGCTCCATATTATCTGGTCGCCATTGATATTCGTTTTTGCTTTCTCCCTTGACGTCGCCAACTTTATAAATATTATACTGCGGGTAGCCTGCGAACTTTTCCGCTACGTTAATTCCGGCGGTACCAACTCCAATCACACTGATCATAGGTTTAGTTTCCTTAAATCACCGAAGTTTTTGCCAGCCTTAACAGTTGTCGAAAACTTGTCCAATTTGTTATTGGAGAACAGTTCGACTAACTCTGGTATGTGGCCTTTATCCTCATTTGCCATATCAATCACAATCTCATCATGCACGGAAAATGCAATTTTTGATTTTTTATCTTTCAAAAAATTATGAATCACATTCATGCGATCGGATATAGTGTCGGCACACGTACTTTGCAGGCAATAATTTAATGCCTTCTCTTTGTTGACTTTGATCCGCCTGCCATAGACGGTTTGAAGCTCCCCGTCGCTCCAGTACTTCTCAATAATTTTATCACGATCGTAGAATTCAGAACTTACATCATCAGACTTGGGGTTATAGAGCCATGCAAAAAATCTCTTTTTAGCTTCATCGCGATCGAGTGTTTTATCAAATATATTTTTTGCATTCCATTCATGGATGTCGTGCTCTGGCTGTTGTTCCCCCAAAAGGGACAGCAGCGTTCTGACTTCGGCTCCATTGTAATCCAAAGCCAGTAGCCAATCATTTTGTGGCTTAATTACCCCCCTCAAGGCTTTCGGCATTGTCAATATTGGAAAAGAATCTGGGGTGTTAGTAAACCGGCCTGTTTTTGTTCCGAATATGTTGTATGAGCAGCGTTTTTCGTATTTTTTCAAATTATGAAGATAGCCCTTCATAGCATGCGAGAGGCTAGCCTTTTGAATAGAATTATAATCGATGTTTAGTTGCTGGTGTTTTATGTCGTATACTGTTTTGTATGTTTCGCTCAAGAAATCGTAGTTGTCGGGTTTATCATAATTTTCAAAAACATGCTTTGTGATGTTGTTTCGAACATTAAAGAATTCCTTCAAAAACCCATGAGGTACCAAATCATACAAACAATTGTCATATAATGAAACTTTAGCTATTTGAAAGGTTTTCAAATATGCCTCAAACTTCTTTTTCACGCGCTTCCAATCGCCCAGCAGGTGCTCGGGGCATACTTCGGCCAATTGTTGACCGTTTGCATAAATATATGCATATTCAACATCCATATTGTCCAGATAAGCTGCGTATTTCCACGTTTTGGTTAAATTCTCCGGTAGCTTATTGAATATAAGCTCCCCACCAGAATAGACACCAACACAGCTTTTGTTGTCATCAATAGCTTGAAATATCACGTGCACCCCTATAAATTGCCATGTTTAGTTTATATTGCTCTTCTTGGGTCAGACCTTTAGCAAAATTATGATAGGATCCAGATTCACCGGAAACGTCACAAATTGCAATCTCCATCATCCATAATATATCCCTAATGGGTAGTTTGTCAACCATTTTTGAAAGATTGTTGTATAAAATGTGTAAATTCTCTTCATTTAAGATTGAATTTGATTCGATATTTCTCAATCTAAGATACAACCACAGCCAGTAATGAGTTGAATAAAGCTTGGTAGCATATTGAATCGTTATCTCTTTGCGTGTTATGCCCCTAATCATCGTTTCACCATTCGAGCACATAAAGGGCTCAGTATCATAAGGATTAAGAGCAACAAAAGAATTATACATGCCCACAAGCGTTGTAATAAGCAACTCAAATCCGTCCGGTGCTGCTATATCGTAATATGATGTGAGCACAATGTCAACATGCTCTAGATCACTATTTACAGCCGGTCGCACATCGTAATTCTCCATATATCTTTCCATCTGGGTCGATCCAAGATCTGCAATCATTCGCCATGGCGCAGATGCGTCAACATAGAATCCGTGTTCGCGCGCATTGTTTAAATAAAATTCAAAATTGGGACTAGAAATAAATGCATCAAACTTTCTTTGATCGTCGTCATAGTTTAAGCTTGATATTTCGACCACCAGCCCACTAACCAAGGGCGAACAGAATCTGCTTTTTATAAAACCAGATCGAGTGACAGGTATTTTGTCGGCGAATTGATAAAATAAACCCTCTACAGTTCTCATAAAATCTTGAAAATTTTTAATTTGTAAATTTTTATCAAAAACATGCTGATTTATTGCATTAAAAATGTTTTGTCGATGTTTGGCGTACTCTGCGTCTGCACTTATGTGACCCTTGTATGGCACAATATTACTTAAAAATGTTTCATTGGTGGCTAATTCACCTTTATATTGTTTTTTTCTAAAAGCTGCTTTAAAGTCCGCAAAAGCATCAGCAACAAAATTAACCAATCGTATTTGTGATTCACTGCGGGATTCAAGGCTTTTGAGTGAGGGTCCGGTAAGCGCTTTTGGTCTCAAAATTATAGGGGCGGGCAATCTGGCAACCCTACCATACAGTTGAAATTCATACAAATTGAAAAATACAAAATTTGCATATCTTTCTGAATAGTCTATCAACAGGTTGTCTGTGTTGTATATGGTTTTTTCATTGAATATACCCCGTGCGTTTACTAATCGATTTGATCCTTTAAATGATTTTGCCATTTTTTATTCTCCTATTCATCGGGCAGGCGCGTATACCGTTTCTCGCCTGTTCTCGAATTTTCGACGTACCCAACAACATCGCCGGCCTGTGCCTCGTTGGGCGTCACGACGATGCCGATCCGGTCGAACTTTCCTCTTTCGTCGAGGCTAACATTGTCAATTTGTTTTGGTAGAGATTCGCAGTCTTCTGCCGCTTCGGCCATCACAGACGGCGCCAATTCAGGATCATGGCGGCCGCCTCGTGCAACCCATGTGGCATATAGCGTTGTTTCGTATATTCCGCTTGTGATTTTACTGGCGGTCTTTGTAATCATATAATATCCGCCCATTCCGAGCTGCCAAGCGAGACTGCCGTACCCATCGTCTCCTTTATCATCTTGTGGTGATCCCATCATTGAACCCAAACCGCGTGGGTCAACATATATGTACGATCCCGGAAAATAATTTAAATTGCCAAACATGGTAATCGTTACCGCATAGGGTTCCCTAACTTGAGCCAAGCCTTCGTAACCCTCTTGTTCAAGCATCATTTCTTTGAAATATTTCTGTTCGGCTTTTTGAAATTGTATATTTTTAACCATACCCTCGCCGCGGCCGATTTCAAAATGAGGAATACCGACTTGGGCATCGTTCACATAATGACCTTTTCTGTTGTGGGGATAGGCGCGAGAAGCATAAAATACAATATATTGGTATGTCGGCTTGCTTTCTGTGGCCAGCTTATCTACGGAATCTGAGGTTCTAATCAGAGCCCGTGAACCTTTTTGAGTTATTTCATCTATGTCGATTCTTTTCATGCCGGATTTGGATGCTGCCATGGTGGCCGGGTCGGCGCCTCGAACTGAGGCTAGCCCAGAAAGATAACTGACTCGGGCATGAACTTTTGAAATTGCTGAAGATCCAAAACACTCGGCATCCCCAGCAGTTGTAAGAATACTATTCATCAAGTCTTTGACAAAATTACTCAATGGATATTCAGGCTCTCCGCCTTTCGAGATTACTTTGCCCATAAACCATTCCACAAAATAATCAATAGATACCGGGACGTCTGCCATGTTGGCCCTGTAAATTGCGCCTGTTTTTGGTTCCACTAATTCGATATCTCCGGTCAGAATTCTTAAACCTTGGAAGGAGTGAGAAAAAGATAGAAAATCTCCATCAACATCCGGATTGCCTGATGCTATATTGTGTGCGTCCGAGGTATATTCAGAAATGTTTCCAAGGCCTGCGTCGAGCAAGTCGCCAAGAAAAAAGAAGGGCAGTATGTATTCCTTGTTTGATGTGGGGCGACGAATTAATCCAGTTAAATTTTCAGGTAAATCTTTCTTTTTATCATAGGCATCTATTATATTAAGGATGTCTTTTTCAACATCATTTTGGACAAAGTTTTCACCTTCTTCTATCTCAAGTGAGTCGTCTTCAGCCCATGGGCCTAGCTTATTAAAACTATCTAGGGCCGCCATGGGTATGATATGATAAAATATCTTTTTTTCGCTTCCTAATTTTTCCAATAATGTTTTCAAAGCAGTCTTTTTGTCTCTCTCTGCTTCCAAGGATAATTCTTTTTTCAATTTTGATTTTTCTTCCGAGGTACAGTCAGATTTAGAAATTATTCTAAGGGTGGACTCTCTTTTTAAGTACTTTTCCATTAAATCGGTATTTGTTAGAACATTTGCATACTTTGTTGAAAAAGCCGCATCAATATATGCCATATAATCAATATCGAAAGTAACCCTGCCCAGATCATCAACGTTAAATGTGTGAGAAACCATTGTTAAATTAAAGATCACAGAAGAGTTTTCTATCGCTGTTCTTAACTCCTGATCTTTAAACAGCTCCTTATCCAAGCCAGATCTAGGTACTGACCAACCAGCAATAACTTTGATCCTGTAGCTTTCAGGAAATGAGTCCCGGTTTGGATCTTTTTTTCCGCCGGAGGCGCTGCTGGTTCTTAGTGCCAAGTCAACATATCTAAAGGTTTGCCCAGAATTGCTCCTTCGAATTCTAATTATGTCGTTAAATGAATCGAAATGCATGCTTAGCTTAGCTTTTATCGCTTTTTTGGCTGTAAAAAAGTTACTACCATCAAAGGTTATGTCAAAGCTGTTTAGGCCGGATCCGGCGCCGCGGGCAGAGCGACTTTCAAAGACTGTCATGTCGGTTCGGGTTACGTGTGTGTCAAAAAGTATTTCGTTATGCCGTTCGGTACCATTCGGCAATCTATGTACCTTAAATATTCTCAGTAACGGTATCAATGCCGATATCTGTGCTGTCGTTAGGTTATTTAATTCTTCGCTTTTTGAGTTCCCGATTAATTTATTCATTAATCCAAAGGGCTCACCTACAACGGGAATTGAGGTATTTGAAACTCCGTCAAAATATGGTAATTTTCTACTACGATCAACCTCATCAACTACGTATCCGGAATGAAGCGTTGCGCTAAATTTTGCAAAACGTTTTATGCGACTCAACAAATAGCACTGTTGTCTGAATCTCTGTTGTTGTCCGTATGTCTTCCCGGCAACTGTCCCGGCAACACCTGATGCCGCGCGGGATCCGGCCGGTGCACCGGTGGCGGCCGTGGACGGGCGCGTTTTTGGCGCAAGACCCATAGCCGCAGCCATTGGGCGGCCTTTTTCCCCATACCAAGCCGGATACAAAGGCGCAGGAACATAACCTTCAGATGGTTGCTCTCCGGGCTTAAGAATCTTGATTCCTGCGTCTTCCATGGACTTGTTGCTTTTAGCTACGGTTTCATCATAGGCAGCAAGGGTTTTCTCTGCGTCTATGAGTTCTTTATGTGGGGATTCTGTCTCGGGTATGCCTAATGCTGTAATTTGCTCCCGTGTTCTCGCTAGCGTGTCTGAGTAGCCAACCCAACCCATATCGCCCGTTGCAATCTCGTCAATATAGCCAGAATTCGGAGAACCGTTGTACTTTTGGATTGCAGTGGAAAGATTTGTTTGGTATGTATCAGCTAGGGCACGTGCCGCATTTTTGCGCTCTGTTTCTTCGCGGGCCGTTTGCCTCTGCTTCTCGGCGCTGGCGCCGTAGTTATATCTCTTCCCGATATTTGACCAAGTAACTGGTGCCCCATTATCACTCATAACTAATACCCTAGCATGTCATAAACCCTGCTAAGGGGGGTTGGAATATGAATCACTTCGCCCGGAGACATGTGAGCTTCAGTTGGCGCCGTATTAAACCATGCAATTATCCACCATAAACTTGCTTCGCCGTAAAACTGATCGGCTAGCCTGTAGAACCTGTCTCCTGCTGTCCAAACATGCGGAGTTAGATTAACCAACGAACGATCATATACAGATGGGTGTCTTAAATTTGCGGAGTTGTAGTGTTCCACTATTTTGATTTTTCTCCGATCTCTCAATTCGTCATAAACTTCGTTGTCATTCGTAACGACTGTTCTGTTGCTATATCTTCCCATCTCAATTTTCCTTTATTTTTTATTGGCCTTGTTTCTTCGTATTCGTCTTATTGCATTGGCCGTATTGTAGTCATTCTGGGGGTTGGTTCCAAAGCCGGGACTCCACGGTGCGTTGTTCTGGCCGGTATGATCGCGGTTGTATGGCCAATCAGCACTAGAGCCTCGGCTCCTTCGGCCAGTCTCCCTGTTCCCTCTTCTGTTGAAATAGTCTTCGGCGCCTCTGGCAGCGGAAGCTCTCATGTTAGAACACCTTCCGCCTGCGCATGCGGCCGCATCATGTTTTGCCAGCGCTCTTCCAAATAATCCATTATATCTCGCTTGAGCATTTAAAATATCAGCTTCTTTATCGCGAAATTCGCGTTCGGACTTGATTAGACCATCTATGTCATCTTGCGTAAGGCCCGCTTGAAAATGAGTCTCACCATCGTTTATACCATATGGCCAATTGCTAGATCCGTCACTAAAAGCTGCTGATTGCGCGCCGCCGGCTTTACCGGGGGTGCGAATAATTCCGTTTTCGTCCCATCCAAGCGGTATTTCGTGAACTGGAGCAAATGTTATATCGACTTCTATTAGTTTTGGTATAATTGCCCCTTGGCCGTGAAAAACACCAACATCTGTATCTAAATTTAGATTCACGGTGACGCTGGTTATAGCACCCAACAGCCCAGTTGGTGTGCCGCCCTGTATTCCGCTGCGGCCGACAGTTTGTCTGGCATATGAAATTGCCGACCTTACTCGGGCGGTACCGCGCGTGCTTGGGCCAACGACACGGTACCCATGGTGACTTTTAATGTTGATTCCCGGATCACCCGAAGCGTGTCTTGAAACCATGTTCATAAACTGCATTCTGACAAGCGGAGATTGCACCAGATGCGTGCGTGAGGGGCCCGCGGTATGGTGTGTTGCGCTATATCCCGGATATAACATCTTTAAAAACACCTGAAGTCTGGCTAAGTTTTCCACTGCCTCGCTTAATGTGGCAGCGGGCACCTTCCATCCGATAGATATTTCTCTACTTGTATTCTTATAGCCGTACACTGGATCGTGTCTGCCGAATATAACCTCTGTATTCCAGTCAGAGCTGTAAGTTTCCACAAAATTGGTGATAAAAGCCTTGAAAGGAATATATGTATTTGTTCCAACATGTTCAAATCCCAAAATAGAGCCCTTTAGGTTGGCCATGGCATCGGATCCATCCATATATGGCTGGACCATGGGGGCAATGCCCGGGAATTGAGAACTACCTGCCGGAGTGCTAATTGAATGCATTTCTCCAGTGTCTGTATAATACTTAAGGGCGTCAAATAAGTTAGCCATCTATCCTCCTCCTTCTTCGTCGCCGGGTGACGGATATCCGGCTGCAGCATAACCTGCCGCCATCCTATAGGGATCTCTTCTCAAAGATGGATCACGCATTCTTTTATTATAGTATTTGGCATCGGCGCGTTTAAAAACGCCCCCCATGAAGCCAGCATGCCTGACTTGGGCAATTTGCCGGGCGGCTTCTTTATCAGCACGCTCCTGAAGAAGGGCAACCCTATCACTTTGGGCGCTAGCCATGGCATCAAGAGTCTCCCCTTGCAGCATTGGATCAAAATCTGGGCCTATTCCGTACGGGAATGAAGAATGAGCGGCCAACGAAGTTTGCATTTTGTTGCCGGCATACCCAGCATATCTGGATTTGTCGAAATCTGAAAAACCACCCATCGCGGTGGATTTGTGTAATCTATACGAAGGAAGGGCATTGCCGTTGCTATCGCGCTCAGGAACCCACTTGTCAGATGACATGTTCCAGCCAAGAAGACCTTCGTGAATCGGATTAAATTCCATAGTTATTTCTATCAGCTTTGGAACAATAGCTCCATCGCCATGGAAAACGCCAGCATCTCCTTCGACATGATGGTTAACCGTGATGCTTGAAATAACACCCAGAAGACCCGTATCGGTGCTGGTTTCAAATGTAACACTTCCCGGGCGTGCGCCGCTAGCACGATCGGCGCGCATACCTAGGCGCCGGCGCATATTGCGCGGAGTGCCGATGCTGACTGTGGGGCTGGTTGGGCCTGCGTTGGTTATCATGTTGGTAAACTTTAGTCGCACTAACGGTGGCGACGTCATGCCTAATGCATTGTACGCTAGATCTTTATCGGGGCCGGGATTTGTGTTATAGGAAGGGTATTGGTACCTTATAAGGTTTTGAACTTTTTCTAAGTTTTCGATGCCTTCAGCTAAACTGGCAGCCGGAATATTCCAGCCGATTGAAATGCTCCTTTGTGTGTTGCGAAATTGCAACAAAGGATCTGGTCGACCAAACACGGTCGCCTTTTCCCAGCTAGAATCATAATTTTCATTAAACTGAGTTATAAAGGCTTTAAAAAATACAGAATTTCCAGATGGGATATGTTTGAACCCAAGTATTGAATGTTTAAGATTCGCTAGATCATCCGAGCCATCGCTAAATGCATATGTGGCCACGCCCGGGCGCTGAGTACTGTTTGTTCTATGAACTTCGCCAGTAATCGAGGCGTACTTATTCGTATTAAAATTTGGTATGGTTTCGTCTGCCATGGCTCTCTCCCTCTGTTATAACTACTATCTTTTCAAATAATTGTTTAATTTAAATTGTCTTTTAAATGCGTTCACCCAGTACCGGTACCTTGCTTGATACGGCCTTCAAGATGTTCATATGTAACTGGCTTGCCTCCCAAGAAGTCTATTGTTCCTTGTCGATCTAATTGAACCACGATATTGCCGGTGCCTGCCCCTGCTGCGGTGTGGGTACTTGGCGCGCCGGGAAGAGATCTGGCAGCAGTTCCAGCGGTCACAACGGCTGCCGCGGCGGCACGACCGCCCGCTTCGCCGGCGCCCACAGTTACCGCCATCACTTTTTGGACTATTGCCGCCTGCAGGTTGGGGAAGCCTTCTAGTTTTTCTAGCTTTCCAAGGGCAGTAGTAAGCGCTACAACACCGCCGGCTAAGCCAAGGAATGCCCCAGCAAGGCCGCCCAGTGGCAGGATGGCTATTCCAGCAGCATAAGCAAGGAGTGGTAGGGCCGCGGCCATGGCGCCGATACCCACTGCTAAGTCTAAAGGATTAATATTTGTAAACAATTCACTCAGCGCTCCAACAAATAAAGACATTCCTGCTGCGGCAAGGCCAATTCCCAAACCTACTAGTCCGACGGCGGCGCCAAGCATGAAAATTAGTGGAACCGCCGGTGCCGCGGCTATGGCTATCGCTGCCAATGTGCCAACGAGGAGGACGAACCCAAGCATCAGGGCTCCGACAGCCCATGCTGCTGGTCCTGCAGCTTCTCCCAAGCCTGCAAATGAGGAGATCATCTCGGATATTCCTAATGTTGCAAGGGCGACTCCGGCGCCCATCAAGACCATGGCACCGCCCATTGCTAACATCGGGACTGACATCCTTCCTATAGATGCTGCGGATGCATCTGATACTCTGCCTAGTACAACTATGGCCAAAGAAAAAGCTACCATGCCTTCTAAGAAGTTGGAGGCAAATTGTTTTTCAAACAGAATATAAGCCAATGCACCAAGTGCCAATGAGAGTACAAAGGCGACCTTAGACCATTTTCCTGAGCTTAAGGCTGCAGCCGTCTGCGCACCAGCAAGGCCCCAAGCGGCGAATTTCATGCCTACCATTACACCAATCATACTCTTCATCATTTTTATGTTTTCTGGCTGTTTGACCCAATGTATAAATTTTGCAAATCCTTTGGCTAGCTTAACCATGTCTGGTGCTAGCTCAATAGCAATTGTTCTCAACTCGGACATAAAGTCTTTAAGTTGTTGTTGTTCCCGATAATACTTGGCCCAATCTTCAGAAGTTTTGTTGGCCGTTTCTCCGAGAAGGTCAAATTCGCCGCGCATCATCATAGCCAATTCACCAACAGAAGAGAACCCTATGGCTTCAGCTATCGCTTTCTTTTCAAAGTAAGCCATTGTATCGAAAGATTTACCTGCAGCATCTAAAGCATCTTTTAACATCATAAATCTTTCTGACGGGCTTCTCGCCATCATAAGATCTAGTGCGTTTACAAAGTCTCCACCAAGCATGGCGTTTAGGCTACCTACAGCTTTCGCTGATCCCTCAAATGTATCAAATTGATCACTAATTGAAATTAATCTTTGCATTTCAATTCCTGTTGCTTTCTGAATACGGGTCAAGGCTCTCATTTCTTTGCCCATGCCTTTACCCATCGCTGCAATTGAGGGGACTACCGAGTCCATCGCTCCAATGATAGTTGAAGGAACCATTCCAATCGAAGCTGCGTAATGTCCTAATTGTGCTGCATTCTCAGCGGCCGCCACACCTGAAAGGCCCATTATTCTACCGCTGACCTGCGTTGCTTTAGAGAAGTCGCCAAAAGAAACACCCGCTTTTTGCGCTGCCATGGCTAAATCTTGTATCTGTGCTCTTGCTGCTGGAGTCATCATTGAAAACTCACTCACGGTTGTGAAAAGCTCCGAAAATGATTCCTGTACTTGGTCTGTGGTGTAACCTAGCTCGACAAAACTCTTGGCCACATTCTGTGCTTCGGTTGCCATATCGGCACTCATCCCGGTTGTCATTCGAAGATTTACCCCTACATCATATATTGATATAGCTAATTTGGCAGCCACCATGAAGAGAGCAGTAAGAGACTCAATGCCTTTGTTTCCAATGCTGTCCAAGATACCAGCGAAACCGCCCATCGCCGCAGACATTTTTTTCAAGCTATTTTCTTGGAACATCATTAAAACAAGATCTTTGGCGAAAGATGTGTGTGTTTTTTGGCTTATACCCAAAACACGAGCCAGAGTGTTGCCAACTCTTGTGCCGGCATCTGCTTGTTCATTTAAAACATCTAGCTTTTCAGTAGCAACTTCTAAGTCAGCTTTTGCAGCCCTAATTTGTTGCAGGTACTGTGCGTAAGTCAGCTGACCTTGTTTATACTGGTCTTCAATTTTAGCCAACTTAGAGGCTTCTATTTCTTTATTCACCTCTGCTAAATCAACAAGGTCTTCAAAGCTTTTTTTATGGGCCTCTAAAATTCCTTTCTGTGTATTAAGCTGGTCTATTCGCTCTTGAATTTCTGTTGAGTTCTTCTCACGAAGGCCCAATATTTCTCGGAGAATGACGCGCTGTTCGTTTAGCGACTTGTTCACTTCCGATTCAGCGATATTGTGTTGCGCTAGAAGATCAAGCTGTTTTTGCTCTAATTGAGCGCCTTCTTTTTTCGCTTTCTTGATCTCTTCTAAAGCGCTTAGAAGCTCTTGGGTTCTTTCTAATTCTTCTTTAGTAAAGATTTGCGACATTTACTAGCTCCTATTTAAAGGGCCACTTTAGCCCCGTTGCTCTTTCAAATTTTCTAACTGATTGGGTTAGAATTGACTTATCTTGGAGAGTTCTTGGATCGTCTAGTCCAAACTGCTTGTAGGAATCCAAATATCTTTTTTCTTGCGCAAGAGCGTTTACGAACGATTTAACCTGAGTGGGGTGGCCCTTAATTTTTACAGGGATCGGGGAATCATTGAACATGTACTTAAGAATACTCTTGACAGCAAACCCAAACATTTTTAAAAAACTTTCGTTTAAGGTGTCATTCGAGCACTCGTTAAAATCGATAATAATGGGTTGCAAATCATCCGACATATTAAAATTCTCCTGAATCAGTAGTAATTAGTTTAAACTGTAATAAAAAACCCTGAACACTTCAGGGTTTTATTGTCATGGCATTTTTGGTTGATTCTCGGGCGACAAAGTATACGTTTGGCGGCCGCGTCCGGACGAAGCTCCTTCAATTGCCTTCTTTTCATCTTCTAGCTGTTTTAGTAGTCTTTCTACAAACCACTTTCTCAGCCCAATTGGTAAATTGTAGGCTTCTGAAAAGCTCCAGCCTCCTGAATATTTTAAGAAAAAGAATTGCTCATAAACATTGAGCATATAATCATCGGTCAGGCCAAAAAAAGTCCGCGGTTAACGGAACCTCCATTTCCTGTTCATGATCGCAGGACGGACAAACGAAATTTTGTGTTAAATCAACATTTGGAGCTGTCAATTTATATGCCAAGCGAATTTGTCTTGCGTCCATGGATGGCATATTCTCAATAAAACCGTTTACATCAGCAGGGTTGTTGCTGCCGTTGACAGATACCACAAATTGTTTTAATTGTCGTGTCACGTTTTTTTCGCCTCTTTTTGACTTGCGATCCATTTCGGTGCCCTTGACGAGACGTTTCTCGTCCATCCCAGTAAGAAGCCTAAACTCAACTGTAACTCCAGTGGTTGGAAGTTGAAGCAAGAATGTTCCATTTTCTGTTGGCTGTACTGCCAGTGGATTATCGGGGTCTCCCTCAAAAATATCACATTGGTTCAAATTGAACGAATATTTTGTTGTTTCTGAACAGGCAGGGCATGTAACCGCCGTTCTGTAGTCGCTGCCGTATGCAGAAACTCTGGCTGCTACTATCATGGCATTTTTATCACCAATCAGCATGCTGTCTATGTTGATTTGCTTATTTACAATTATATTGCTCAAAACACGATCCAAAGCGACACCTTGCTTGAGCAAAGTTCTAGATGTTAAAATATCTTCCTCTTTTGCGGTCATATGTCGCACCTCAATGTGCTGCTGCCCGTGTAGCGGGTGGCCGGGAGGATAATGTTTACCTTTCGATGGCAATTCTACAAATTCAGTTGGAACTACATAAGAAAAGGTACTTTCTGTTTCTTGTTGAACGTTCGGGGGTGCTGCTCCCGCGTCTTGCATGTTGGCACCCAAGCGTTCGGGGTTATTTCGACTCAAATTTCACCTCTCAATTTGTTAGTCATATTAAACGGAGCTTCCGTCAGGAGTAAAGAAGTTGTTAACGCCTGTTCCGCCGGCTGTAACAGAACCAGCAGTGTTGGTCTCAAGGCGCGCCCAATCATATCTTAACACAACAGAAATATTTGTTAACTCATCGTTTCCATATTCTAAGTCGCCATATTTCACATCTTGAACCCAAGCATTCCAAAGGGTCCATTTTTCAATAGTTTGTCCAGTACCGTCAATCTGGGAAACAAAAACTTGTCCAAGCGAAGATGCGGCGCCGGCTTTTGACATGGTACCAAGAGAGTTAACATCGGAAGGGGGCGAATAGCCAGACTCCTGCACGATTGAGCTAATGGTAGCGGCAACGTCTGGATCGACCGGATCGACCAATTCAATTGTAATCTCGTTCCAAGTAACTGAACCGGGATAATAGAAGGTGTGGTTTAGGTACTTATGTTCCGCATTAGCGACCGTAAAACTCGGCTTATTAACCGACTTTGCGAACCAAAGTATAGGACCTCCCGTCTTACTGTCTACGTTCGAAAACTCAACCTTAAATCTAAAATTTCTTTTCGGATCTCTAAGGCTAGCGTCGTCTCCGAAATTTTCTGCCCAAAATGCCATTATGTTTGTAACTCCTTTCTAAAATAAGTAGTGTTGCAAGAGGAAAAAGACCCCTCTTATTTATTAATCATCAAATGATGCGCCTGTTGAAGCAACGACGAAGTCGATTGCAATAAATTCGATAGCCCTTGTCGGCTTAATCATTATTTTGGCATACAAAATGTTTTGATCAATCAGGTCTGGTGTGGTAGTAGACTCATCAAGTATAAGTCGGTATTCCGAAATTCCAAATCTAGCCTTAGTGTTCGCAAGGAACGGCTCGACTAATGCAATAAATCTATTCCACGTGGCTTCAACATTTTGGTCAAAAAGAACCCTTGTTGCCATTCTGGAAATCTGTTTCTTGAGATAAATTGTAAGCCTTCTCACATTAATGCGATCAAGTGCAGATTGAGTGTCTTGTAGGGTTTTCTGTCCAAATACTACAATTCCATTTGATGGGAAAGACGCAATTGGATTAATATTTGCTTCATAAAGCTTGTCTCTATCTTTTGACGTCAACCTATCGGAAACTGACAGTACCGGTAGGCCTGCGGCGCCTTGGCTTAAGCCGCCTCTATTGAATCCTGCTGGTGCGAACCAAAGTTCTGATTTTGCCTCCGAACTGGCAAAAACACCAAGCATCGGAACAGATGGTGGTACCCAGAATATTCGACCACTTGTCTCATCTTTGATTTGAACCCATGGGTAGAACGTACAGCCATAGCTGCTATCTAAGCCTCGATTTCTTAACGTCGAAACAGCATTTGATACTGTTCCCTTTCTCTCTGTTATGCTTTCTGTGCCTTCAGTGTCGGCCGTATAAACATTCTCGATATCAATAACCGCTAATGCATCGCCGCGATCTTCACATACGTTCATCAGATGTGTTGTAAGCTGGGCATTAGTTAAGCCGGGAACGGTGGCCAGATTCATCTCTACGAACTCTGGATCCGCCACGGTATCAATTGCTCTCTTGATTGTGTTAAAAGCATAGTTGTTGGTTTGCGTGGTGGTCGTACTAAAGCCACTGTTTCTAAGCGGCTCTGCTTCGGTAATATCGAAACCATCAAAGCCGCCGGCAAATGGCGCTGTAAACTTGTCATATCCTGCATCGAGAATACCTTCATAAGAACTTGAAACAGCCGTGCAAGACGTTCCTGCAACTCTAGAGCCAGAAGCATATTCAGCATCGTTGCCCTTTCTAACGATATCATCGAGCGTAAATGTATGTGAATACTCCATACCGGTCGATGTGGCTGTTAGGCCGGCCGGCAAGGCTCTAAGCGCCTCGGGGGTGCTCTGGTCATATGCGGTGCTGAATCGGTTGCGGCCTGTTTGGAATCCAAAATATGCTTTCCTTAAAGAACCCATGGTAGCGTCGGAAGCACTTACTCTTAATTGCGTAGCGGGGAAGCCAATTGAGGCCGTAATTCTCAAATCGCCCGGGAGAATGAGATTGGCGGAAGAGCCGGAGGGTGCCTCTTCGGCAAGGCCCGTGCCCTGTCGAATATAGTACTTAAACGTCCAGTCTCCTTCTGAAATATCATTGATGCCCTTAAAGAAGTGATACCCAGTGCCATCAGAGTTTCCGGCAGAATCTAGATTGAGATAATCAGATGGGAAAGAGCCCGATGGGGCGTTTCTAGGGTTTCCAGAAGCCTGAGCGGCATCGACGCCACTAAGAATAAGAAAATCTCTAGGCTTGGGTGGTCCATAATAGCCAAATGGCAGATAGACCGGATCTACAGATCCTTCTGCTACAGAATTAGCAACTTCAACGCGAACAAATTTAGATTGGTTCTTAAAGTCACCCTGCAGGCGTAATCTTCTCTCCCCTTCGTTCCAAGTGTAGTATTGATCTCCAATTTTTCTTGCGACATAATTTGGAGAAGACGGATCCAAGTTGCAGTTATCGAATCTTTCAATTATCTTTACAGCGTTATCGTTGTCTCTAATGTTTCTGAGAACGACCGAGAATGAACCGAATCTGTCGTTTTTGCTAGTCGATCTCTTAATTCTTTCAATTGAAACTTTAACATTTTTGTGTAACCACTCTCCATTCTCTAATCCGTGCAATCTAAAAAGCTGTGGTGCGCGGCTGTTGTTGTTTGGGTTAAATGTTGCGTAATCGGTGGTAAGGTCTTGTCCAATAAACCAACCAGCGACTGCATTTTGATAACTTTGTTGATTTGTGTGGTATCCGTACGATCCTGATTGAATTGCCACAATTGCACCCAACATTGAGCCTGAAAGTCCAAGTTTTCTGACTTGGTTTTCATATGTCTCACCAAGCCAGTATTTTTCTTGATTATCTGTTGCTGTAATCGTTGTGTTCGTTAATTGTGGGTTTGTATTAAATCTTTTACGAATAAACTTTTCGCTGTTATCATTAAAATTGAAATTTGTCTTAATAATCTGGCCCGGGGTATCGGCGGTGGCGTCTTGGACTATTACCGTAAACGTGTTGTTGTCAGAATCTAACGCGTCAGTATCCGAATGGAACCAAGCAGCTGAGCCAGTATGAGTCGAGGTGTCGCTAACGCCCCCAAAGCCTCTGAGGCTGCCTGACAAGACAATATTGTACCCCTTCTTCATATACCAAATGGCAGCCAATGTTCCACTAGCGACAGTAGTCGTAGAGGCCGAGGGGATCACAAACAGGCCATATGCTCCGCCGTTGTCTTCCGCAGTTGCAGATGCGTTATCCAGCTTCCACCCAGCTTCGCCGGCAGATGATTCATAATCGTCGTGCTGGGATCCCAGAAGCCTGACAAAAGTAACAGGGCCAACATTTGACCTCAAATATGCTTGAGCCGCAAACGGGCCATAGGTTGGGCCGATATAGTTTCCTTGTCTAGAGACGTCGTCCCCAGCGCCGCCGGCAATTGGATATCCAAAATTCTCTACAAATTGAGAAAAAGAATCTACCTTTACTGGTCGAAGGCCTTGACCTCGTTCAGATCTACCTATAACAACTGGTCCAATTACATCTGCTGTTCTGGGAATAAAAGAGTTATCAATTTCATTGATAAAGACTCCCGGCGAGACGAATTTGAAATTCTTTACTGACATACTTATGATTCCTTTCTGTTATTCATGTTTTTGTTTGTTCTGTGACATGTGTAAATAGTATTTCGAAGCTTGAAAAGCGTTTTGTTCTCTGCTGTTGAATAAAATGCCATTCTTTCAAGTTCCTCGATTAATCATCAAATGATGCGCCCGTTGAAGCAACGACAAAGTCAATTGCAATAAATTCAATTGAGCGCGCGGGCTTGATCATTATCTTAGCGTACAAGATATTCTGATCAATCAAATCTGGTGTTGTCGTCGAATCGTCTAAAATTAGGCGATATTCCGAAATTCCAAATCTGGCCTTGGTGTTTGACAAGAGCGGCTCGACTGCTGCTTTAAACCTGTTCCACGTGGCTTCAACATTTTGATCGAATAAGATGCGGGTGGCCATTCTGGAAATTTGCTTTTTAAGGTAAATCGCAAGTCTTCTGACGTTGATTCTGTCAAGTGCCGATTGCTCTGACTGCAAAGTTTTCTGTCCGAACACCACAATTCCAGTGTCTGGGAATGTCGCAATCGGATTAATATTCGCCTCGTAAAGAGCATCACGATCTTCGGAAGTCAACCTTTCCTGCACGGATAAGACTGGCAATCCTGCGGCGCCGTCTGAAAGGCTGCCTCTGTTAAAGCCGGCTGGCGAGAACCAAAGCTCTGATTTTGCTTCCGAGCTAGCGAAAACACCCAGCATGGCCACAGAAGGAGGCGTCCACAGAATTCTACCTGAAGCTTGCTCTTTGATCTGAACCCATGGGTAGAACGTGCATCCGTAACTGTTGTTTATTCCTCTGTTTCTCAAGCTAGTGATAGCTTGTGATACTGTTCCCTTTCTCTCTGTTATGCTTTCTGTGCCTTCAGTGTCGGCAGTGTATACGTTTTCAATATCAATTATTGCCAGTGCGTCACCGCGATCTTCACACACATTCATAAGGTGTGTTGTAAGCTGAGCATTAGTTAAGCCGGGAACGGTTGCAAGATTCATTTCGATGAATTCTGGATCGGCAACACTGTCAATGGCTCTCTTAACTGTGTTGAAAGCATAGCTATTTAGATTGTTTGAAGATATGCTCCATTGGCTGTTTCTAAGAGGCTCCGCTTCGGAAACATCGAAACCGTCATATCCGCCAAAGAATGGTGCTGTGAACTTATCGTAACCTGCATCCAGTACACCCTCATATGAGCCACTTTGGGCAGTTACGGAAAGATTGTTCAAGCGGGAGCCTGAAACCCAATAACCATCCGAGCCGGTCCTTCTAATATCATCCAACGTGAATATGACTGAATTGGCCACGACGCCCGGTGAAGTTGAAGTAACATCAGCCGGAAGGGTTCTCAGGATGTCTGGGATACTCGGGTCGAATTCTGTGCTATATCTGTCCTTGCTGGCTTGGAAACCAAAGTACGAATCTCTTAGATCTCCCATAGTCGCATCAGAAGCACTAACGCGCAAAGGAATTTCTGGAAACTCAATTGTTCCTGTAAGATCAAAGCGGCCGGTGTGAATAAATGCGGCGGTGTTTGGCTTGGGGTTGTTACCCATGGCTGCCGAGCCAGTGTGAGCACCACTCTTTGGGAATGGGAAACTGCTAGAGGCGTGAGCTGCAGTTCCAACAAGACTTCTGGCAATGCTTGATCCAGCCGTGACAAATGCGGACTTGCCTACATCATCACCACCTATAAGTGAACCAAAAGTCCCATCTGCACTGGCAGTGTAGGCTTGGTTGTGTGGCACATTAGTTCCACTTACAAACATAAAGTCTCTGAATTTAGGTGGACCATAAAAGCCGAATGGCAGATAAAGCGGATCTTTTCCACCTTCAGCAATGGCTTCGTCAACTTCAACTCTAAAATACCTAGACTGATTTGGATAATCACCTTGCAAGCGCAGCCTTCTCTCTCCTTCGCTCCAAGTGTAGTACTGATCTCCGATTTTTCTAGAAATAAAATTAGGCGATGCAGGGTTTAAATTACATTGATCAAATCTTTCCAAAACTTTAACAGCATTGTCGTTGTCCCTGAGTGATCTCAAGACAACCGAGAAGCTGCCATACTTATCGTTTTTTGATGTAGATTTTTTAATTCTTTCGATTGATATTTTCGCATTTTTGTGCAGCCATTCGCCATTTTCAAGACCATGAAATTTGAACAACTTGGGGGCGCGCAGTGGGGTTGCAACGCAGAAACTACCAACATCACTTTCAAGATCTTGTCCAATAAACCAGCCGGCCGTAGCGTTTTTGTAGCCCATCTTCATATCTTGCATGCCGGTTTTAGCGGAGCCAGACTGAATGGCGACAATTGCGCCATATGAGGAGCCTGTTAGGTTTAACTTGTTTAAGCTTCTTTCGTAAGTTTCCCCAAGCCAGTAATACTCACGATTTGCAGATGGAGTGATTGTCGCATTTGTCAATTGTGGGTTTGTATTAAATCTTTTACGTATAAATTTCTCACTGTTCGGATTGAGGTTAAAACTCGTTTTGTGTATTGTGGCGCCGGCGGCACTTTGAATGTGTGCGGTAAACGAATTATAGTCACCATCCAAAGAAGAGCTAGTGCTTCCAAAAAGTGCGGCGGCGCCGTCGAAGTCGGCCAGTAGGCGCCCATCACCATCGAAGCGAGGACCAGAGTAATCTGGGCCATAGCCCCTCAAGGTCCCACTCAAAGTGAGAGTATATCCTTCTTTCAAGTACCATACTGCAGCCAATGTACCCTTTACGGCCGTTCCAATCGATGCAGACGGAACCACAAGTAATCCGTAAGCTCCACCATTGTTGGCGAGCGTTGTGTTTAAATTGGCAGTGTTCCATCCAGCCAATCCTGTGCTGGTGGCATCATCGTGCTGTGCCCCGAGAAGCCTAACGAAAGTAACGGGGCCAACTTTAGCGTCCAAATATGCTTGTGCGGCCATTGGCCCATAAGTGGGCCCAATGTCGTTCCCATGACGAGAAACATCCATGCCGCGACCGCCGGCGATGGGATATCCAAAATTTTGAACAAAATCAGAGAAAGAGTCGACCTTTATGGGTCTAAGTGCTTGTCCGTGGGCAGATCTTCCAATAACAACTGGGCCTATGACGTCTGGCGTTCTAGGAATGAATGAGTTGTCAATTTCATTAATGAACACCCCCGGCGAAACAAATTTAAAGCTTTTTACTGACATATTTACGGTTCCTTTTTATAAAATGTATCTATTTAACCCATATTTGGTACTATAACATCTGTAAATAGTATTTCGAAGTTCTAAAAGCGCTTTGTTATTAACTCTTAGACAAAATGCCATAGTCGCGGGGAAATTCTCTTTCTTTATCGATGCTTTCATCGTAATCCCCAGCCAAAACACGCTCTTGGGGTTGTCGTAATTCGACTACGTTTTCATCAATTCTGACAATTGGGCGATCCCGGTCTTCGCCATCGCCTATTAAGTATCCTAAAACTCTGATTGTAATTTCGGTGATGAATTTCCTGTTGTCTTCACCCATGTTCGCAGTATTATTAGATTGAGAAAAGTCCGATTCGACAAACGCCTCGTATCTGTGGCCGTTTCTGTTCAGCAAGAAAGAATTAATTTGGCCCGGGCGAGTAATAAACGGCGTAACAAGTTCGTTCATCTGGCTTTGATATTCGGTCTCAATTGTTATTTTGTAATTTGCATTAATATAAACGGGAATTGGTATAGAAACAATTTGAATGACTAGTTTTTTTAAATTTTTGTGTGGGTAATGCTCCTGAATTGTGCCACCAGTTTGATTTGCCGGTCGAACAGCATCATTAACAAGGAATTCTCTCGTTTTGTCTTGTTTGATTCTTTTTGCAATTACAAAACGTCCAGATCTGCCATTTTTTTTATCGGAAAAAAGGTGGGCTTGAAAACCGCCCTTTCTGGCGGGATCTTTTGTTATGTTTGTCCTTTCGATAGTTATTAAGGGTAATTTTAAATTACCTGTTTCGTCTCTTAATTGTTTTTTGTTTTTAATCTGAAAGGCGCGCTCAGGGGTAACCCACAAGACTGGTACGGGCGACAAGCCCTTGTTGGTGGAAGCAACCGGTCTCAAATCTTCTTTTACCCAGCTAACCAAAGACTGATCAACAACTTCAATTGTTGAGGCATGCATGCCAATGTCTTGGAGTTTAAAATTGCCATATTGTGCGGGTAATTTCGCAAAATCAAAGTTCTTTTTAATCGGCATCGAATAATCCCTCTCTTGCTCTGACGCATATAGCAGAAATTTCAAACCTATTGTCTATTTGGCCAAAAAGTTGCCTAGGCTCTTTTAAAATGACAATTTCGTAAAAAGTCTTACCGTAAAGTATGAAGTCTCCCTCTCTAACAAAAAGATTTTGATCTTCTTCAAGTCTTCTTTTGTGGAAATTAACCGTGATTCTTGCCTCTTTGTCTAGTCCTATGTTTTCCGAGTATTTTGTCCCATATTCATTTAATTCAACAAGTGCGTAAACTCTTATTGGTGGTAAAAATGTTTTTTCAATGGCTTCGCCATATAATTCATTGAAATTTGTATGCTCAATGTCAATCGGATAATATAAAACCTGCTGGCCGATGATTTTTTCAATTAGCTCATCGTTTACCTTTTTTACTAAATCGCGCTCTTTTTTACCAGTGAATAACGGGGCTGGCGGTGCGTCTGGCTGTCTCCATTCATCTGACATCTAACTTATCCTACAAAAATCGGCAATGGGGAATTCTTTAAAACATTGGCGGCCGCTTCGCTAGCTTCATTTTGCGTCTTAGTCAGTTCTGTGTAGGTTAATTGATCGAGTATTTCCATCAATTTGTCCCTTAACTGTTGTTGCTCTTCTTTTGCCTGATTAACCAACTCTGGACCATTCAAGGTCACAGATTCTCCCGGAATTGGCAATGTAGCAAATTTACCTCTGACTTGACCCAGCATTTCTTTTGAGACCGCCAGTGCATATTTTCTAATCCATTGTTTACCTATGGAGTTGATGTTTTCAAAAGGTAGGTTATCGAATGGCAGTGTATTTAGGTTGTTGACGCCAACTATTCCCGAATTATAGTCATCATCGTCTACCCATGCATCTGTGGGGATCATAAATTTTACCCACATTCTATCGTTGTTTCCGTAATCACTTGGGGTGGGATGTAATCTGAGTCTATTGTTGATTAGTTCATATGAATAATGCGAGGTTCTTGTGTAGATTGAGTCTTCGTACATGATGGCCTGCATCTTGTTCTGCCAAGTCGGTATTATTTCAAAAGTTGCGTCATCGGCAAATTGTCCATATGTTGAATAGTTGCCAACAACGCCGACGCCGCCGTAATATCCGTAAAATCTCCACATTGCCCTTGGCGACTTATAAAAGACTCTCGTAATTAATACCTTTTTGCCTCCAACTTTGCCAGAATAAGGAACTGAGTCTCCCTTGTCATCAACTCCGGAGTTTGAAGCAGAATCAATAATATCTTGCAAATCATAATCTTGTTGATTTTCGCTTATGGCGAATGAGGCTGAATATTCTCTGATATTTCCTCCAATGGTTGCTTCCGACCCAAAACCCTCAGCCATTCGTCTGGCGTATCCAAGCTCAAATTTCGGATATTTCAAATTAACGCTTTCTGGGCCTGATTTCAATTCGCCTTTATGATCGAACGTACCGGTCGCGTCTCCTAGTGAATTAGCTAGCAGGTTTTTCGATTGATGTAAATTGACAATGTAAGAATACTCTAACACAGCCTCTTCATAGGCGGAGTATACATTTGCTGTTGTGATTTCAATGTCAATTACATCTCCACCGAGCTTCTTATAAACATAGGCCACTTGGGCTGCGGCGCCAGATATAAAATCGGCAGATCCCGTGTATATTCCGAAAGGAACTGACGCAGCTACATCATCGGTACTCCCCGTAGCGGTTAGTACATTTTCCGGTGTTGTTGATTTGGGACTTAAATTTGGTTTTGCCATGCATAGACGCCTCCTGTACTAAGTAGTTTTAAGATACTTAAAAATGAAAATCTCAAAAAATTGGCGGCGAAAAAAATTCTGGAATTGTGTTTTTTGAAGATTCGTTTGGTTTTGAGAAAGAAAAACCCCCCCAACCAAAAGGAAGGGGGGGATAGAAACTCTATATTAAAATCAATTAATATCTAATATTCTTATGCTGGCGTGATACCGTTGTAGTTGTTGTGAATGACGACAGAAGAGGCAGTTCTTGTGCTACCTGACACATACCAGTCGGTGCCATCACAGTCAAACTGAAGGTAGTCACCGACAGTCAAGGCGCCGCCTGAACCGTCCATCATAATCGCAGAAGTTGCATTTGTAATCTCTAAAATGGCTCCGGCAACCATGATGTTACCTCCCATATCGACGGTAGAGCTTCCTGTGTCGACTAAGAAATCCTTCGTTCCCTCATCATCGCTAGCGGTTGCCAAAATGAACTTAAAAGTCAAGCCGGCTTGCGGTGTCGGCAACTGAGCCACAACACTCACTGTTCCGCAATTAATAAAGTACGTAGTGCCTGAATCGGCCGCTGTAAGTGTTTTTGTTGGCGCGGAGACCGTTCCAACCGAAGACAATGTTTCAGTCGGGTTGACTCTAATTTTGAGCGCGTTGCTGTTTTGGTTAATTAACTCGCGAATGCGAGCGTGACCTAATCTTTTTCCCATTATATATTTCTCCTTATTTTAATAATTTATAACGTGTTTATATAGAGGTATACACCTCAAGTATCCACTTGAACACTTATTAATGATGTGCCCTCTGCTTATACATAGCCTCAGATACACAAAAAGCCCCTGCTTTTTTCAAAGCAGGGGCTCTTTTTATTGGACTACGCTATCGATTAGCTAGTAGCGCCGGCTTCGCCGACCATACCGCGAACGATAACCAGACCGTACATATCAGGTCGGACCATCTTCTTCGCATAGCGAGTCATGACTCCCTTACGGGGCACGAAATCTTCTGGTCCGAAGATTGTAGGTGTAGTTTGCAGTGGTACGTACGGTGCGTACACATATCCGCTTTCGAGGAAGCTTCCTCCCTTGCGGCCGACAAGAATTACACTTCGCAAGAAGTATGGATCGACATAGACGTCCCACTTCTTAGAAAGGTTTCCAGTCTTAACAGCACCGACTGTTCCAGTTTCGCCGTCAACAGTGACATTGGCACGGAATCCAGCAGTGAACTCAAGAATAGCAGCAACTTCAGGGCTACAAACGATGAAGTTAGCACCACCTCTTAAGGTCTTGCGATGGATCTGAGCCGACACGTCATTAATGGTCTCAACAAGAGTCTCATACCACTCACTGACGGTACCGGTGAAGTCAGGGGCAGCCGAAGCAGCACCAACCTCATCACCAGTGGTACGGTTCAGGAACATACCGGGTGAACGCGACCAGTAATACTTACCAGCCTTAGCGCCGTTAACAAGATCGGCAAGAATTTCGCGATCAATCTCAAGAGCAATTTGCTCAGAAAGGATCTGAGTAAGCTCGACCTCGGCGTCAAGGTTGTGGTAGGCATTAAGATCTTGTCCTAATTCCGGAGTCCACTTAGCCTTCAGCTTCTTGGTCTGCGCCGTTACGGCGATTGAGCCGACCTGAATGTCGATCTCTGGGATGTTACCCTCGTTTTCAAGGGCCCAATCAGTTGCACCGATAACAGAACCAACGGCCGTAGCGCTTTGGAGCTTATCGATAATTGGGAAAGTAACTTCAAGAGCACTTGCAGTGACGTAGTTACTAAGAACTTCCTGAGTGGTAGTTGTTACTTCGGAACCTGTAGATGCAAAGACCAACAGAACGTGCGATTGTGCTGAACCAGAGAACTGAGTCAGTCGACGCACTTGGTGGCCAGCGCTGAATGTTCCAAGGGTACTATCATAAAGCGTAATTGCTTGAAGATTACCCGGGGATCCGTCCAAAGTGTTACCATTAGAGCTTGTAAGTCTTGCAACTGGAACCTTGACAACTTCAACTCGGGTAGAACCAGAGGTGAGATCGAGGTCGTAGCGACAAATTCTATCAAGCTCCTGATCACCGGTACCAAAGGTACCACTGTGGTGGTGATCAACCAAAAGGTTGGTCAAAGAAGCAGTGGTCGAGGAATAACCGTTGTTTAAGTTAAACGGACCATCCTCGGCATTGTCGAGCGTCATGTCCACACCGCCGGTGATCTGTTGACCCACGACTCCTTGGCCATAAATAGACTCATTCTTCTCATATGATAATCTTCCGTTTGTACTGGTACCTTCACCAATGGTGTTGGAAACAGTAAAGTCAAGGAAGAAGATCAGACCCGATGGCAAGCTCATTGGCTGCACGGATACTAAATCATTCGCGATTAAACCTGCGAATACTCGGCGGACAATTGGGAATGCAACAGCAGCAAAGCCCTCAACATCACCACCCGACATTGTTGAAACCTCACGAAGCAGTTCCTTCGCTTGATTTTCTAAAAGTCGAGCCATGCTTTGACGCTTACGCTCATCTTGCAGTCCTTCAAGAAGACCAGTTTTTTCCCACTTCTTGAGAAGTGCGTGACCTTCTTTTTTCATATCACGATTGACCATGCCCTCGGTCAATCTTTCTACGATACTAGACATTTTAAATTACCTCCTTAAATAATTATTATTTTATTCCAGCTAGTCTTTTCAAACGTTCCGACAGCGGATCGTCTGAGGGCTCCTCTTTACGAGAACCCCTTATAATTGCGGAGGGTCGTGCGATTGCTTCGCTCAATGATTTTGGAGTACGTTTCTCTTTCGTACTACCCACTGTGCTTTGAAGGGTTTCACATAATACCTTCGCTTCTTCAACTGAACCTGCATTTGAAATAGCTTCGACAATTTTACTTTTTTGTCGCTCATTCAAGGAGGCGCTACTGAGTATTCGGTTCGTATACAGTAATCTTGCATTTGAAAGATTAACTTCGTCGAGTTTATCTTTCAGCGCAACCACTGCGGATGAAAACTTTTCATTTTGATCTTTAAGAGAGTTGTTCTCTTCCATCAATTCTTCTACAGCCTTTTTGAGAGCCTTTACGTCTTCTTCGACTTCATCGTCGCGTCGGCGTGCTAACTCTCTTTCCATTTCAGCTTCAATGTGCTCAGCCGGGCGTCCAGCCCAGCCAGATAATGCCGGTTTTAAATCAACCGTCAATTTTTCATAAATCTTATCTACTAATTCATCTTCAAAAGAGTATTCTAATTCCTCATCTTCATCGAGCAATTCTTCCTCTTCTTCTTCAATAACTTCTGAATCATCAATCTCTTGTTCTTCGGACTCATCCTCGGATAATAATTCGACGATAACATCGTCTGAAATTTCAAAATCTTCGGACTCGGCAACTTGTTGTAAAACGGCTTCTTGGTCCTCTGCAGATCCCATGTCGGATGTTGTTAGGTCTGCTGCAGCCTTGGAAAGCGCCGAAAGATCAATATCCAATTCAATTTGTTCATCTTCATCGGGGCATGGACATGCTTTGTCTCCATCAAGTGCAGCAAGCGGAGTGTCTGGTGCAGGATCGTCCATGGGCTCCGGGCCCGCATCCATTCCCAAAGGATCCATTGCAAGAGGTGCGTCTTGTTCAAGCAGCTTGTCAAGCGTTTGCTTAACCTCGCTGGAATATTTTTCAACAATTGCGTTTTCTGCGTTTTTAAGAGCCGCCTCTTTTAGGGCAGTGGCGTCTATAATTGCTTGGTCGAGCATCGATGACATATAAAATTCTCCAAAATTTAATTATATTTCAAAAATAAATAGTAACTAATTGACATAAAAGACGTTTTTAATTCGACGCATGGGGATGAGCATTTGTTTAGCAATTATCACTGCTCAACCCAATCCCCACTTGGATTAAAATATATCGTCTTACCAGTAGAAGAGCTTACTGCATAACCGATCACTCGCGATACATCCCCGCTTGCTGTGGGCTGTGTTTGGGTCATCTCTCCCGGCGTCGTAGATACATAAAGTGCTGATCCGTGGGTTAATTTATACACCGGCGATGCCGTCAGTGTGCCCGATATGTTTGCGTAACCATTGACCAATAATCCATCTGATATCCCAGTGCCCAGTGCAATGCCAAGCATGACACCACCACATGATGCTACCGCGTCAGCGTCAGCGTGCTTCCAGATCCCACCCGTTGCAAGATACATAAGCTTTCCTATGGCCAGAGTATCGCTGGAGTCCTCTGTTCCGAAGAACACTATTTCTCCATGCGCTTTGTTTGCGGGGAGTGCGTCAACACCCTTTTGGCGAGACGACATCGCTGTGGATTCAATTGAAAGGCTTCCAATTGAGTCAACTCCGACAAAAGCAAAATTAGCATCATCATAGTTTAGTCTTAATTGCGATGACGCATATGTTGGCGGCGATGTTGCTGCATGTGTCAAAGTTGCCTGTGAACCTGTTAAGCCGTATCCGTATACGTGACCACCTGTAAAGTGAGTAGATGCGCTCATGTGGGTTCCAGCTTCAACGAAACCTGTGTATACCGCTTCGCCTCCAACGTGAGAGAAGCCGTGCACGGAGGATGCTGAAAGAAGACCGAAGAACGTTCCAAGTGTACCAGTCACACCATAAGCATATACGTGACCACCTGTGAAGTGGGTAGCTGCGCTCATATAAGTGCCGGCTTCGACGAATCCGGTATATGTAGCCTCACCTCCAACATGAGAGAAGCCGTGCACAGAGGATGCCGAGAGCAGTCCAAAGAATGTTCCAAGTGTACCAGTAATTCCGTAAGCGGAGACTGCGCCACCAGTTATTTCTGTAGATGCTGATACGGTCGTAGGCGCCCAAACATGAGCGTACATGGTTGATGCTGACAGAATATCAAATTTACCAGTGTGTCCTCTATGCCAACCACCGGTGATTTCCGTAGAAGCTGACACGTTCGATCCTATGAATACTGATGCGGAGACTGTGCCGGCATGTTCTCCGTGTGTGGTTCGTACAGCAAAACCCTCATAAGAAGATGCACTGACAACGCCACTGAATGTGCCCAGCGTACCAGTAATTCCGTAAGCGGAGACTGCGCCACCAGTTATTTCTGTAGATGCTGATACGGTCGATGGGGAGAAGACGTGAGCATGCACCGTCGATGCTGACAGAATGTCAAATTTGCCGGTGTGTCCCCTATGCCAACCACCGGTGATTTCCGTAGAAGCTGATACATTCGATCCTATGAATACTGATGCAGAAACTGTGCCAGCATGTTCGCCATGAGTAGTTCGTACGGCAAAGCCCTCATAAGAAGACGCACTGACGACGCTGCTGAATGTTCCCAATGAAGCGGTAACGCCGTAAGCATAAACGTGTCCACCAGTTAAGAATAGAGACGCTGATACATTGTTGTGTGCAATGAATTCGTCGCCAGTATGCGAATATGCCAACAATACAGATGCTGTGACTTCCGTAGCACTGATGTTTGTAATTGTCGCTTTTGAGCCGGTTATACCGTATGCATAAACATGACCACCAGTTAAATATAGCGAGGCGGAGATAGTCGATGGAGAGAAGACATGAGCATGTATCGTCGATGCTGACAGAATATCAAATTTGCCAGTGTGTCCTCTGTGCCAACCACCGGTGATTTCTGTTGAGGCTGATACATTCGATCCTATGAATACTGATGCAGAGACTGTACCAGCGTGTTCTCCGTGTGTGGTTCGCACAGCAAAACCTTCGTAAGAAGATGCACTGACGACGCCACTGAATGTTCCGAGTGTTCCAGTAATTCCAAATGCCGAGACGGCGCCGCCGGTTATTTCTGTAGATGCTGATACGGTCGATGGGGAGAAGACGTGAGCATGCACCGTCGATGCTGACAGAATGTCAAATTTGCCGGTGTGGCCCATGTGTAAGCCGCCACTTACAATAGTGGAGGCAGACAACGTTGTACCAAACAACAGCGAAGACGAGACATGCGTTGCAAATTCGCCTTTAGCGCCTTCGAACTTAAATCCTTTATGCCAACCGCCAGAAACCACCGTAGAGGCAGATATGGTCGATGGGGAGAAGGCGTGAGCATACACCGTCGATGCTGACAGAATATCAAATTTGCCGGTATGGCCCATATGCAAACCGCCACTTACAAGAGTTGACGCAGACAATGTTGTACCATACAGAAGCGAAGATGAAACGTGAGTGCCAACTTCGACCTTGTCGCCGGCAAACTTATGCATATCAGCCCAGCCACCAGTAATCTCTTGAATTGTCGCTAGCGATCCGGTTATGCCATACGCCATTAACTGACTACCGGTTACAACGCCCAGACCGCCGACGGTAAGTGTGTTACCGTCAAAAGTAAGATTGCCCTCAACAGTAAAAGTGTTATCAGATGTTTTCCAAGTTATAACGCCATCGTCGTCATCACCCGAAACGCTTCTAGCGGAACCGCCGCCGCCGCCATCTGGAGTCGACAACACAATTTTACCAGTTGTTGTCATAGCCAAGTAGCTTCCGCCGCCGGCGCGGGAACCGCTTTCCACGGTGTCAGTGTCGATTACCAAGCTAGAACCGCTTAGAACAAGGCCACCTGCATCTGAGCCTGAAATTGTTAGGAAATCTTGGCCGGCCTCATCGTACCTGATGTGTGATTCTTGATCTGTGCCAAAGTGGACTTTGTCATCATCCTCAACAAGGGCGCCCATTGACATCGTAAGAAACTCAGTAACCATCAAGCCGAATGTACCGCGGTGTGCTTTAACTTGTCCACCTGTCACTAACAAACTAGCAGAGACCATCGAGCCTTTATAAAGAGATGATGACACGTGACCCGGGAAACGACCATCATAGGCTGTAACATATGCTCCGCTAATTCCGTGTGTTGGCGCAACCAATCCATAGGATGCTGTAAGGTGGCTGCCTATAGTGGTTGTGTGGTCGATGGTTGAGCCAAGTATCGATGAGCCACTAACTATTAGTTCGCCGGCCATAATTGTTAAGGCGGGGCTTGAGCCAGAAATTGTGACGGATCCAGTTACCTCAACTGTGCCATCTGTAATCGTTGTGCTGCCGGCAGAGCCGCTTTCCGGCGTTGAGCCACTATAGTGCGAACCACTGGTTGAGTGCATAGTTGTGCTGTCTGTGTCTTCGTATGTAGTCCCGCCCGGCGTTGTGGTAGTGGTTCCCGGGGTCGACCCGCTCATATAAGAGCCAGTCGCAGATGTCGAAGTGGTACTTCCGCCGGCGTCTGTATATGTGGATGAGCCCGATCCATGGGTTGCAGATCCGCCCGAACCAGTCATAGATGAGCCGGTCGCAGATGTCGAAGTACTGCTTCCACCAGCGTCTGTATGTGTGGTTGAGCCTGATGTTGTCGATGTTGATCCGCCGGAGCCCGAGATTCCGGTTTCGTTTGCAGAAATGGTAGTGGTGCTACCGCCGGCATCCGTATATTCTGTGGAGCCTGTTGATGTCGTTGTCGAACCTCCAGAGCCTGATGTGTATGAACCAGTTGCAGAAACAGTAGTGGTGCTTCCACCAGCGTCTGTGTACGATGTAGATCCTGATGTTGTTGAAGTAGAGCCTCCGGAGCCTGTGGTATATGAGCCAGTTGCAGAAGTTGAATGTGTGCTACCGTCAGCGCTTGTGTAAATTGATGAACCCGAACTGTGGGTTGCTGAACCGCCAGAGCCAGTTCCGGCGCCGCCTCCGGAGCCACTAATATAAGAACCAGTCGCAGATGTCGAAGTGGTGCTGCCATCAGCACTTGTGTGGGATGTAGAGCCTGATGTTGTCGATGTTGAACCGCCAGAACCCGTAGTGTATGAGCCAGTTGCAGAAGTTGAGTGTGTGCCATCAGCATCGGTGTATGTTGAGGAACCAGAGCCGTGCGTTGCGGAGCCTGCTGAGCCGCTGGTAACAGATCCGGTCGCAGAGGTTGACGTACTGCTGCCGGCGGCATCGGCAAATGTAGTTGAACCTGATGTTGTGGTCGAGGATCCATGGGCGCCGCTAAGCTCGGTACCACTTCCTGAAACTGTAATTGCGCCTTCAGATCCGGTGACAATAAATGAGCCTGTAATAGCTACCGATCCTGCTGAACCGGATATACCTGCTGAAGTTATTACTATTTTGCCCATTACTCTTCAATCTCCTCTAATACGAATTTGTACAGCTTTCCTGTTTTTTGATTCCTTATACTCAAATAGTCTGCTTCCTCGACAATCAACCAATCGCCTCTATCATTATTTAAACGAAGGTCACCAGTTGTAATGTTTGCTGTATAAATATGTGCCCATCGTTTCGAAGCAGAACCCAAGTTAATGTCATTATCGTTAAGGGGAAGAATATCATTGCCAGTTGGATCGACTATAATGTCACCAGCAGCATTAAGAAGTAAATTGCCATCAGGATTTATTGTAAGATGGGCGTCCGCACCATCATCATCAACCGTTAAAATTGTTGTTGCGCCGGCGAGACCTGTTGAAATCGTGCATTTATCGCCGGTATCGGCGGAAGAAAGTAACTCAATATGAGTGTTGGTGTCGGCCTGACCTAAATTAATTGAAAGGCCAGTGTTTGTATGTGTTCCATCAGCATCGCCGGTCATCACAATTCTGTGACCATAGGAATTTAACGTGCCGTCGCCGGCGACGTTGGTTTCGATATCTGTTTGGATTCCAACCACAACACCGGTGGCGCTTGTGATCTCTCCAGTCTGATCTAGATCGATTTGAAGACCGGTTACAGCATCAACAGCTGCAGTACCGTTTGCATTTCTATCAATTTTAATGCCAGCAACGCCGCCGTTACTATCAGATTGTACAAGTAGCGCAGTGGCGTTAATGGCAGCGCCGGCGTTTTGCACAACTGCTGCTACATTTCTAGTGCTGTTGTTCGTTGATTCGCTTTCGACATAAAACGCAGTACCAGTCGTGAGCGCATCCGCTGAAATATTAAGCGCCTTAGCAGTTGTAACCGCATCTGCTGCAATATCAACAACATTCGCATCAATATTCTCAGCGGCGATACTAAGGGCAATCGCGTCTGTATCATCATTATCAATAAGAAGGGCCGTTGCTCCCGAGTCTGAATCATTTTCTATCTCAACCCCGTCGCCGTCAATCTTAATTGCGCCATCAATATCCATTGTAAGATCTGCGCCGTGATCGGAGCCATTCTCATACGTTTTAAGGGTGGTCGCGCCGGCGGCTGTTACTTCAATTGCAAAATAGTCCGCGGTGTCGGCAGAGCTAACAATTAGCAAATCCTGACCGCCATCAGCACAGTTGATTATGAGGCCCTTGTTGGTGTCGGCGCCAACAGCAGTCAACTCCATGCCGGTGGCGGCTGATGTGCCGTTGCCACCGCCGGTTGCAGTAATGACTGCGCCTTTTACAGTTGGCGTGCCGGCGTTTGCAGCATGTGACAAGGTCGGGGTCACCTGAATACCAGTCATGTTATTGACGCCGGCTGTTGCTGTTGTGTTATCCACGTCGATGGTAGCCCCATAGATCGTGTTCGCAGTAGTCGAAGTGCCAGTTTTATCTAAGTCAATTTCGAGGCCAGTGACGGTCGATGCATTAACGCTCGAATAGTCCTTGTCCAAGATCATTCCGGTACCGCCGCCAACAGATATAACTTTCAATGCAGTAGCTGAGGTAGCGCTAGCGTGTTGTTGATGAACAAGCACTAAATCTCTGGAAGTGTTGTTTGCTGAGTTGTCTTGAATTTTCATCGCGGCGCCTGAAGTTAGAGCGTCTGCTGAAACATCAATTACATTTGCTGTTGTCACTGCATCTGCTGTAATTTCTAAAACATTAGCGGTTGTTTGTGCTGCTTCGATGTGCATTGCTACTTCATCGACATCATTCGCATCGATTACAAGTGCCGTTAAAGCCTCGCCATCAGCAACTGATATTTCTGCCTTCGCATCATTCGAAGACCCTGCGCTGTGAGGTGTAGATTTCGGTTCTTTTTCGCCAATTCCAAATCTATCTAAAACATATGAATTTATTGCATTCAGCGTGCTGGCGCCTGTTACCTGTAAGGAACCTGAAAAGCTGTGTTTATCGCGGTTAACACCCTGACCAAAGCTGGTTGATCCAGATTGATGTATCTCAGTTAAAGTTGTTGTTATAACATCGAAACTGTTTGCAAAAATTGTGCCGCTAACTCTTATGTTTCCTGATACTTGGAGGAATGGCGGGTGGAAGGTGGCGCCGACGTCGAGTGTGCTTGTGTACGCACTGCCCGATGCAATTGTAAATCCCTCAGAGATAGCTGCGGCCGGGCGGATCCACATAAGCTCTTCTTGACCACGAATAGATCTATGGCCATCTTTAAACATAACTGAGCCAGTTGGCCCGGTCGATCCCGTTACAATCTCGGGATCACAATCGATATATGCCCATCCTATTCCCATCTACTCACATACTCCACATACTGATACTTAAACATAAATAGTTAAAATAAAACTATTTGCGCCTTTGCCGACGTCTTAACCGTCGGGCTTCTTGTCTTTTCCTTTCGCGTTGGGCTTTAATCCTCTTTTGCTTCTTTTTGACCGATGGCTTTTTATAATGCTTTCGATCTCTAACTTCTTCAACAATCTTCTCTTTTTTTACTTTTTTTATAAACCTTCTAATAAGCCGATCCGCCGGCTCGTTTCTTCTGGATTTTAAATGTACATTACATTTTTTTCTCATTTAAACTAATTTACCCCACATTTTGGAAGCTTCAGCCAATGGTCCGGCGAAAGGAACACCCGGATCGTCATGTTCTCCCAAATCAGTTGAGCCCGGCTTGGGGGCACCGCTATCAGAAATCGGTTTTGTACCCTCAAATAAATCAACGCCATTGTAGGCGTCTGAGCCGATGGCGTCTAATAGTCTTTTTTGGTGTTGATTTATCTTCTTTTTGGTCTCTGCTATTCTTTTGTAATCAAGTTCTTGTTTCGGTGCTGTTTTTGCTGTTTTTGCCTTCTCGACGATTGGTGGTGCCGAGGAAACTCCTTTTACCACCTCACTTACAATTCCAGAAAGCAACCCTTCTTCTAGAAGGGTTTCTTGTACGCACTCTTTCACTAGTGGTTTTATAAGCTTCTTTAAATCTGCCTTATTCATCTAGAGCCTCGTTGATTAATCTGTTGATTTTATCTGCTTTTGTGAAGATGTTTGATTCTTTTAAGCTTTTAGACTCTTTCATCATGTAGGCGCCGGGTGTTGAAGGTTCTGATACAAAATCAAAACAAATTAACTGAAAATCATCTTCAACAATTGTGCCATTTTGGCTTTCTTTAACAGAACCCATTCCTCTTGAAGAAATTCCGAGGCTAACACCTGATTTTACAAGCTCTTGCAGTACTTTTCCAGATGGTGTGTCCAAAATTCTAACCTTGCCCATGACATCTTGCCCCTCCCACCATATGCTGGTGCAAAGGTGTGATGCATTCTTAAGATTGATCACTGAGTCGTCTGGGTGGTCTAATTCTCCGAGCGCTCGTCGCTCTTTTACAAGCTTAGAGTAGTTTTCAACCTCACGAACAAGAACTTTGTGTGGATAAATTCTTCCATTTCCATTAACAGTGTCTGATTTTTGCATAATTCCAGACAAAATCATACCGCCGCCGGCCACAAACCTCTTCTCTTCCTCGGTTAAAAGATCCTGACAGACGCCCCCTTCACATAATTCATAAAATTCTCGTAAAAGTACCTTACCCATAGCTAACTCCCCTTGCAGCAATGGCGAACTGGCTGCAACATCCATTTACTAGTCCATGTCTTTCCCATTTCTAACTCCTATTTGTATTCCGTTATCGCAAAATAAAACGTTCAAGATATATGATGTACCTGAACTAACACAACCTAAAATAAAATAATTTATTAAAGATGTCTCAAACGTAAATAGTTGCGTATACGTACTAACGCCGCATAAAAATACGCCAACCCAAAAACCCATACACATGGGGCAGTGGAATAATTCTCCAAATCCATTAAGCCACTGTTTAGTCGGCCTTATCTTGTTGAAAATTGTTCCGTAAATAAGAATTTGAGTTAAACCATACGCCGCCAGTACAAACCACAATAAATTAAGCAACTCTATCATTCCTTCTCCGTTGTTAAAATTTCCTCTAAATCATTAATCTGTATTATCATATCCGATGCTATATTTTCAAACGGCTGTGCGTTGCCGGATATCGATGATAACTTATTTGTCAGGCTTCTTAATTCTTCTAGAATATCCATTGGCTCTTGAGTCATCACCACCTCCTCAAGAGGTGCCTGCTTTTCATTATATATGCTTTCTAGCTCAATGCCAATCCTGCCTGCAACGGCGTCAGCTGCACTATCGACAATGCTTTTAATTTCCGTTTCAGCTACAAAGTCTTTTAACAAATTGTGCAAGGTGCCGTTAATCGCCGATTGAATTGAGGCGAGAGCCACCTCGCTTTGAGACATGGAAGCTTCTAAAACAACACTTTCGTCAAGTCGTTCTTTTTTTTCAGAACGCAACATTATATCATACTCTTCTTGAATAATCTGCATGAGGCGGTGTCTGCTTATTTTCATTGCAACATCTCCCGCTAATTTCCTTTGGGTAAACCATTCATGCACAAGATAGCAACCAAGCCCGGTACGTTCTCTTTAACATAGACTCCGGAAAAAAGTGTCTCTGTTCTTCCTCCGACGTACGAAATTGCATTATCTAGGTGTTTGCTGATCTCTGGATCAGACGCCATCTCAGGGCTCACCACCAATAGTAGTGTGCCTGTTTTTGGGCGCCCAGAGGGCTGCGGGCAGGGAGAGCGCTTCAGGCAATTTTGTAAAATCATCGATCCAAGGTTGGGACTGGCCGGGTCAGCAATCATCGTAGACCCAATAAACATTCTACCATCTGTGCTTAAGCACCTAGCAAGATCTTTTGAATCAAAAGACTGGATTGGTGACTGTTCTGCAGACAATCTTAGCACCTGCGTTAAAAGCTTGGCAAACGCCGTATTGGCAAACGGAAACATTCCAAGCATGCCAACCTTGCCTCTGAGTAACTTAACCTGCCTTTCATTGTCGATCACAATGTGCGAGTGCTTTGATACGTCATTAATAAGTGACAGTGCATTTTTGCTAATTGTGGGGTTCAAACACTCTTGTGCTGTTGGCCACGATGCGACATAAAGTATGTCACCATCGGCCTGAACAGACTTTAAGTATCTTTCGAAAACAGAATGCAATGAAGCGGTGGCACTACCAGTACCTCCGCCACCGCCTGATAATACGATAAGCCAATCAACCTTGCCAAGTTTTGTCCGCAAGGCATCTTCAACAACGGCGCTATTGGCGTCAAGTACGGATTTGCCCAAGCTGACATCTTTTCCGATCCCATCAGCATCCGGAATAAGCACTACATGTGATTCATCGACGTCGCTTGGGATATCTTTTGGAGTAGTATTAATCAACAATGTTTTATTGTAGCCGATATCTAAAAAGGCTTTTGCCATTTTGCCGCCCCCACCACCAACGCCAATAATAGCACAGTTTAGCGATGAGCCAACTTCGTTATCTGGTAACTGATCTTCGTTGGCTACCTCTTCGGCTTCGCCATAGTGATCTATAAAATCAAAATCATCCATTGTCATTTGTAATCTCCTTTAGATATTCTTGTAATTCTTCTCTAATAATTAGTCTCATTGTTTCTTCTGTTACAGTTTTATCCAAGCCCTCATCGGTATTAGCATACAAAGCCTTAAGGTACTGCTTTACGGGGCCCTTTGTACATCCCATCTTTTTACCGCGTGAGCCATCTTTGTTTTTTTTATAGACGCATTTTCCAGATGTCGTGTATGGCATTCATCTATATTCCTAGATTAATATTAATCCGTCAGGCCCGAGCCCGATATCTCGCCCATTGAGTTAGTATCTATGTTTGTTAATTCAGCAATAACTCGATATTCGGCGGTGCCGGCGGGTGAAGACACGTAGATCTCTTTACATTTAACATTTAAAGTCATTGAGAGCGGCCGCTCAGAGTTCGATCCGCTGGATCCGGGCCCTAGTTCAACGTAATGGTGTCCAGCTACGACTCTCGACGATCCGGTAGGGTTAAACGAAAACCTAATAGGGGTGAGTGACATGTTATACACTGTCACTGCGCGCGTTACTTTCGGGAACGATATTTGGTGTTCAGTGCCTGCCGTCAATGCGGCCGAACCTGTGATATATGGATAACCCGATACTTGATATGATCCAACGTTGTTTAAGCCGGGTGGATATCTCCATGAATTTGCTGGCATTTTTTATTCTCCTATAACCTTTCTCTTATAAATAGTTTAAATTGTGTATAAATAACTTAAAGAATATGGATCTCTCACATATCCCTTCCTAATAGAGCCCTTTTCAACAGAGTGCTCAACATCTCCCAAATCAGTGCTATCGATATTTTCCGGATCCGTCATGTCATCTTCAAACTCATCAACAATACTATCAACGAATTCAAAGTAAGGCCGCTCATCATCAATAAATTTTGAAATATTTAACAATGCAATCTTTGATGAGCTTAAGTTTTCATCAACTGATTCTAATATGACTGCTTCCATTGAGCCATACACATTACCTGCTTGAACTGACTCAGGAACAATCACTCCTTTTTTTCTAAGGAAAGTAAACAGTCTATTTTGGGCGCCGTATACCGTATCGGACATGTTCTCCTTCGCGAACGTTACAATTTTATTGCCATCAGGACTTAAAACAATATCAATATCACCATGATCGAAAATCATAAGATCGCCATTGAGGGCTTTACGAATATTTAATTCAAGCCTTATGAGATTTTGTTTTGGCTTATTAAGTTCTTTTCCAATGGATACGCTAACAGACATTATTCATAAATTCCCTTAACTAAATTTTGGGTTTTTAAAATCTGTCGTAACATTTTCTCATCTATTGCAACTTTAGAATAAGAATTGAGTTTTTCCATTAGGGTGTTTATTTTTTCACACATTATGGAATCGCTTGAAATCTCATCCAAAGATAGTGATTTCTTTAATTCAGTTTTTAATCTGCTCAATTCCTCATTCAAAAACATTTTTAATTGAACACCATTATCCGAGAAAGAAGATATATAATGACTTAAAAGCAATTTTTGCTCGCTTAATAAATCATTTGAATACTTTTCATTGAATTTGCCAATAAACGACTTTAATACAAGGTTGTCAATTGGTTTGAGATTTTTTTCATCAATAGTGGAAGTATCACACATATATTGAACTATTTCTTTTTCCAACAATATCGATGACTTGGGGTTTAGTTTTCCACTAAATATCTGAGATATGGATGCCAAGGTTTTGTAGTTTGGAATAAAATTGTTATAAACATCCGAGCTTAATTCTTTGTTAATCTCGTTGATTAGTTTTGTCTGTTGCTTAAACACTACCTGTGGGTTTAGGAATCTATGTTGCAGTTTAGCTTCTTTGAGAACTTTTTCGCATTCGTCTTTCTCCAAAGCACAGTTTTCATAAAGACTCTTGTAAAGTTCCAGCTCCTCTCTCAAAATACACCCAGTTGAAAAATATTTCTTCACTATCTTCAGTGTTTTGATTTTCTTTTTATCATTTTTTTCAATAATACTTTTAGTAATTTCTTTAATTAAAGATTCGTATATAAAAGCAGTATTTCTTTTTTTATTGTGCTTTGGTTTCATCCTTTTTTAACTCCACTATGTTTTCTTTTTCTTCAAGTGACTTAATTAAGCCCCTAACTTCGTGATTGATTTCGAACAGACGATTTTCATTGTCATTATAAATAGGGCCTTGTTGCTCGTAAATACTTCCGCGGGCATGGGTTCTTAATTCTGGCGCGCCTAGATTGTTCTTTCTATAGGTATTTACCTCCGGAGAGGCGGCCCTAGCCATGTTTCTTCTTAAAGCCCCAAGACGACGTTGGTCGACCTTTACTCTATGATATTTGCTGGTGCCATGGCCATCTGGTGATTTATAAATTGTAGGCGAATCTCTATGGCCCGGGGGCGGGCCCTCTGGGGAAGTGAGAAGCATTGATTCGTCGCCCGGAGGCACCTCATCGGCGGGGGGCGGTGCGGTTTCTAGATCTGCTTCGGGCCCCTCAGCGCCTTCGAGACCTCCTAGGTCACCACCCAAATCGCCACCCAATCCGCCGCCTTCGGCGCCGAGAGCGCCTGCTTCGGCAATCGCTTGCAGCGCAGAATCCTGCTTACGATCATAAAACAACTCTCTTTGATTGCGAAGGAATTCTTCTTCAGACATATTGAATAGTTTTTCAGCAACCCATCGTCTCGAAAAATAACCCTCATTTGCTGCGGCGGCCGTATCAAATTTAGATCTCCAGTGTTCAAGCTCCTGCAATTCTGCGATTTTTGATGGATTGTTTAATGCCAACTTGAAACTGAGAAGGTCGTCTCCTCGAAAGCCCAATGTATATAAGTGGATAATTCCAATTTTTTCCAACTCAGATACCACAACTCGCTGTAATCTTTGAATAGTTCTTGCGAATCTAATATCTTTTTGTGCTAATGTTGTTTTGTCTTCGTCCGCTCCTTCACCGCGAGACAAATAAGATTGTGGTACCTTTAATGCAGAAAACAGCTTATCTCTTAAATATTTAATATCGTCAATCTCTGTTGCGTTCGAGCCGCCCGGGAGCGTTGTTATATCAGATGAGGAATTTGCACGAACAGGAATAAAGTAATCCTCCTCAATACTTAATGGATTATATCTAAGGTCAACGCGCCCGGTGTCAGGATCAACAACTTGGTGGCGCTTCATCTGTGTTACAATTTTTTGCATATACTGTTCGACATCTTGTGGTGGAATTGAACCAACATCGATCTTGAAGACCCTTCTCTCTGGTGAGCGAATGACACGATATGCCATCATTGCGTCTTCCATTAAAGTAAGTTGGCGCCAAATCCTTCGGGCCGGCTCTAAAATTGATGTACCGTATGGCGCATACTTATCGTTTCCTAAGATTCTAAAGTGAGATATCTGCCAATTCTCAAACGTCATTCCGGCATTATTCCACTGATATTGAATATAATTTGGGTTTGTTGCGTCTAATCCCTCAAGTCTTTCGACCTCCTGAGAGGGCAGGGCTATGGTTGACTTAACTCCATATTTTTCGTCGATATCTAAATACAAAAAGAAGTCGCCGTATTTAGACATCGTTCGGCACCATCCAAATAAATTGTAATTAATGTTCATTATGTTATGATACAGAACATCAAGCACTGCTTTGATTTCTTCGTTGGTGCAATGTATTTTTAACATTGGCTGGAGACTTGAATGTGTTGTCATCTCATCTGCGTATATGTCTAAGGACGAGGCAATCTCTGGCATGTATTCCATTTGATCGAAGTCAATATATCTTTCGCTTCTTCTTTGATTTGCAATTGCATTAACAGCAACGACGTCTAGTGGATTGTAGGTGCTCCGTTTAAACTGTTGCCCACTGGCTGAACGGAACCTTGACGAATATTTATCCAAGTGTTGTCTTCTGATCTTTCGGCCGGTCTGGCTACGATAGTTAATGATTGGTCCGGAAAACAATCTTGTCAAACTCTTGAATAATTGAGATTGCGGATTTCTTGGATTTTTAGGATTAATTGCCATATTTTAAACTCACTTTATTAGCCACATTAAATGATCATAGCTTTCTTTTTGTTCAGCTATTCTATCGGTCATTTTTGTGCTTTTGTTTTTGTCCATTCCCTTAATTGTAGTATCAAAACTCGTTTTTGTGTAGACTATAGAGCTTAAAAAAGCCCTTTGATAATCCATGCTTCTTTGGTTAACTTGGAGTGCGGTGTCCCTAATCCAACATGCAATTGCCAACGACATAACCAAGTCATCGTTGTACCCTCTCATGGCCTGTGGTTTTCCGTACTGCCAAATAAAAGTCCTCATTTCGTTTATTAAACGACTAGAATTCACAGTAATTAGTTCATTTCTTATGAATTCTTCAAGTTTGGCAACTATTAAAGGACGCGTCTTTGAAGTCGTTGAAAAGCCCATCACCGCATTTGTTTGGCTTTCGGCTTGATATTGATCGATATATTCATGTGTTGACTTAACTGAATAGTAAACATTCGGATATCCAAACTCAACCAATTTTTCCAATACAGCGTATCCGATACTGTTGTTTTCAACAACAACCAAACAATCTCCAAACTCTCTACCTATTTGATTAATCATGTTGCCAAATAGGTCTGGTGTAGGTTTTCCTTGGTATTCCCCTATAATCTCTAAAGTTTCAAGCTTGATAATGTGAAATACAGAATAGTCGGTCCCATCACCTCTTGCAACATCAGCAACCATGAGATAATTGCACGATGGATCGTGCTCTTCCCAAATCCAAAAATTTCTATCAAATGCTGTTTTGTATTTTGGCTCTCTCACGTTTTTTGCTAGCTTTTCCAAATCTTCCGGATCAATTACAGTTTCGCCAGAAGTATTAAAATTGCACTCTAGCTCTTGGGCAATTTGTCGTCTAGACATATTTGCTGTTTCTTTTTCAAACCATTGCTGATCGCGATCTGGATGTACATCCCATGGTAAGTTCGTGGGATGAAAATTGTTTGCCCCAGAGTCAGCTTCCATATATGTTTTGTGAAACCAATTTCCAACACCATTTGGGGTTGATAGTGCAATACACCTACCACCCGTTGACAGCGTGGGATACAGACCGGTCCACAACTCTTCTAATCCCTCAATGTGAGCAGCCTCATCAAGCACAAGCAGGGAGAGTGATTCAGAACGACCAGCATCACCAGAAGTTGAGGAAGCTTTAATAAAAGATCCATTTGATAATTCGAATGATGTACGGTTGTCAACAGAAATTTCTGCAATTTTTATAAAGTCAGGCAGGTTTTTCATTATGCTTTTGACTTTTTTAACGAGGTTTGCAGCGGTACCAAACTTGGTTGCCATAACCAAAACGTTTTTATCGCGATGAAACAACATCAGCCAAACAACATAGCCCGCAGTTATGGTCGAAATACCTAATTGGCGGGCTTTTAATATCACATTAAAACGATAATCATTAAAATCGTCTAGTAATTCTTGTTGAAAATCGTATGTTCTGAAAGGTATAGTGCCGTGCAGGGGGTGTGAAATTCTTGCATATGTATTAAGAAAGTATGTCGGATCCTTGCCGCACTTTAGGATCTCTTTCATCATATCTTTTTTGGTTAATTGAAAGCTCATACATTTTTCAGCGCCATTATGACTTCTTCACGATTTACAAGATCACCTTCGTTATCTAAAACTAGAATTTCTTCAATTCCATCACGGTAGGCAGCATCTACTAATTGTGCATCTGACATCTTTGCAACGCCATGTGGATCCAAAGCATCGTACATTTCGTCTTCGCCGCCCATGTCATGATAATGCCCTTCGTTCAAAACGGCCCTAAGCTCTTCTTTGACAATCTGCCTAAGTTGTGACTTACTAATTGTTTTTGAATTTTTCTGTCGCATATTTGTGAAGATCTCCTAATTTCATTAGCCGCATGCCCGCCATATTCATATCAGCAGCTGCGCTAACGACGGCCTGTAGAAGCTGGAAGAGGTGGTCTATCTGTTTGGGATCTTTAGCAATTTGCATCGCCTCGTCGTAGACGTCTTCTGTAACGAGGCCCTCTGACATGTCAGAACGGTCAACACTTACAGTTGGGGCGGCTCTGAATCTGCCAAAAGCTTTTTGCGCGAGGCCAATATCTAAAACATCTTCGCCAGTAAGAGCCGATGCCAGATAGTCAATGCTCACGTCTAGGTTGTCTATCTTATTGGACAGTTTTACAATTGCATCAGCTAAAGCCGAATCAGACTCCATCTCTTCTTTAATATATTTTATGATTTCCGATTCAGTAATCTTCATTGTGGGTGCCCTATCCTACTGCCGATATCTGATCGCCGTCAATCTTGATGCCGGCGACATTTGCTTCTTCGGGCGAGGACCGAATTATGCCGAGAAAATTATTATAAAGCCTAGCAATCTGTTCGGTTTCCACCCCTAGGGCGTCCGCTACCAGTTGATATGCGTCGGCTGTGTGTATGGATTTTCCTTCCTTGTAGCCATTGTCATGCAATGCTTTGTGTACGGCGAATGCAAACTTCTTCTTATCCATTTTAAACCCGCGCTCGCTGTCCCATTCTTGCAAATCTCTGTATGCTGTTTCATTTAAAAAATACCGAGGGTCAATTCTTTTTTTATTCTTTCGTATGGGCACTATAGCATCTCCAGCATTTCTTGAATCTTGCGGAGTGGCTCTGCCAAGTCATCTCTCTCGTTGCCTTCAAGATATAAAATAACATCTTTAAGACGTGCGCCGGCTTGAGCCTCTGCGGAAGCATCGCCTTCAGGGCCAGTTACGACTGGCTCGCCGCCCATGTCAACAACACCTTCAGAGGATATTTCCTCCATGATAATTTTACGCAATTGTTCTTTTGTGATTTTCATTTGCAACATGCTCCGGCGCAACTACAGCAGCCGCAGCAGCAGCAGCAGTGTTCGCTATTAAATAAGTTTGCTAATTTGTGTAGTACGTTTTTCATTCTTCGGATTCTCCTTCTTTTAATCCAATGCCAGCAGCAGAGCCTTTACCTCTTTGCACAACCTGTCTTGATTTAGTTCTACGTTGTGTATCGGTACCGCGCTCTTTTCTATAATCGCCTTTAACGCCCAAACCTTGAGAAGCCAAATATGCATCAAGAAAATTGAGCAAACCGTTGAACCTTCCTTTCATTTGGTTTCCGGGCTGGGCGATATATTGATCCAGTCTCGATTTAATGTTTTCGACAGCTCCAATTTCCATGGTCGTTTCCCCACCCACTGCAGCATCCGGCTCCTCTACTGGTCGACTTGGAGCGGTACCACGTGGGCGTCGTTGGCCTGTAGTAGACATGGGGGCAACGGAGCCAATAGGGCCCTCTGACACATCGCGGGCATTCTCTATTTCTTCCTTAATGATCTCTCTAAGTGTTTCTTTTGTAAGTTTCATAATTTATTTATCCTTATTATCCTTTGCTTTAACATTGGCTTTACGAGATTTTGTTTCCTTCTCTTTAAAGCCTCCTTGATCGAGAAATTTTCGATAAGAAGCCTCCATAGAATCTTCACTAGCTTGGCCAACAGTTTGAACTTCTTCAATGCCGCCAATGTTATAAGTCATGTAAGCCTGAATCCAAGAGCGATGATAGCCGGCGCTTTGCACCAAAATGTCAACTTCACCTTCCGCAGTGAGCGAAACATTGTCACCTGTAACTTTGCGATATTCAGTTTTTAAAAATTTAGCGATTTGGTTTATTTGACTTTCTATTTCTGATTCAAAGCCGCCGTTGTGGATTTCTTTTAATTTGACGGCGGTATGATAACAAAGTATCATTCTATTACCATGAAATTTCACATTAAAACCATCAATGACTCTCTCATCAATTAGGGGGTTGCCTTCCTCTCTTCTAAGCCCAACGTCTAAATAATTACCATTTTCATCCAATGCTCCGTCGTAAACATTGGCTGCGGCTTGCGATAATCCTTTGATTACGTCCATCACTGAAGCCATTATTCTTCTCCTTCTTGAGAAAACTCTCTTGATTTCTCATACTCTAAATAGTGCGCAACTGAGCTTAAGTAGTCAGCAGCCTTAGTTATTTTTGACTGGACCCATCCTTCTAGTTGTTCTGTGTCGCTTATCATGTCGCTTACCTTTTCTGCATAATTCTTAAGCTTATATAATTCCGACTTCGCCATGCGACCCTCATTGTCGGGTGGCTGTGGCTCACTTACTTCGTTTTTAATTTCACGTACGTCATGATTTGTTCTACTAAGAAGCTCTTGTCTTATCAAATCTCTAATGTCGTCAATCTTCATTTGGTCGCCATCCAGATGCCCATCTTTCTTCTCGATCCTCGACCCATTTTACGTAACACTGAAAGCAGCAATTAAATTTTGCGATGCATATGTCATCTTTTGCAATAGAAAGATACTTTCCGCAAACAGGACAAGAACCTGCGGGTTCTTTATTAAGTAGTTTTTTTGACACCAAAATGCCATTAACATCTACCTTCTCTGAGCCTTCTTCGATTTTGCGTTGTTTTTGCGCAAATTCTTTGATCTGTTGAAGGTACTCTTTTTCCTTTTCATCGTCCCAATTTCCTTTCGGATTTTGTACCGTCTCTTGTCCATATTTCTTTGCAATTGCTTTTTCGACGGCGGCGATGTAATTTAGATCTTTTTCATTTTTCATTGTACAACTTATATACGCCATATGAACTTGCACCACCAATGAGGATCCCACCAGCAAACCACAGCCATTTGTAGCGGGGCGAAGTTTTTTTTAGAGCAGTGGTTAAAGAATTTATTTCTCTATCCTTCTGCATTATGAATAAATCGTACTCATTGATCAGCGAGTTGTGTTCTATTTTTAGATTTTCAAATTCAAAATTATATTTTTCTTGCAACTTTTTTAATTCATAATCAGTTCTTATATCGCATGAATAGGCGGCTATTTCATAATCAGATAGCACTGTTGATATTGCAAATTCATTAAACAAAACACCCTCAAAGGGTGCTGGCTGTTTGTACTCTAACATAGTGAACTTAGCGGGCTCGGTTGCATTTGCCGCCAGTGACAACATTAGTAGTAATTTAAGGAACATACTCAATCCCGAATGTTGTTTCTATATCTTTAATTAGTTGTTCCTTGTCTTGTCTGAACTTTTTTGTATAATCTTCTTTCTTATCTCGTCGGAGGTCTTCAAGTTCTGCTCTTGCCTCCTCGTAATCGCTTTCAATTGCTGCCATTGATTCTAGGAAACTTTCCATCAGGAGTCGCTTCTCTTCCAATTCTTTTTTGTGAATCTCCTTTAGTCCTTCGATTTGGGCTTGTGTGGATTCTATTCTAGTTTCGTAAGCGGTTTGCATCAGTTTGTAATCATGCTTCATTTTTAAAATCACCACCACCACCAATGCTGCTACTGCTATTTCCTTCCAATATTTTATTACAAATTCGACAATTTGTTTTTTAATCATTATGGCCCCGGAGGCGAGCGATGCCATCAATTATTGTTTGGCCGCCAATATAAATTGCAGAAATTATAACCCAATCTTCGCTGCTCACATGACCCACGTAAGTGAGGGCAGTGGCTGTTATCCAGACCATAAGTTTCCGAGAGGTCAACTTTGACAACCATGTGTCTAAAAATGCTTTTGTTTGTGCCATCACGTGCACCTCCTATTGATTTACTTTTGCATATCCTGATTTCTTTTCAATCACAATTTGCATATCAACACAGTCCTTGAGAGAGTCAAGGTGCGAGATTAACAAGACGTTCTTGAAATACACTTTAATTAGTTCCAAAATACGAATAAAACCTTCCATATTTTCTTCATCTAATGCTGTGCCGGGTTCATCAAGAATAAATAAATCACTCTTGGGCAACGACGAAACACTCAAGAGCGCCAAACGAATTGCCATGGCCCCCATGGTTTTTTCGGCGCCGGATGCCATTTCAATCGGTCTCGGTTCGTGTCGAGGGTGCTTGATAAAAATATCAAATTTCTTTCCAGAATCTTCAAAGAATATTTCAAAGTCAACGATGTTTGCTAGGACTTTCGCGATCTCTTGGTTGATAACTGGAAGTTTGCGTTTAATAATATCGTAAGCAATGCCAGATGTATGCATGCAACGCATATAAAGATCATAGGCTGAATACTCCTCCCGTAAAGATAAGTATTCCTGTTTTTGTTCTTTTATGCTTTGTACGCGTTCTTCGGATGATCCTATTTCTTTGTAAAGTTCAAGTTTTTGATTTTCACATTTGTTGTATTGTTTCTCTGCCTTCTCTAAGTTGGCATGACAAGTTGCTAATTCTGATGAGAACTCTTCAAAGTTTTCGATGACTTCTTTATTTTCTTCATATTTTTGTTTTTTCTGCTCAAACTCTTTCAATTCATAGGTTAATCTTTCAATTGAAGCTTGACCTTTTTCGATTGATAAATTTAAATCCGCAATCTCATGAGTAACGGTGTTTTGTTTTTGCAAAACTAAATTGTATTTTTCAAGCTGCTCTTCGACAGCTTTCGGTCGCATGCTTGATAATTTTTTATCTAAAATTTTAAACTGAGTTTGTGAGTTTTCTCTTTCTTGTTGCACGTGTGGCAAGTTTGCAACAGCGACATTAGCGTCTCTAATAAACTTACACTGAGGATAATCAGAGCCGCAAGGAATCCCATCTAACAATTTTGACTTTTTCTCAATCTGTTCTATTTGAGAGAGCAGATCATTTAAAATATTTTCCTGTTCTTGTCTTTGTGTTGATAGGTTAGTAATTATGCTGTTTTGTCGATTCAGTGCATCAATATCAATTTTCGCAAGGTATTCTATGATCTTTTCAGATGTAGCCTTTTTGGATATTAATATGTTTTTGTTCTCTGCGTCTTCCAATTCTAAGGAGGCGATCTGCATGTTTCTCTTTTTGATTTCCCGCTTTGTGTCTATTACATTTATAACTTCTTCTGGAATCGCCTCAATGCTATTCTTTAGTGATTCACACGTTTCTGTAATATCATCGATTTTTGTTTTTAAAATTTCGCATTGAGTTTCGTGGCGCTTCAGTTCCACCCTCTTCTCTTCTAAGGTGGCGGAGGCCTCGACTATCTCTTCGTCGTAATTTCTGCTCTCTAAGCGACGGAGGGCACCCTTAAGATCAGTCGAATCCTCTTTAGCTAATTTAAATTTCTTTTCAAATATCTCTAAATCAAGAAACTTTGCAATTATTTCTTTACGGCGTGTTGAGCCTTCGTCAATGAATGACAGAGCACCGTGCTGTGAGGCCATTGAGGAGATTAGAAAATCTTCGCACTCACCAAAATGACGGCGTATGTTGGCATCAGTGTTGTTGCGACTCAGGCCATTTAAAGATACAGTTTCCCCAGTCGCCTGATCATGCACCTCAAAATTTAAATCGGTCTTGGCTTCTAGAGTTTCCTCACCCTTTAGGCGCTTAATATATTTTTCAGCTGTTCTTTCGACTGTATATCTTAGGTGGCCTACATCGATTGTCAGTTTGCCGCGGCAGAACTCTTTGTTCTGATTAATGACATTGAGGTTCTTGCGTTCGTTTTTCGAGGTTGTATTAAAGAGTGTCCAAAGTACAGCATCAATAATGCTACTCTTGCCAGAATAGTTCTTGCCGAAGATCCCTGTAATCCCGTTGAGATCCTCAAAGCTTACATTGTTGCCTTCTCCGTAATTAAACAAGTTATCAAATTCAAAATTTGTCAGTCTCCAATTCACGTTTCTCGATATATCATCGCTATTTTCTACCAGCTTTTTATATTTTCGATTCAATTCGTAAATCTTTTCCATTGTGGAAGAGTCAACTTGGTACTCCTTTAGGTACTCATCCATCAATTCTTCTTGAATATTTATATCACGAAGATTCTCAGTCTTAAGTGTGTCTGTGATTTCACTGACATCGCCGCGCTCGCCGGCGGCACGATTAAGAAACGTAACACTTTCTGGCTTAAAACGATGCTTCGCGATGTCAATCGCGCGTTTCATAACACTTAACGGCAAGTTGTTATTGCTTACCAGTCTAAGGCGCGCGCCTTCCGGAACATCTGCACCTTTAGGCATTCTGCCTTTCTGTGTTAACTCCAACGTTACAAAGGGTTTGGGATTCTTGAAAACAACAGGGTCGATGTCCCAATCGTCCTTAGATTCAATATTCCAAATCAATATTCCCTTGTCATTTGTTTCGCCATGGTTCTGTTGTACTGTGGAGCCTGCATACCATACTCGGCCGGCTTCATCTAAGAATTGGCGCCGATGAATATCTCCCAACATTGCAAAGTCAAAGCCATCAAAGATGCCAATTTCATCCTCGCCATTGGTCATCGTCCAGTTTATATCAGTCTTGCAATTAGATATAGAACCATGATAAAGTGCAATATTTATCTTGTCAGAATCGGACGGCTTGATCCAATTGTCACGATCAAAAACAGACAACACATTAAGGCAAAATTTATCATCCAAAATGGTTTCGCCTGAATCTTTTAGCAAGAAAAGGTTCGGATGATTAAGCGCGTTAAATATCGGCGTCAAAGCATCTTGACGACTACTGTTCTTCAAGTTGCCGTCGTGGTTGCCCAAAATTGCGTAAGTTGGCGCAATATTAGCAAGATTCTCAAAAAACAATGAACACATCTCAACATACTCAGGTGATATCTGAGTTTTCGTATGCGCAACATCGCCACAATGAATAATGTAGTCAACCTTTTCTTCTCGCAACTTTTCATAAAGCTGCTCAAAAACGACTCGATATTCGTAGTGGTACTTTAGATTTTTAATGTGAGTATCACTGATATGTGCAAATTTCACACTGCCTCCCTATACATAGATTATATCTTATTGATTTAGACCTGTCAAGCGTTTTATACTGCGGACAGCAAATCCAATAGCAAATAATCGTCTCTATCTATTAAATTGGCGTTGCTTTTTCTTTCTTCAAAAACACCTTTTGGCATAGAACCTACGTCTTCGTAGCCAGATACATCGACTTTATAAACCTCGATATCATATCGCAAGAGCATTTGAATAATTTTACGCTCTTTTGCGGCAGCGTCGGGATCCAAGGCGACATAGATTGGGGTGTCGTTTTGTACAATCTTTCGTAATAATTTTGATTCTGCCCGTAGGGTTGAACCCAATATAGGAGCAGCGTTTCCGGCCCGAATAGCATCAAAAACTCCTTCAACTAAAACAAGGTCAGTATTCCAGTCAATATATAGCTCGTTAAAAATGATATTCTTAGAGGCTTTGGGATTTTTATATTTTTTATATTCATTGGAATAATTTCTCGCAATAAAATAATTCAAATCTCCATCTTTATTAAAAGAAGGAATTATAATTCTGTTTTCATATTCGCCTGAAAAGCAGTACCCTATTTTCCATTTAAGTATATCTTCTTTAGTGATGTCTCTGTTCTTTAAATACGATAAGGCAGCAATGCCAGTGGCGGGCGCCCTATTGTTTGCTAAGCTTTTGAATTCTACCGGTAGTTGTAATATTTCTTCCGGCTCAGTGACGCTCGAATCGAACAAAGAATCAAATACTGTAAGATCAACTTGGCCTGATAATCTGTCCCATGCTTGTAATTGTGCAAACGTACCAAAACGCCTAACAAGCCGGCGAATATTACGGCCGCGATAATCACAAATCCAACAATGAAAAGCATTTTTATCCAAATTAATAGCGAGCTTATGCTTTCGATGATCGCATGCAGGGCATTTGAAATAATACTCATCATTGCTTAGTTTTCTACAAGTGCCCAACACCGCACTTAGGGTATTTATTGCGTCTTTGGTATGCATGTGCCCTCAACTATATATTAGTATGCTAGGCCAAATAAGTCAAGAAATTTATTCAGGCTCTTGAACAGAAACAAGCTCAATCTCAAAATTGAGATCTTCGCCAGCAAGAGGGTGATTCAAGTCAAGGACTGCAACGTCTTCATTCAATTCGTGCACTTTAGCCAAAAAAGATCCACCATCGGGTCGTTGACCTTGGACGGTTTCTCCAACTTCAAGCTGTGTAAAGTTTTCCCCAAAGGCACCCTTGGGCACCGGCTGAAGTGCTGCGGGATCTCGATCTCCATAAGCTTGGCTTGGTGTTAGTGTGACAGTTTTTGTTTGACCCTCAGTCATTCCAATTAGAGCGTCAGTGAATCCACTAATCATCGCAGTGACGCCCACTTGAAAATCCAAGGTCTGACCACGGGTGCGCGAATTATCAAATTCGGTTCCATCTTTTAAGAGAGTGCCACGATAGTGTACACTCACATTGCTTCCAGTTTTTACTTTCATTATTTCTCCTTTTTAATGAAATTGCTTAACAACTATAACACACAAAATTAAATGTGTCAACGTTTATTTAAGGTATTTTTTTCTTCTATAATAGCGCCAGCTTTCGCGATAACAATTGCATCTGCTCTATCATAAGATTCAGGTTTTGGGTTTCCAAATCTTGTATATTCTATTTTAAAGGCAGACTCGTTTGTCAATAGGTGCTCTAAAACTACTTCTTTTGCTTTTTCGCCGCGCTTCACTTTAATGCCGCATTGTTTTCGTGCCGTGGTTGCTGCGATGTATTGTGGCTTAATTTCAAAGAGTTCATATACAATATAAGATACTATTCCGTTAAATCTCATTAATTTAGACAGGGTGCTGGCGGAAGACTTGCCCTTCATAAACATATGGAGCGGTTGTTCAATGTAAATATTTGTTATTGGAAATCTTGATCCACCCCAACCTGAATCATTATCAAGCTGGTAAGCCTCAAAATAATCTTCTAGGTGTTCTTTGAGAAAATTCGCTTTGTCAAAAAGATCGTCATGCTTTCTAAGATCGACTGAGCCATAATGCAGCAGTTTTTGATCGCCGACAATGGAGAAGCCCGTGATGCTTGTTGATATATCAATTCCTAGAATCATAACTCACTATACTATAAATCAACCTTAAGTTTAAACGTTAAACTTCGACCACTTGGCTTTCTAACCGGATTAGCAACTGTAGCAACGCCAATTAAGTTTTTGTCTTTGTCATAAATTGCAACTCTGGAAATGTATACTTGTTTTTCATAAACGCCCGGAACATCTGCAAAACTAGAACTGGCTATATTTTTTAAGACTCTGTATTCATTTTCAGCGTACCCAAAACTTCCTGTGTTTCGCAAATCTACTGAGCCGCTCCTAATATATGTGGGATTTGTAGAATAATTTGCTTGCCCTATCTTCGCGTGTGCCAACATTGTCACGGTTTGAATTTGTTGCGAACCAGAAAATGCTAAATTATAACTACTGGATATCAAACTTGTCCTTCCGGAGTCCGAGGGGGCGAACCCATCATTCGCACCAACACCCCAGAATAGCCATGCTGGATTATTTTTAACTGTTACATCGGAAACGTAATTGAAACTATTTGTGTCCAAGGCCCAGCTTCCGGTTAAAAGAAGAAAGCCCTCTTTATATAATGCAACGCCCGCTACTGAACCAGATCCGTTAGAGCCTTCGGGGCCTATTTGTATAAGCTCACCATTTCTTTTCTCGTCTTTTATTTGACCAATAAGTGTGCCACTTATATAATACTTCAGGTCAATTGTGCCTTTTTTGATTTCTGTACCATAAAAAATAGAAGGTATGGAAATCAAATTAATTTTTTGGGTTGCCTTATCTCCATACAAAGGGACCGCATCGGGTCGACCATTCTCAGTGAAAGCATAATGGCGACTTATTTTTTTATAATGATCTAGCGTGCTCTGCAATGCTAGTATTCTTTTCCTGTTTGATGTGTCAACGGCTGATACGATATATTCTCGCGTAATACTAGCGGAAAGCGGATACGAACTAGTTAGCGTGTCTCCAAATCCAAATCCGGTATGAAAAGCGGTTGTAGACACAGTTTTGAATGATGACAGCGTGCTGTCTTTTGTGATAAAAGGGTATGAATAATTATTCGAACCACTTAGTTTATCGACATTCATTTCATACAAGCTTATGTGGCCGGTCGGAACGCTATTAGCGTTAGCATTAAAAGCGCCAGATAATTCTGGTGTTTTGTTGTAAAATATGCGCCCGTTGTATATGAAAAATTCACACTTCGGATAAGCTTGAATTGTATTTATTAAGACTTCTTCTGGATTGAATTTCTTAAATGCCATTTCATTAGTAGTCCAATCTCACTCTTAACGTCAATTCTGTTGATTCGTCCTTTCTCAATGGCTCGGACAACTTGGCTACAGCTAACAATTCGTTGGATGCATTGTAGAGTCCAATTCCAGTAACATAGGAAACGGCCGTATCCGTCGCCGAGTTTTTAACTACAATCTTGGACGAGGTTAGGTAAGTTGGATTAGTGCTGTAATTGAATTCATTGTGAGCTAATCTGCAGAAGTAAATCTTTGAATGAATCTCCGTTGTGTTATTGAAGGAGATGTTGTAGATTCTCTGTCTGAGCGCGTCTGCTGATGCCGTAATGGCGCCGCCTGTAATTGCCTGAACCAATGCATGCGGAGAGCCTGTAACTGAAACAAACGAAGAGTTCAGGTTAATTGATTTGCTTAAGTAGCCACTAGGAATAATCTGGTTAGAGCCCGTTGGTGAAAATATTGAGGAAGTTAATACAACGATGCCGGCTTGATAGTAAATTAAACCAGCTTTAATAGATGTAGGGTCGTGCGTTCCTGAAACCGGTGCGCCGGATGAGTTCGTGATATACAAAAAACCGTATTCGCCGGCGGGAGAATTGACTCGGTAGTCCGATGCGGCATTGTAATCAATTATTTTTGCTCTTAATTCATGGAGGTCGGCGCCAGTGGATGGCTCCATGCCAAGCTCTAAAGTAAATGAACCTTTTTTGATTTCGTCTTTTGTCAAAAGACGAGAAAAGTTGAGGAAGAACACATCAGTCATCTTGGTGCTGGTTGTGCTAAAGTCGCCGTCAGGATCGAATTTTTGAATTTCACCCGATGAGCTATGACCCACTAGCATTTTTGCCATTTGATAATAAATATTTGTCTTCTTTTCGTGTTGAACGTTAGTCGATGCTGACAAGCATGACGTTTCAGAATAACCCATTGTTATATCAAATATATGGTTCGCTGAAGAACTTAAATAAGGATAATCATAAACTGATTGGAACATGCCGTGAGTATAATTTTTAATATTATTATTTGCATAAGTTCCGGAATTTATTATCGCCCCAGTGATAGGGATTGCTTCATGTAATAATGTTTTTGTTGTTGTGCTATCTGCAGCTGCTAAGTTTTTAAATATTCTTGCCATATTATTCTCTTTATGTTATATAAATTATGTTAACTTCTTCAAAAATCTCACTGGTATGTCAAGGGCGTACCCGTTTGTCATGCCGCGAACTCTCACCATCGTATCAACATACTTGTAGCTACCGCCCGAACTAAGGATGTTGCTATCGAACATAGTGGTGGATACGCCGGCTGTGAGTTCTTTTCCCAATTTATCTAGCAAATTATCATTTCCGCCTAATTCAGTAGCATTGACATCAATTTTAAATCTAACTCGTGTTCCGCAAGGGCCTTGTATTGGAGTTGCGGTTGGGTATACATCGCTCGGATCGATACTAACAAAACTGGTTCCCGTTGCTGTGGTTGCATTCAATATGTACGCAGCCATGTTGTCATCATCTGAGGGGCCGGTTGGAAGTATGTTTCCGTTCACATCGGTAATTTTCCCCAAACGGCTATCGATCTCAATCAAATAGTCCGATTCTACCAAGTTCATAGAGCCGGCTGTTAAATAAGACGTTCTAAACTTAGATATATCCGGACTGTCGAGCCCCTGATCAACAACAATTCGACCGTCGGTGCTGGATGGGCTGTATCCATTTAAATAATTTTTCTGAGGAGAAGAGCCTCCGATAACCTTGACAGATGTGGCGGTCGGGGAAGCGGATTCTGAATCTGTACCGTCCATCATTGTTCGCGTATTTTCATCATAAATAACCAAGAAGACATCGCCGCCGGCAGTGCCGGGATTGACAGGATCGCCCTTGTGGCCATCGCCGGCAGTGTTTATCTTTAACACCGGGAGATACAAAGCACTGCCGTCTATTGTCATTAGATTACTTTTGATGACAGAGGTATTATTTGTGAAGGCCTCCAGTACCGGTGTCTGCATAATTTTTAAATCATGGTACGCGCTTCCGCTAACATGATTTATATCGTAAAGGCCGTAGTCAACCTCATCGTCACCGAGTGCAAACTTATTAACTGAAAAGTCTCCGTCTGCCATTCTCATTCGTCCCAAATCAGTCAACACAGCGTCCAGTATGATGTCGCCTGAGTTATCTAAAAAAGCCATTTATTTTCCTCGCTGAATATAATTAGTATTTAAGAGTGTTTTCTTCCACTTATATTGCATTATGATTTCATGTCTCATGTAAATAGTCTTATATACCTAAGCGGTATCGTGACTCCGTATCCCGTTGTTCCTGAAATAATTTTTACTTCTGTATCCACATACTTGTATCCATAATAATTGGAATTGGCTATAGCCGTGGCGTACGTCACATCCTCTCCGAATATCTTTAATGACACCTCTGTTGTTAGTAGTGTCCCAATTCTATCAAATTCATCCGGATTGTGTAAGATTGATAATGGATAGTGAGATAGTGGATAATCTACGTATGTCCCATTGCCTAAACTTAATTTAAAATTCAATCTATAGCTTCTGGGCCCATGAATTACGGTCTCTAAGGGCGTTGTTTCTTGGGGAGCTATCATCTGTAATGTGCCCGGGGCAAGGCTAGTGTACCCCTCGGTCCTAAATCTGGTTTCAAATTTTGGTGCTGCAAGATCAAATTCTCCCAAAGTGTTATATCCACCTTGTTTTTGAGAGCCGGCGATATCACAAGGAAAACCAAACATTGGATTAAATTGTATGTAAAAATCAGTTTCCCACAATCCATAATCAGAATTTAAATATTCATCGGTATCATATGGTGATATCACATCCATTGCGGTACCTTTTGAATCAATCCCGTGTTCAACCGAAATACAACCGCCACAGTCCGTCGCCGTTGGTTGAAATGCATTTAGAAAATTAATCCCTCTTGCAGATCTTTCCCCCAGCACGCTGTATGAGTTAGCTATGCCCTCATCGAAGTCGTGGCCGTTCAACTTGTGCAGTGTATCTTCATCAAAAATAACCACAAAGCCCTCTTCAATTCCTCGGCCGGCTTCCGGTGCTTCGCCACGCGTGGACTCGGCGCCCCAAGTCGGAGAAGAATCAACTTGTGGAAAATAGTCTTTTCTATTGTAGTTTGGTCTTATGATTGGTAAATAATCGGGATTACCATCTAATGTAACCAGCTTGCTTTTACCAATTGCAGATCCCCTAGTAAATGCTTCAAGCACAGGTCGTTGTAAAATATCTAAATCAAAATAAGCACTCCCACTAGCGTGCTCTTCACCGAAGCAGCCATACTTGCTTCTATACAACGAATAATCTATTTCATCATCAAAAAGCGCGAATTGTGTAATTTTTTGTGATTCTTTTCCTTCTGCGATATAATAACGCCCTTGGGTTGTCAACACGGCGTCGACTATAATATCATGTGAATTTTTTAAAAATGATGCCATATTAATTCCTTTTATTAACTAGTCCCCAATTGTCACAGATCCGGCCGACCCGATCCCGGTTGGTCCGACCGACCCGATCCCGGCCGGAGCCAAGTCGGCACCCAATTCCGCCGACGATACCGTGGTCGAAGACCCGAGTATCGATGAAGGCGACTCCGGCTCAAGTGGAGAATCCGGTTCTCTTGCTTTTTCTATATTGTTTGTTTTAAATTTTATATTTAAATCAATTTTACGACCAGTTTTCTTAGATGTTAAGCGAATTTTAAATTTTTGTTCATCCCAGATTGTAAATTTATTTTCATCTCCCATTCTGACATGTCGCATAGCTTCGTATCCTGTACCATATTCTGCTAATTTTTTATGGTTTAAAACTCTTTGTGAGATGGAGGGAGATATCCTAATAAGTCTTCGAATTGGTTTCGATAACTGCTGCATGCGTTTTGACAGCTCATCTCTTGTTGGAATTTCATGAACCTTGACAACTGGATATGTAATGTCTCCTTTTTTGACTAATTCCACTTCATAAATCTCAGAACACTGCCCGGGTGTGTCGTGGCTATCGACAGACCTGAACATGTAATAATACTTTGTGTTGGGTTTTATTTTTTCTATAAAAACATAATTTGATGTTCCGGGCTGGGTGCGAATGTAATTGTGCATTTCGCCATTAAGATCCGACCATAAGTATGGGGCTCTTTCAGTTCTATAAACCTCTAAGCCCACAATAGGACTAACCGAGTCATATCTAATTTCTGCATTAGTTGGCAAACCATTTGATAGCAGGTATCGCCTTCTGTATTCTTCGTCGCCTGCTGTGACTATTCGCGGCACTTCTGATGTGGGGACATCATCAAATCTAATCCTAAATCCTGCCGTGTCTTCTCTGTTTTCAACTTTGAAAACCTCAATTCCCGGCTTTGACGTCGGGCTTTCAAGCACTGTGCCATTATAGGCGAACAAAGGAACTTCAATAATCTCAGCAGATGGCTCATATTCAATTTCAAAATCAGCAAGAAAGGGGTCTGGTGATACTTGTATATGATCAGGTGAGAATGTCAGACCAAGATCGGCCAATTCGCGCATGGTCATACCCTCTTGCCGGCCGGTACCGCCTATAACTTCTCTTGGCATTTCATAGTCGAATAACGTTACTGTTTCTGTATACGAAGTATCCGCTGGGGACATTAGGTCAAACTTTGCCAGTGGAGCGGCGTCTTCTCCCGTCTCTGCATCATAGAATGACAAACATGTCTCCTCTATCGGTTCGCCGCTGGTATCGACACGGCCGGCACTAACTTCGCCGGATATTCTTTTGCTAATTTTTAACTTTTTATATTTATATTTTGTGCCAATAACTACTTTGTATGCGTAGACATCGTACCTATAATTTGCTCCATATTTTACTTGCGTATCAAAAAAGCTCATCACATCCATTCTTTTTGAATTCATAATCCAAAAATTTTGAATTATTGGTGTAAGTTTGTTGGGGCCTTCGGCGGCGCCGCCACGTTTAACAATTCTATATGCTACGGTTTCAACATAGCTTGGAGTGGCTTTTAGCACATCAACATAGTTTCTATTGGTCGCATCAAACTTATCTTCAAAAAACTTTCTCAATTGCGATGCAAATTTTAAATGCTTTGTTGTGTTTTCAAATCGATATCGATTTTGCGCATCTGTTGCGAGTTTTACGCTTTCAGTTGACCTTCCAACAAAATTAATATTTTGAAACGAGCCGGGGTTTCTATATCCCGCGTCCCACCAGCTAAACAGATTCATACAATTTAAATCCACTGCTTCACTTTCATGCACAAAAAGATTGTATGAAAATCCCTCTTCGTCAACTTTCTCAATCGGCTCTTCTACTGTCTTAACAAAACCTCTTCTTCTAGTTTTATAAATGTCGGACTGTTGTGCAAATCCGTGATGAAGCCCCAACATAAACTTACCGTCTAAATTGCTTTTTTCCAGCATGTCGATAAATAAGCCCGGTGTTTCAGTTCTCATTCTGAGATTTATATTCGCTGGGAATAATTTTGCAACTTTTTGCGCGGAAGTTCGCTCCTTCAAATATTCGTCTGCGGCATCAATGTCGAAAAAGATATTTTTCATGTAATTGTATATTTCAGGATTATCTGTAACCGCTTGTTGTATTTTATTTGAGTATCCCTCCAAATATTTGGCCATTTGTTGTTCTTGTCTTGTTGTTCTGTATATTGTCTCTGCCGGAACTACGGTCTTCTTTTCCCTAAACATGTCGGCAACGCGGCCGGGAGAAATATGATTATTTAAAATTGCATGCCTATACCACGTAGCATCGCGGTACAGCGCATAAGGATATAATCCGTCCTTATCTGAGCCAACCGGTACGGCTGGACCGGGCGCCAAAACCTCCTCACCAGTCTCTTCATCTATAACATAATCCAGCCTTTTTCCAATAAGATCTGCTCTTGTTGTTTTTGTCAGATCAACTTTTGAAGAAGCCCAAAGAGCATAGTAATTTGGCAATGCAATTTCCAAAATTTGCTTGCTCTTAGATTCAAATTTTGGATTATAAAGATTATATGACATGTTAAAATCAGCAAAATATTTTATCTTTGTGTCACCTAAATTATATTTTTCTAGCTGATCTTCGGTCATTGGCACAATTGATGAGTGTAGGTGATCCGCCACTTGAGTGCTGGGTATGATGCCCTTATGTTCGACATCATTGTATGTTCCGCCGGCCACATAAGTTCTCCATTGTTCATCTGTTTGGAAAAATTGTGGGTCTCCCACTACTCTTATTGGCATCGACCTTTTATTGTAAAATGTGTTATTTGTTACTATTGCGTTGCTAACGCCAAATATGATTTTAGAAATCTTACTTGACGGTCGATAATTATACGGGGTGTGAGCATAGTGAGGAGGGGTCCCCGGTGCTCCTAGGAGTTCATCCAATTTTGGAAGCGGCTCTATTGATAACCTATTGTGTTCGTTTATCTTCCATAAATTTCTCAATTCACGTCTAAAATTATCTGCCTCTGGAGTCTGATATATTTGTGAATCAGCGTATGTGCATTGCTTGCCGGCCAGAGCATGATCAGAATACCTAGGCGATAAGCCATGGCGCCGATCTGCTTTTGTAAAGAATCGTAATTCCTTCTCTGCTTCGGTAAGGTCATGTCGACTAGCCGGATCGGCACTGTCGGCTGGAGCGACTCCAATTGTCGGGGCCCAAAGTATATCAGACATATGATTCTCCCTTATTCATACATTCCGCCCACGGGGCCGCCGTCGCCAAATACACCGCCAACTGAGCCGGCATCAGGGATTCCATCGGCAGCCCCGGGGTCGGATACGGAGGACGCGGGCACTGATATCACGGAGTCCGATATAACCGTTGGCGGCGAAAACCAATCGTCATCGGAAGACATTGTGGCACCGGTGGTGCCGGGCCCCAGAGGGATTTGTTCATATTCCGGAATTGCTCCAATGTTTATATTATTTAAATTGGTGGAAATAAAATTGTCAATATTGAGTTCCTTTTCTTTAATTTTTGAATATATTTCTCTGCCTGCGATGGGTGGCTCAATTCCCTCAAGCATAACACCTACTAGCATTCTAAGAGCTTGGTCGGCATCGCCGGCGAAGCGGCCCGGCCAAGCGGCAGTATTAAGGGTCTGTATCGTTTTTCTACCCTTCTCAACAAAGGCTGCCAAGGCCGGGTCACCACCGGTGCGGGACACATTATCAAGCTGTGCTGATGTGAGCATGAAAATGCTATTAAGATATTCGTCAGTTACGTATCGGCCGATTGACGAAACACCGGCGCCTACTTTGGCCAGATCCTGCATGCCGGGCGCTATAAACGTCGGGGGAGGCGGAACCCATTTAACATCCTCATAAAAAACCGGTTCGACTACCCTATCCTCAACCAAAACAGGATAGTGGCTCATTTCAATGTTATTAGCTATATTATCGAGCATATTTATTGACATCTGGCTAAATTGAGGCTTGTTCATGTGAATTAGGTTATAGCCGGGAGCGTTTTTCCAGCCGGGTGGAATGTCGCGGTCGACCTTGCCTTCAACCGTTGGGAGGGTCGGACCATAATGTTCAAAACTTGACAGCAAAAAAAATTGAGACCATCTCTTGCCCGTAATAGAGTCCCAATATTCATCGAATTCTTCTAAACCTTCTAAATCTGGCATTGATTAGGTGCTCCTGTTAATATGTTGTATTTCCGGAAGTAATGGCCGGCTGAAAGGGGCCAGAGTCAACCGTAAGCTCATCTGGAGAAGTTGTGCCGGCGGAAGACAAAATACGATCCGGTTTTGTGGCCATCATTTCATCTAGTTCACTAGTCCCTGCAGAGGAGAGAATTGCCACCTTTTGGTTTATTCCGGCGGCTCGGCTAGCGATAAATCTCGTTGCGCCGGATCCAATAACTTTGCCGCGGGTTGTCGTGATCTGCTTCACCGCTTCGGGCGTTACGCCCATAGACGGCCTATATGCGCTATAGACGTTTGGGTAACCAGTTTGGCCAACGTTGTGTAACTCAGACATTCGGCCGGCGATTCTCATTAGATAATCTCTTTGGGATTGATTCATTGAAGTCAGTCTAGAATTTTGTTTGACTTGACTTCGCTTTTTCTTTGATAGCTTTGTGAACTCTTGATCCCCAACTGTTTCGTCAAGCTCAATCTTCTTCAGCGGGTTTACTTGACCATCGGGGAATGTTGATACATTTCGGATAGGCTTAATAGATAGAATACTGTTAACCGGCGTAGAAATTCCCATCGATGAAAGCATTGCTATAGCTTTTTGATCGTCTCTCAGTCCTTCTAGGCTCAAATTTTGCATTTCTCCCAATGCAGTTTCAATTTCAGCATTTCTATTAATTTGATTCAACTGATCTGGTGTTTTATTCTTTAGACTAACTGATCTACCATTAATCATTGTTTTATTCGGCCTGATTTGAATCGGTGCTTTTTTATTCATCTGGCTTTCACTGACAGATAGTTCGCCTTTTGTTCTGAATTTTTTTGAAAGAAATTTGGCAACCTTTCTAGTATGTTCAATATCCTCATTAAAGGAATATTGCAGTGATTGAATACTTCTTGATTTTGGCACTGTGTATCACCTCCGTGTTATTAATTAGTATTTTTTAGACTTTATTCTTTAGTTGTACCAAATTAATCTATAAGAGGATTAATCGCCAGATCCAAAGGGGAACTCCACAGGAATCAAATAGGGTGACATTACCATGTCGCCCGGTTCGGAGAAATACCCACCCTCATCGTCGCCGGCGCTTAGGGCGATGTCGACGCCGATGCCTTCTCCTTCTTCTGATATTCGCATATAGCCACGGATATCATTTATGTCAAAATATGGCCAAAAGCCCATCACCCTTAATCTTCTAACGCCCTCAAGCAAATCTTCTATCAATTCGCGCATTGGAAGATCGATTTGGCCCCAGCCGCGGGTTTTCGACATATTTTCGGCGCCTCGAAATGGATCTTGAGAATCTGGGCCGTTCTGAATATATCCCAAGGCGTTAAAGGGCCATCTGCCGGCAAAATAGCGATTATTAATTTGGTTTGCAGTTAAGCCAGAACATTGTTTTAAATGTTGCAGATACAGATCTACATAGCGTCGGAGACCTTTTCTAATTCTTTCGCGAAGTACTTGAAAGTCGTACGCTTTGTTTACTACTGATTCGCTGCCGGGAGTGTTCTCCGGAAGGTAAAAGTTCCCGCCTCCTGCACGTGATACGCCGGCGGCTAGGGCTTTTTCAGTGCCAGAAGTGCCTGCCTTGCCGCGGGAAGCCAATGTGGCTTCCATAAATAATTCCCACGCGCCTTTTCTCATTCCCCCCGGGGCAGTTCCTTCATCAACCAAGCCCAGTTCGATATTCCTCAGCACATCGTATGTCTCATTAGAGGCCCCGGCGCCGATGAACGCGAGTCCTCGGCTGGTGCTGGGAGCGTACCCGTCAGAATAGTCGTCAAGGAATTTATCAAATATTTCAAATTGTTTAGCGGTGGGCGCCCGAATGCCTTTGCCGGCTGGCGGACTGGGATCCACATTTTCAGAACTAACCGAATTATTATCCGTAGTTGTGATTGGTGTCATGTGTATGTGCAGCACCTCGTCGCCGGGGTTGTCAAACGTCACCGTGAAGAGCGCTCTTTTTACGAGCAGCTGGAGACTAATCATTTGGTTGTGGACGATTCCTTCATCCGAGCATTTCTGTATGGTCTCCATATTAAATTGTGAAATTGCCCGGGCATATTGTTCGTACTCTACGCTTTCCATAATCGTATGATATATTGAAAACGCATCTGTAATTGGGTATGTTCCGGTAGGTAGGGGCATGCCGGCACCAGTATGAACGCCATGGTCGCCGGCACCATGATAGCTGTGGCCGTAACCATATGGGAAATCAAACGATGGTTCGCAAATGGGGTTTTTGGATGAGAACATGTTTTCGCGAGGTTCAAAGTTCTTATGCCATGAATATACGCCGGCTAACTCTTCAAACTTGTCACCCAAGTGCATGCCTCGGAAATTGGTATGCCAACTATTAACTAAACCGTTAAAGTCTTCAACAAATTCACGCAATGCATATATTGTACCAGATGTTGGATCGATCGATTGGATTATGTTAAGTGTCTTCTCGCGCATAACTGCGCTGTTGCCGCCGTAGCTGTTGTTCAGTAAATCTTGAACTAATACATAATATGCTACGGGCTTTGTCCACCAAGCATTGCCTAGGTTATTATAGAACATTTGGTGAAATTGATCTCCGAAAAATTCATTAAATTTCCCAGTGCGGTTATCGAAAGAGCACACCCTTTCAGCAAACGCCAAATAATCTTCGATTACGCTTCTCTGCCTTCTCAATTCGTTCCATATAACATAACACATGCCACCAATATTATTAATTACACTGTAGTCTGCCACGTATTTTAAATGAATCTTTTTTATTGGCGAGCCATTATGGGTAAATGATGCTTTTACTGAACAATCTTCTACACCAAACATTCCCATCACAGGTTCAGAAAAATAGAAAAATAATATTTTTTCCATTTTGTCGGGATTTTTTAATAAAGCCGGATGAGTTACTTGAGCATGTAATCCAGTGCCATAATGCCCGGGGCCCTCTGGATAGCCGTACAGATCATCATCGGCAGTGGCTCCCGTCTCAAAAGGTGAAAAGGTATCTCGGCGGCGCTGTAAGCCTAATTTTTCGGTGGTATTGTTAGTGCCAAACCAATCAATAGGATAATAACCCTCACCAGTTGTGATATCAGAATCACCAAAGGTTGCATCACCATCGTATGTGGCCACAGAAGGCTGTAAATACGGCTTTACTATGCGCATACTCAGATTTGTCGCAGTCTTTGATACATCAGTTCCATCGCCCGGATCATCAGTAGCTTGACGAGTCAATGTTGATGTGAATACGTGCTCTTGGGTACGACTAAGAATAGGCATAGAAACATTATCTGTGCCGGCAGCGCCGACGCCCCAATATTCGGACGCATCGTTATAATCTACCGCCGCTCTTTGTAGGGTGACTTGGTCGACAAAAAAGTATTTTGAAATAACACCAAAACCAAAATGATGCACTAATTTCTTAGTAAGCACAAAATGTTTGGCAGTCGGGTGATATATAGCCTTATACATCATGTTTTCCAAGTTTAACATAAACCAGCCATTAATTCTTTTTTTCAAAAAATCGGCATTAACTCTATCAAAGCTTAAACGATTTCTCGGGTCCGACATATCGCCGGCAGCAACAAGTCCGGTATTCATGTCAGTACCAGAGGGATCAAACCTTTCTCCCGGAATGTCAGAAGTTAACCATATTTTACTGTGGGGGGATGGGCCAAACTTAAAAGAGGTAGCTCCGTGATCGTACATTGGCAATACGCAAGAGTGCAGCTTGCGCTGAGTCCAAATATCTGCCGAGCCCATGCCGTACCCGGCATCTATTTCGGAAGGGGCACAAAATTTTATTCCAGACGAAGATGCAGATCCGGGTACGCGCCTATCAAAATATTTAGAATTTCTAACCATTTTTTTATAGACTCTCTCTGTCGACAAAAACATGCCCTTCAGCTGCTCCATCACATCGGAAAACGCATTTGCTATTATGCCGGCAGATGTGGTAGTCCGACGATCAGACATAAGCCTAAGTTGCTGATATAATTGAAAAAACATTTCAGGGTATTCAGCATATCCAATCAAATTACTAACAATGTATGAATAATATATCAATGCTGCGTTTTCTTTTTCGGTTTCCGTATTTATCAAAGACAATACCCTATCAGCTATTTCATTAGCAATTCTCTCGTTGTCATAATTTAAAGCTTTTACGTAATCCCCATTCGTATTCAATACCAATGGGCCCTGAAAAAGACGATCATCTTCTGTAAAATATTTGTACTCTCTAAAGTTGATCTCACCACCGTCAATCATGTGTTCGTAT